GGCTATGCCGAAAAGGCCGGCATGACCAACACCGTCGTGAACAACGTAAGCGCATAGGCGCTCTTGGAGGTTATCGTGCGCTTCAAAATAAGAGATAAAAGTGAGTTGAAGTGCTCACTCTGTTTATGTTATAGTATGTATGTGGGATGAGAGAGCCGCAGTTGCAAATGGTTGAGTGCCTTTCTTCCACAACTAGATGCCATATCTTTTGTTTGTTTTTCAACGGGCGAGGGTATGGCTTTATGGCCTCGTATCCCAATCGGTAGAGGAACCAGACTTAAAATCTGCACAGTGACAGTTCGAATCTGTCCGAGGCTACCAAATTTTGGAGGTAATTTAAATGGCTAATGTACAAACCGAAGCTGGTAAGAAATGGCTAAAAGATTTTCAAGGCTCAGAAAAGCAAATGCGAGATAGAATTATCGCAATTGAGGATGAAATAAGACTAAAGGTATTAGCAGAAACTAGCCCATATCAGCATCAACAAGGCAATCCCCAAGGGGGGCCAAGGAATAATCCGTAAATGATCAAGTTAGACATAGGAAGCGGGGGTAAATCATCAGATTCCTCTTTTATAGGTATTGATGCATTTACCGAAGCAGATGTAAATGCTCTTATGTGGGATTTACCCTATAAAGATGGGGAAGTTGATGTTATATATTGTGATAATGCACTAGAGCACGTATCTAAGTTTGAGATTGTGCCCACTTTACGTGAGTGGAAACGGGTATTAAAAGTAGGGGGCAAGTTAGAGATAGTTGTTCCTGATTTAGAATGGGCCTGTGCTTGGTGGTTAAAGCACCAGCAAACTGATTGGAGTATGGATATTCTCTTTGGTAATCAGCGTCATGAGGGAGAGTTTCATAAGACAGGTTTTACTGTTGATATCATGCACCAGTATTTGGAAGTGTGCCGGGGATTTGAAATCAAGGATATCAAGTACATGGGTACTACTGTAGCAGATATCATGAATGATACGTTTCCAGCACTTGGTCCACAGGATGGATATCCTGAAAGCTTTATAAGAGTGACACAAAGATGCTTTGATTTTGAGATATTAAGGGTTACAGAATAAAAACAGTTGAAAGACGGTCCGGTGGTGGAATGGTATACACACCTGATTCAAAATCAGGCGCTTAAAATGCATGAGAGTTCGAATCTCTCTCGGACTACCAAAATTAGAGGATGATAAAATGGAGTTTCAGCAGTTATCAATGTTTAACCTAAAGTCGGTAGTAACATCGGTAACAAAAGCAGAAATTCAGCCAAAGAAAAAAAGAGTTGTTAAAAAGCAACTGAAAGTTTGGCCTGATCTTAGGAGAGGAACGTAGTAGAGCATACTTAGCCCATTGTGGCTAACCAAAAGGTCAAGGAGTAACTTAAACTGTGGTTTCGTAGCCCAACTGGTAGAGGCGCTTGCCTTAGGAGCAAGTTAGTGAGAGTTCGAATCTCTCCGAAACCACCATTTTACCATGCTCGGAGTTGAGGTAAGTGCCCATTGAGAACAATAAAGATTACAAAGAAGACACAGTTGATACACAAAATTACGTAGATAGAAGAATAATTCACGAAAGGGAGCTTACTGATGCAAGGGATAAGTTTATAGACGAGAAACTTAGCTCTATTGAAGAGGCCCGTCGTCTTGCTAAAATAGAGCAAGATCGTAGACTCGATACTATGAATGAGTTTCGTGGACAACTTAAGGATCAAGCAGCTACTTTTATAACAAAAGATGCTGTAGAAGCTAAGCTTACTAGTGTAGAACTTGAAATAGATACTTTAAGTAAAGACTCTAATAAATATATGACCGTTGAGAGATTTGATCAGTCGCATAAAGCTTTAATAGAAAAAATAGAGAGTAAGTTTGAGGTTTATGATAGTAAACTTTTAAATGAAGAAAAGGTTACAATTAGACAGGACGCTACGCAACAATTATTAGATAAACTTGCTGTTAATAGCCGTTGGCTAATTGGTTTATCTATCGCTACAGCTATATCACTTGCTGGTCTTTTGGTTGCTGTGATAAAGATATTTGCGGGAGTTTAATATATGCGCCTGTAGCTCAACGGACTAGAGCAGGACGGTTCTAACGTCAAGGTTTGAAGGTTCGAATCCTTTCAGGCGCGCCAAACCTTCGGGGGTATAAAATGATACTAGATACAGTTAATAATCAACTCCTGTTAAATAGGTATGACCTTGCTTGTAAAGAGATACGGGAATGTAAAGCCAAGGATAATGGTGGATCAGCAGCAGAGATACGTTTTGGTAAGTCCTATCAGAATTTAGTGAGAGCAGGATTAGCAATGCAGATTAAATCTAAGTATAGGAGCCATAATGGTTAGTCTAGTAAGGGATGGAAGGCTTGTTTGGCCCTACTGCGTAGAGTGTGGTTGTAGATTAGACTTTAGGGTAATGGATGAGTGGACTTGGTTAATGCATTATGGACGTGGCCTTGTAGACCCAAGAGGCCATATGTGCAATAAGATTTTGGAAACTGCATGGGTTGAAACAGACTCAATATATCAGGGTGTAGTGTAAAGGACTGCACATGACGTTTGGGGCGTTACAGAGAAGGTTCGATTCCTTTCACCTTGACCATTTTAATATAAGGAGGTTGTAACCTGAATTTAGCCCAATATTGGGTGCAAATCAGCAGTAATAATTATGGTAAAGAAACGAAGAATGCGTACTTCGTGGTTATTCGCGGCAAAGATAACCGGGAACTTTCCCTTCGACTTTCATTTCATGTGGGATGAACGGACCAATCAGATTCAATGCTCATATTGTGGAAGATTCCTTCCGCAGGATGAGGTAACGAGGGATCATGTATACCCTAAGAGTTTGGAAGGTACGTATACAACACCGAGTTGTAATCCCTGCAATATTGCCAAGGAGAATAAATTGCCTATAGAATGGGCGGTATTTGCAACAGAGAATGGGATTGCGTTTGGAAAGGTATGGGTATCTAAAAGCAGAATAAAAAGGGAACAAGAACAACAAAGCGCCATTAATGTCTAACGGCAGCATGTCAGTCTTCCAAATTGAATGTGTCGGTTCGAATCCGGCATGGCGCACCAATACTGTAGTAATATAACGGTTATTATATTGGCTTGCCAAGTCGAAGATCGGGGTTCGACTCCCCGTTACAGTACCAAACCCGCATGGTGATGGTGTAATGGAAACATGATAGTCTCCAAAACTATTGATCAGAGTTCGAGTCTCTGTCGCCATGCCAAACTATAGAAAGCGAACAGTTATATGCCGAGGTAGCTCATTGGTAGAGCGGTGGTTTGAAGGTCCGCGCGTAGTCAGTTCGATTCTGACTCTTGGCACCAAATTTAAAGCGAGGTAAGGAAATGGGAAACTATGATTATAGCTATACAATAAATAGTGATAGTGGAAAAGAAACACTGGTTACAAATAGTCTTACAGTAGATAGTACCTCTGGCACTTCAACTAGTTGTACCGTTTATGGGTGTGGTTGTACTGGATGGCATTATTGGTATCCATATACTTATGGTTATACTACCCCTACTACTAAGTATTTATATCAAATCTTTTGCCCCAAGCCGTTATGCCCTGGAAAGTTTTGGGCCGAATTAAATGAAGTTAAAGCTTGCCCAGTCTGCAAGTCTAGAATTAAGGTAACAGATAAAGAAAGTGATTATGAGGTAGCAGTTACAAAGTAAAAGCGCTGGCGTGTAGAAAGTCCGTAACATTTATCGGCATAGCGGTAGACAGTCCGACGTGCTCTGGATAGGGGCCAGTAATTATGGGCCGGTAACTCAATGGCAGAGTAAGGGACTTTTAATCCATAAGTTGGGAGTTCGATTCTCCCGCGGCTCACCAAAAACTTTATTAGGTTTACATGCGAAAGAGACGATAAGGGTGCCACGCCTATCGGGTAGAAGAAAGATGTAAATAGGGTCTACCAACTATTGGGCCAGTAGTTCAAATGGATGAACGACGGACTCTTAATCCGTGCGCATGAGGGTTCAAGTCCCTTCTGGCTCACCAAACTTCTTGGAGGTAACAAAATGGAGCTATTAGTAATAGTCTTAATTCTCTTACTTGTCTTCGGTGGATTTGGAATTTCACGAAGATAATAACTTGGTGTTCTTAGTGTAATGGTTAGCACTTTAGTCTGTGGCACTAACAGTACGGGTTCAAGTCCCGTAGATCACCCCAATATCCCGCTGTAGTATAACGGTCTAGTACGTTTGACTGTCGATCATAAAGCGCCGGTTCGACTCCGGTCAGTGGGACCAAATTTTTATAGAGGATTAAAATGGCTAAATGGTCTTTAGAAGAAGTCACTGCAAAAGTAGACTGGGAAGGTGGAGTTTACTCAGCTTTGCAGTGGGGTCTTAAATCGAGTGATATAGCGGATGAAGAGTTATCGCCCCTTTGGGCTAAAATAGAGGAAGTCCTTCCTATTTTTGATAGGATAGAAGAAATCTTATCCGTTGTAACTATACCAGATGAATTATTATAGCCCTGTAGTTTAACGGTTAGAACGCTACTCTGATAAAGTAAAAATACAAGTTCGATTCTCGTTGGGGCTACCACCTTCCGCTTATCGTCTAATGGTGAGGACGGTTGCTTCTCAGGCAGCAAATCAGAGTTCAATTCTCTGTGAGCGGACCATCGCTGGCCCATCGTTTAATGGTAGGACGATTGGCTCTGGACCAATAAATTGAGGTTCGAATCCTTGTAGGCCAGCCAAAAATTATGCCGAAGATAGTCTGTATGAAAGCTCTTGAAAGATGGCTATAAGGTAGCGGGGGCCTTGTCACACACCCACATAATGCGCTTGTAGCACAATGGATTTAGTGTAAGAGAGTTCGATCCTCTTGATGCGGGTTCGAATCCTGCCAAGCGCGCCAAACTTTTAGTAAGGCACAGGGGGTTGCTAATGACAAATGGTAAAGGTATATTACTGGAAGAATAGAAAAAATTTTGGCGATCTTTTAACCTCCTTATTATTAACTAGATTTGCACATTTAGATTCCGAGTGGTCTGAACCTGAGTATGCAGAATTGGTTATGGCTGGTTCTGTAATGGACAGACTTCCCAATGAGTGGGAAGGGGTTATTGCAGGGGCCGGAAAGTTACACGAGAAAACAGAACGTACCTTTCCAAATGCTAAAATTCTAGCAGCACGCGGACCCCTTTCGGCAAAGGGGCTAAAGGGAAATTTTGTTCTAGCTGATATCGGTTTATTAGCAGATGAGCTAGTACCAAGGGGAGAAAAGAAATATAACCTTGGACTTGTTCCACATTGGACAGATAATGTATTAGAACATGATCCTAGATTTATTAAGTTTAATCCTAAGATCATCCGCGTTGCAGACGATCCTCTAGATGTTATAAGAGAGATAGGGGAATGTAAAAAGATAGTTAGTTCATCTTTACACGGAATTATTTTAGCAGACGCCTTTGGTATACCGAGAAGAATTGAAATTGCTCCTAGAATATTAAGCCATGCACATCAAGAGGGTGGCTTATTTAAATGGTATGACTACTCAGCCTCCTTGAATATGCCCCTAGAAATAGGCTTGACACAAGAGGTAGATAGGAATATAGTAATGGAAAAGGAGTATGAGTTGTTTGATGTTATGGAAGAAGTTAAAGGGATACTTGGTTAGGATGTTTAGAAGATTTTTAGAGTTTTTTAGGTTTGGGGACTGGCGTCATGAGGAACCCCATAAGCATTATGAACGTCCCAAGATAAGTTTACTTATACCCTTTACTACTAAAAGTGCTGAGAGAAAAGCCGAATTTAAATGGCTTCTTAAATATTGGAGGCACGAACTTCCAGATGCAGAGATTATAGTTGGCGAATCCCACAATAAAGTATTCTGTAAAGGCGAAGCATTAAATCAAGCAGCTAGAAAATCAACTGGAAAAGTTCTAGTAATTCTTGATGCCGATGCCTATATATCGGGAAGAGTTATTGAACGATGTGCTAACCGAATTCTTGAAGAGATGCAAGACCATCTATGGTATGTTCCATACCGTCATTTATACCGTTTAAAAAGGGAAGCGAGTAAAAAGATTATAGCTTCTGATCCAGAGCACCCTCTTAGATTACCTTCACCCCCATTGATGGAAGATGTTGAAAATGGTAAACAGAGTAATTATGGTCATCGTTATGGCGCAATGATTATGATCTTTCCTAGAGAGGCGCTTGACGCGGTAGGTGGATGCTTTGATGAACGATTCAAAGGATGGGGCGGGGAGGATGTAGCATTACTTAGGGCACTAGATACCCTATATGGAAAACACAAGACTGTTAATACTGATATAATTCATCTCTGGCATCCTGTTATTGGGGATAGTTATAAGACCCGAATTTGGAAAGGCCAGAAAGGGTCGCAACCTAATAGTAACTTAGCAATGGCTTATCATAGAGCTACAAGAAAGCCCGATCAGATGAGGGCGCTAGTAGAAGTAGGGTGTAGATATAGTAAACGTGGTCATTCTAGATTTAATCGAAAAGGTAAATAATCATAGGGGTGTGCGAAGCTAATAACTTCCTCCGTAGAGTCTAGTCAGGACTTATACTAGAACGAGCCGGGTGTACAACAACTGTCAACAGTAATGACTATCTTAGGCTGGTTAGTCGCCCCAATAAAATTAGGATCGGTTGAGCAATTGGCTGGCTCGCCTGACTGTAAATCAGGTCCCTTTAGGGCGTGTAGGTTCAAGTCCTATCCGGTCCACCAATGGGGTTGACTTAGAAGTTCCCACGGGGGGATTAAGTTCTTGCCAAAGGAAAAACTCGGGGGGCAGCGCCCCGACAACTCCACCATTGCGGGATAGAGAAGTGGTCTATCTCATCTGTTTCATAAGCAGCTAATCGTGGGTCCGAATCCCACTCCCGCAACCACTCTTTCTAGTAGTGAGGTCATACGATGACAGAACTTAGACACAGTAGAGATATTACTAGATTTCAAAGAGACAGAATGATTAAAAAGCGAAAGCAGAATCCCATCGCGGAGTTCTTTAATGTCCCTTACGATAACTGGTATTCCAAGCACCACTTCTCAGATTGTAGTTGTGATATGTGTAAGAGCCCAAGATATATAAGACCTAAGTTTGATTGGCGTCGTGCTTTATACGATCAAGATTACGCAACATTAGAGAAGAGAATAATACAGAACGGTTGGTAAACATAAGCCCTGAGAAATCAGGGCTTTTTTATTTGGGGTTTGAAATGGAAGAAGAACAGCACAAAATACCGGCAGGGTATGAAGGGAAGATAAAAAGACTTAGAAACATTCCTAGGTTCAAAGATTTTACTGACTGGCAACTGTTTCAGATGATCTTACGTAAAGAGCAGATCAAGGAAGAACAGAAGTTAGTTACTCTTAGTGAACCTTCTGCTAAACTCGATAAGAGATTTGAGCAGAAACTTGCTAAACTACAAACAGAGTATGGAATCGATATGAACGAATCCAATGACTCAGAAGCACTAAAACAGTTAGTTAGATACCTTATCCAGCAAGAAGACTTTGATAAGGATATGACAAGTGTTAAAGAAACACTCAAAGCCGATCCTGTTAATCTTTCTAGAACGTTAAAATCTTACGGCGACCTACAGCGCAGCCTAACAATGTCTATCAATGAATTACAGGATAGACTCGGTATTACACGGAAGGCGCGAAAGGAAAAGCAAGTAGATGATATTCCCCAGTATATAGACTCTATCAGAACAAGGGCGCTAGAGTATTGGAAACGAACAACGACAGGAATTACTTGCCCTAGTTGCAATATAGAGTTGGCACGATACTGGCTCAATTTTCCAGACCAAGAAAGCAGTATTAATATTAATCTTGTCTGCTGGAAATGTAGTGAACAGGTAATATTTGTGAGATAGATGGAAGACGAAGAAGTATTCGAACAGGAGTGGGCGCTGGCACAAATCCTTGCGCACCCAGTCCTATTTAGAGAATTTATAAATCAGGATGATCCTAACTGGCACGGCCTAGAGTTACACGAAAGGGCTTGGTCAACCTGTACATCTAGCTATGTTTCAATGTGCTGTGGGCGATCTGTGCACAAAACAACCACCATGATAGAGTTACTTTATTATTGGATGGTTAATAAGATGTTTATCCCCGGTGATCCGGGGCTTTTTGTTTTGGTTCCTAATAAGGCACAGAAGGATTTGGCGTTCTTTAGAATTCGATCAGCGTGCCTTACACACTGGCTTATAAAACAGTATGGTTCCTCAATAAATGTATCCGAAGGAAAGATAGACTTCGCCAACGGGTTCCAGCTATTGATGCGTATTGCGGGTTCAGCAGGATCGGAAGCAAACGTTATTGGTGTACACACATTCCGTATATGGGTAGACGAGGCTCAGGACTTGCCGTGGAGAACATGGCTCTCCCTACAAAACTGTCTAAAGCCTGAAATAGATGGCTACCAGATGCTAACTTCTGGTGTACCTAATGGTGAACGAAGAGAAAACGTTCTCTATACAACAGACCAGTTAGATGAGAAGTATATTAAGTTTAATGCTCCCCAAACTATTATGAGTTGGTGGACCCCCGAACTAGAATATACAAGACGAAAAGAATATTTCTCACTCCAAGAAGATTCAGAAGATTTCAAGCACTACGTTCTTGGTCAGCACGGAGTACCTACATTCTCTGTATTCGATAGAACACGATTCCTAACCGATGATTACGAAGTACAGCTAATAGTACTTAATCACCATATGTTTGAAGGGTGCAAGAGAAAGGATATTGATGGGCAGGTACGCTACCACCTAGAGGAAATCCTCGCACCACCGCCTATAGAGCCTTACAGAGGCGCTATACCGAGAGTCGGATTGGGATATGATGTAGGGTTCTCTCCTGATCCCGGTGTCTTTTTTATCATGTATGAAGATTTACAGACAGGTAAATGGAGGAATCTTGCCCGAATAGTTATGCAACGTGTAGAGTATGCTTTACAGAGAGAGGTATTAATCTGGCTAGATAGAATATATAAATTTGAATTCATCGGTATTGATATGGGTGGACCGGGCAAGGTTCAGTATCAAGACCTAGCCGGTGATCTAACCCAGTATGGAGAATATAACTATATTCAAAGACTATACCCTGTAGAGTTTGGTTCCTTTATTGTTGTTGCTGTTGATGAAGACGGCGTAGAGAAAAAGGAGCAGATGAAGAAGCACTCTGTTGAGACATTATCTAGATGGGTACAGCAAGACAGGTCTTTCGTATTCTCAAAGGATGACGATAACCTGATGGCGGAACTGGAAAGAACAAAATTCCGACGAACTATTACAGGAGAGCCGGTCTATTTCACAGACGATGACCACCAAATGGCCGCAATGATGTGCGCTGTTATGGCATATGAAAACTCATACGGTGTTCCCGTGTTACATTTAAAGGAAGAAGTCAAAATTAGGCTCATACCTGCTAAGTGGTTAGTGGCTTAATAATAGGAGTGTTATATAGTGGAAGAGAAAGCAGTAGTTAAACTGGCCAAAGCGTCGGTACTAAATGGCGCTACCTCTCCTTTCGAGGGGGGAGATTCATTTTATATGCCCGGTGGTATGGTAGATCAGCAGTTTCAGATAGCAGGACTATCCCCTGAGAAGCTGATTATTCCACGAAACTATCACTCCGTAATAAAGATGTGTTATGATTTCTATCAACGTGGGGGATCGGTTGGAACAGTTATAAACCGTTTACAGGAATTCTCAATAACAGATATTAGAAACGGTCAAGTTAGAAAGACGACTGACGAGGCTAATGTTTTCTATAAGACTATTCTTACTCGTAACCCTTCTAAAATGTCTAGATTTCTTAGTAACATGGCCTTGGAATATTACCTATCAGGGCTGCTACTTCCTAGAACTGATTATCAAGAAATAAAGGGACGTGACCTTTCTCCTGATCTAAAGCCTAACAAGACCTACAAGATGCCGACCTTTGATTGGTATCCACCCTTACTTACATACGTAGAGTGGATTGGGTGGGGAAAGCGAGCCTTCTTTGTAAAGGTACCTTCCACAGATATTAAATTGATACGCGGAAAGGACATAAAAAATCAGCAGCTTAAACAACGATTGAGTATGTATGAAACGCAGTTTCCTATGTGGGTAGAGGATATTAGAAACGGTGCAGATAAGATTCAGATTCCTGAACCTGTTAACTATATAATGAGAAAGGAAACATCTTATAGTCCCTATCCTACCCCATATCTTTACAACGTTCTAGAGCCGCTTACATATAAGCAGCAACTTAGACGGATGGACTTTGCAGTTGCATCCCGAGTTATCAATGCCATCCTTCTTGTTCAGGAAGGATCGGATATGTTCCCCCTTACAGAAGAGACAAGAGAGAATCTTGATGAGTTGAAGGCTCAAATTTTGGCGCGTGCCAATAATCCTAAACTCATGGAAAGACTATTCATCTTATTCTCTAACCATACCACACAACTAACGTGGATTCATCCAGACGTTTCTGCGATGTTAAATCAGGACAAGTATCGTCAGGTTAATGAGGAACTATCCGAAGGATTAGGGTTCGCAGGAATTCTAGGCGGCGGCGGCTCGGGAGGTTCAGCGAGGGGAGCAGCAGCAGAGGTAAGTACGTGGGGAATACTCCCAATGATGGACCAGTTACGTGTTGAGTTAATAGACTGGGTTACAACGGAGTATGAACTTGTTGGGGATATGAATGGATTTAGAAACATCCCTGTTCCTGAGTTTAGGCCCATCAAACTACAAGATGCTGTAAAGACAGCAGCGGTATTTGCTCAGGCATTTAAAGAGGGTAACATCAGTAGATCAACCAGAGATGATATGTTAGGACTTAACTTCACTTCTGAAATTGAATTAATGAAGGACGAGTTAGTCAGTATGAAAAACATGCCCCCATTCCCACCAATGCCTTATAGCCCACTTCCACCGGGAGGCGCGTTTGGGCAACCCCCACCGGGACAGGGACCGGGAGCAAAAACAATTAATGGTAGACCAGTAGGGAAGCAGAATCCTGCGGTCAGTCCAAGGTCTACAGGCACACCTAAAATTGGTGCAGAGCTAATGGAAGATGAGGAAGTACTAAACTTAATAAACAAGATAGCCTTATCTACGGGGATCGAGATTACAGATGAGAAGCTAGAAGCTATAGGCGGAATATTAGAAGAGTGAAATATCCAGTAGTTGTAGTATTATGGGAGGATCACATTCACTTTGATCGAACCCCAATATTAGAAAGCCCTAGTGCGGCATTCACAACACCTGTTCTGACAGCAGGTATTTTATATAAAGAGGATAAGAAAGCAATCATAGTTGTATCCGATATTGAGCGATACCAGGAGTATGACGATGCATCATACACAGTCATATTAAAGAACGCTATAATCGCTACCAAGGTTTTTGGTAAGGTCAAAATAAAGTCTTTACGATAAAATCGCCCAAGTTTACGATGTATTAAAGAATATTAATAGTGGGTGGCACTCACAGGTAACCATCTTTAAGGGGTGATTCAATGAAGAGTTCAATTTTTAAGGTTGTGCTTGCGTCTATTGATGCTACACCAGCTATGAATAACCCATTCTTGGTTACTGCCAGATTTATTTTTGCAGATGATCAACCGAATGAAAATAACATGGGAATTGAGTTTGATGATTTCTCTACAGTAGCGGCTAGCGCAATCAACATGCCTGTTAAGATGAGATATCTTGGGGAGGGTGTTGGAAACCACGCTGGCTCAATCCCTATTGGGCATATCACTCATATGAGTATTGATGCTACTGGGGAAGTAAAGAAATTAATAGGCACAGCAGCACTTTATGCAGAAGAATATCCAGACGAAATAAGTTATCTTACGGATGCATTTAATGCTGGTGACGCTCCCGGTATATCTTGGGAGTTAGGATATGAGGACAGTATTTTAAAAAATGGAATACAGTGGCTTAAAGGCATAATTACAATGGCAGCCACATTTGTTAGACAGCCAGCATACGGAAAGCGAACAGCATTACTTGCTTTGGCTTCCGATCAAAAGCTAACTAACGAAGAATTGGATATTGAGATACTAAAACTTGCCGAAGTATCTGTACCTAAAGAAAAAACGGGAGGTAAAACAGTGAACGAAGAAGAACTAAAGGTAGAAGTTGAAAGACTAAAGGGAGTTCTGGCTGCAAAAGAAATAGAGTTGGCTACGAAGTCAGCAGATTTAACAACATTGCAGACTACTCACAGTTCGGTAGTAGAGGAAAACACTACGCTAAAAGAAAAAGTAGCGGCCAGTGAAAAAAGTGCACAGGCAGAAGAAAGATCAAGAAAGTACATTGAGGCTGGATTTACATTTGATGAGGATGCGCCTAAGGCCGCAGCAAAGAAGGAATTTCTTGCAAATCTCTCAGAGGAAGTATTTACAGAGTATGTTGCTGATCTTGTAACAGCAAAGGCATCGGCTAAACCCGGTTCGTCTGCGGCTGCTTCATTAAAGCTTCTGATTCCTAAGCCTACTCTAGTAGATGGGGACAAGGAAATTACATTTGATGATCTACGTGCTCAGGTAAGAGAAGCAGCAAGATCAAATGACTAAATTCAAAGGAGGTTGAAGTATAAATGGTAGACGCAATTAACACTGTTAATCGAGTACAGACACTATTCGTAGTAAATAAGTACGATGATATCGATGGCAGCCGAGTAGCACAGGAAACACCAAGAGGCCGATTCTGCTTTAGGGGAGCGGATGGGCGAATGCATCTTCCTGCAAGTGCAGGAGAGGCAGACTTGTCTATGTACCCCGTAGATTGGGCAAAGCCGCTAAATCCCCCACCGTATTTCGATGGAGCCGGACTTAACGGAGAAACACTATATCCATTTGATGATGGTTCAAAGGATTCATCTGAGTCAACGTTCCTAATGGACCCTGATTTGGCGTATCAGACACCTTGGCCAGCAGCAATCAAGGTGTACGAGTTGCCGCCAGCACTTTATGGTATTCCAGTAACATCTGGTAACAAGTGCTTGGTGTACGACGAAGGTACGTTCACATACGGCTCTGGAAACTATACTGGTTACATTGGTGACTATGCAATAGGATCAGTCGTATACGCAGGAAACGGAGCTACAGACGGCGGAAAACTTTCATATACAGCAAACGGCGCTTCCGTAACAGTTGGAGTAGTTGTTGGGCTAGAAATTTTCGGCGCAAAGACCGTTACTGTTAAGACTAAGGGAACAAATGGTTTATAATAATATAAATCTAAAAAAGGAGGCGAAGACTAGATGAAGAAATTAACTCCCGAATTGCGAACAGCATTAGCTGAACTAGCAAAGAAGGATAAGAACGCTTTTGCGGCAATTATTACAGAGTATGTAGACCCCGTGTATTTGTCATTTGATCTTTTGGCCCAGTTCATGGGCACTAGAGAAATGCAATTTGGCGATATCTTGGTTAAGCGATTTAAGGGCAAGTACAATGTACAGCAAATCGTTCCCGGCCAGATCACGCTAGGTCAGCAGATTCAGGTACGAGACAAGGCTTTTAGCATTAACCTCGATATCTTGTCAGCAAAGGCAGAATATAACACACTAGAATTAGAGCACGGTGGACCGTCATTCACACCGGAAACAGTCCGAAGCGACATTCAGAAGGCGCTCAACGAAAAGTTGATCCTACGAACATGGAACGCTTTAGGAAATATCTGGAATGCCGGAAATGCAGCAGCACTAACACTACCGGGTTCCGCGTTTTCTAACTTTATAGATGCCGCAGGACCACTAACTTCTACTGCTCTTGACAACGCTATTGACCATGTTAACTACTGGTCTGGTGGAGTAAAGGCAATTATAGGGACAGAGGCAGCGTTAGCACCACTAACAACATTCGGACAGTATAAGATATTTGCAGGAAACGTTAACGGAGTAACGGGAACAGGCGATCAGTATGTAACAATTAATGGTCAGCCCCCACTTTCATTCAATAATGTTTCACCATTTGGCAATGGCACTAAGGGTGTCGAGTCATACAGAGGCGTAAGCAATATTGTACGACTAAAGCAGATTTTCGATCAGACTGAGTATCCGCCACTTCCTCTTCTACCGTCAGATTTTGTGCTGGTAGTAGGAGACAATATCGGAGAATTCATAACTTATGGTGGCCCACAGTATAAGGAATATGTCGATAATCGACCTACCCCTCCGTACTGGAACTATGAGACATGGATTCAGTTTGGAATGATCCTTTGGAATGCTAGAGGAATAACCAAGGTTAAGGTTACATCTCAGGTTCCGTAAGCAGTCCCACAGTATGTGGTAATTGAATATTAGTAGATGGGGGCCATTCGGTCAGTTATGGCCGGATGGCCCTTTACTTTCTTTATGTGCCGGTAGACCGGCTTGGATGCATCTTTAGGGTGCTAGGGAGATTTTTGAGATGAGTGAGGAACTTACATTTTATAAGAAGAACGTACCTTTCAACGTGGGTATCAGATTTAATATACAGGACTCAACTGGAATGGTATTATCAAATGCCAACTCCTATGTTGCAATTGAGAACACCAAGTTACGCGACTTTAAGATGGCTAATAGACATGCCATTGAAAAAGGATTAATTCTTGAGTCTAAAGAACCCGCAATGAATATAGAAAATGCTAACACCATTGATGACGAACAGGCAGCAGTAATTGTTAAGAACGTATTTGTTCTTAAAAAGAAGCTGACTGAGATATCATCTGATACTGCTTTGCTTAAACTTTACACAGCGGCTAAGGCCGCGAAGCGTTCTAGCCAAGTGTTAGAAATGATTGAGAATCGTTTAGCGGAAGTATCGCCCATACTAATGCAGGGCGCAGGAGTGGAGTAAATTTGGAAAATATGCTAGATATAGTTCCGCCCTTTAAGCGGCACCTTGGGGTATACCAAGAGGCTAAGGATACTGATTCTACTTTAGCCGCCTATCTTTCCGACGCTGTAGAGGCACTACAGTTTAGATGGTCACGAACGTATGCAATTACTTTTATTCCACCTAACTCGTATTCGGTAGAACCGATGATTGCAAGTAAGGATAAGCGGCCTATCATATTGATGGGATCAGTTATCTATAAGATGGGTAATCTTCAACTTGCCAACTTCCGTGATCAGGATTTCTCGTATAACCCACAACAGGGCCGACAGAACCCTATCCAAGTAGACGTTGAGGAATTGGCACGATATCTACCAATATATAGACTGGCAAAAGCCGTTACTGCCCCACTAAATGGCTACAGCAACATATACTCGTCAGAAAGTTATAACAGTTTTATCGCTGGCCTAATGAGCGATGGTGGAGCGATTTGGGATAACTACAGCCTATTCTAAAAATGAGGTAAAGGTATGGATGTTACAATTCTAGTTCCAACATATTTTGGAGCGCCCCTAGTTACTAACTGTGTTAATTCGATAATGCAGCAAGTCATAAATCCGCGCATTCTAGTCTATAAAAACGATATTGGATGGTTGAAAGCATGTAACGAACTAATGTCTTCGACTTTAACGGATGTTATTGTATTAAACGATGATACTATTATTCTTTCTGATATTGTGCAAGAGATGAGAACCCTAGCTTATTCCGATCCCAAAATTGGAATTGTTGGGGGAAAGTCTATCTCTCCTGACGGGCAGCACGTAAATAATTATGGGATATTCATAGCACCTGACGGTAATACTGCCCATAAATATTACGGGGAAGATAAAAGCAATGTTACCGAAGTTGTTACTCAAAAGTCTGTAGAGGGTTCCTGCATGTATATAAAACGGCAGGTAATCAATGATATAGGACTGTTCGATGAGAACTTTGGTATGGGCTATCGGGAAGAAATTGATTATTGCTATAGAGCTAGAGAGAAAGGGTATGACGTTGTATCCTGTCCCACCGCTGAGTACATACACTTGGTTGGACAAACCTCTGCAAGACTCGGTATATGGAGCAATAAGCACGAGTACTTCATGTCAAAATGGGGCGATAAACTCGCCACTGGAAAAATATAGGAGAAGGAAATGGGCAAGGTTCCAGTTAAGGGTGATTTAGCCATGTTTTATGGTGATATGCCGAACAATGGCAGCTATGACAATGGTGTGTGGCTTGACATTTTACAGGTTCCATTCATACAAAAAATTGACGAAGCACGAGATTATAATACCGTCATCCGAACGCTGTGGATTGACGCGAGTGGGTGGAGTAAGGAATTACGTGCCAGATATCCCGAAATGGTACAGATAGGGTTATCAGATCATCCACTATCTTCTCATATAAGTCGGCTGCCAGCCGATAAACAGTTTGATTACATTACAGATTTACAGTATTTAAATGGGCTAATGGCTTTGACCGAAGAGGAACGAAGCTGGTATGCAAGTGCCGTTCCCAGTATTCCAGTAATCAAAGTTGGTCTACCCTTCCCTGTAGAGAAATATACTATAAAGTATAGCCATCTACAGGACTCCAAGAAAGAGTACGTAGGGCTAGGTGTGGGTGCGGCAGACAATGATAGAAACTTTATCTCTAACCTCCTAATCTTTAGAGCTTTGAGAAAGGAAAATCCAAATCTTGTTGGGGTATTTTTATCCGTTCCAGATAAGTTGATGGCTTATTGTACTTACATGGCCGACCACTTTGACGGTGTTTATATCCATAAGCGAGAGAGCATGGATTCATATATGGAGATGCTATCAAGATGCAAACTCGTCATCAGTATGACAGATAGAAACTCCCCCGGCAGGGTACAGGGTGAAGCAGCGTTTTTTAAAATTCCTGTTGTTGGGTCTAATAGATTAGAGTTACAAAATGAGTTGTATCCTAATTATTCTTGGAGTCCCTTTGATCTTGAACCGGCTTTTGAATCGGCGCGGTGTATTTTAAAGGATCAAGTATCAGCAGATTTCTATTCGCAGATTGCGCATGATACTCTAGTAGCGAACTATGACTATGTACCAAGTAAGAAGAAGTTTATGGACTTCTTAGCCAAAGTAAGAGGCGATTAGTGTGCCCTACACATTTAAGATAAACAAGGCATGGATGGAGAGAACCATCGTTGCTGTACGGGAAACCATAGGGCGTAACGTTACCTTCTACAATGTTGCCAGAGCGTCCTGCGGCCTCTGTACGGCCTCTGGATACTATGACGTGACTAATGACACCACTTTCTTTTTTAATTGTCCTATATGCAGTGGCCAGTACTGGATTAATACAGAGGTTGGGACAGAGGTTTTAGCCAGAGTTAGATGGTCCAGCGATCAGGCAATTACAGCAACTCCGGGCGGGAGATACTATTTAGGAGATGCTACTGCAACAATAGAAGATAAATATTTACCCATAGCAGAAAAGGCATTTGCAGAAACGGGCAAGGTAGTCGTGGATGATAAGGAGATGCAAATCATCAAAATCATTCCCGAAGGCGCTATGGCTATTAACAGATACAAAGTAATCTTGAAAGGTTACGGAGATAAATAAGGTGAGGTAAGGATATGCAAGCAAACATAGTAGTTTGTCCCCATTGTGATAAAGAGTTTGTTCATAATAAAGTAAATGGAATTTCTTTAATCCAGGGGGCACAAGATATAGAAGCAAGAAAACGAGTATATATAAAGTTAATGCTTGACATGCTAGAGAGTAGAACAGATGCTAAAGCCTTTCCGGCAATCAAGAAGATTGTTCTGGATCATTTCAATGATATGATTCGTGACGTTCACACAATCTTGGGCTTCGGTGTAGATGCTGAATAGGAGATGATCGTATGCTATCGTATACAATCGATTATTCAGATACAGCGATGTTTCTAAGTAAGCTTGCTCTTGAATCCGAGGCAGCTACCAGACTATTTTTTGCAAGCGCTGCCGGGCGTCTAAAAGAACTTCTTATAGAAACTGTTATGGAAGTAACACAAGATGGATTTCCACCAATATATAAAGATCATTTAATAGAGGTTATCAATGCTACTCCACCCATTGTGCTAACAAGTGCAGGGGTTGATGTTGATCTTATGCTGTTGGGCTCTTATGAAGATTACACCAAGGGATTCCACAGACATGCTATTGATACAGAAAAACAGAGAATAGAACTTCCTTATGCAGGTCAGGGATTAAAAAACGATGTTACTACAAGAGCAACTTATTGGGAAGATGAAGTTGCTCCTACATTTCTTTATGATGATACGCTATATAATAGAATAGAAGTGTGGGGTGCTTTAGCACCTGAATGGTGGGTGCTTCAAAACGGGTCAGAGTATGAGCCTAACGTAGACCCACAACCATTAGCAGAATTAATTGCTGCTAAGGCAGCGTACGAATTACCCGCGTTGTATGAAGAAATGCTACAAGAAGCAGTTAACTTAGCAGATCAGGGATTGGGGGTTAGACCCGGCGGTGGAACATACCACAATATCCGTGGTGGGTTTGCTCAGAATACTGGACAGTTTTCACCAAGGGGGTAATAAATTATGCCAAGTAAGTACATGGAACGGCGTTCCATTAGAAACAAACTAGAGAGCAATCTAGGCTGGACTGGAATAAATTACAGGGAAGGCTTTCTCAAAGACGCTGAAATCGTTGTGCCGTGTGTATCTGTATTCTTTCTACCCTCTAACTTTAAGGCACTACAAATGGGGCACGATAGTACTAATAGCGTTACCCGTATAGTGCAGATAGATTGCTATATGGAGAGCGAACCAAGAGCAGACGCTATCTCAGAAGCAATAGCAACCTATATAGAAGCTAACCCCATCTCTATCAAAGATCAAAATGAAAATGAGGTAGGAGTGCTCTCTTCTGATACAGAATCAATAACTTGGCAAACCGTGCCCCCGATTTTAACTAATCCGAAGATTATTAGATGGCGATCTATAATTAGAGCTACATTTCATGCTTATTATTATGAGTAGTCCGATACACTTAATTGGGCGGACTCTTTAGGAAAGGAAAGGTCTTATTTAGAATTTTAAAGGAGGAAGAGTCACATGGCAAGACGCCCAAGAATACATAGTAGAGACATTCAGCCGCTTTTGGCTACACCACAAGGTATGGTAGCAGTTGCAAGAGTGCAGCGATTCGATTGGCCACTAACTCTACCTACCACAACTATCGATGAGTTAGGTCGAAAGTTACACGTAGGAAAGACACAGGAAACACCAACCGTAACAGTAACAGTGGAAGCGTTTGACGTTTCCCATAATACAGTTTCGTATCTTACTGGATACACTCCCTCAACATTTCCGGCATCTGGTGTATCAATTACCCAGTTAAAGAATGTTGATGTTATAGGACAGATTAGAGATTCAAGTACCCTAGGTATTGTTAATGCTTTGTATGTTCCAAGAGGAACAGTAACAGGCATGGATGCTTCATTCGGAGTTACAACAAACTCTACGGTTACTTATACAGTTTCAGCAAACGCTAAGAAAGAATTAAAGAACCCCGTATACTATGAGTTACTTACTACAGGATCGGGTACAGCAGCACTAACCAGAGCACCATCATGGTTGCCCGTCACATCTGGATATCTTCTAAGTGCATTTAGAACATCAACAAATGGACAGGGAGTTTATCTAGACAATGAAATAGACTATACTGTAACAGGAAGCAATGTTAACTTCATAGGCGGCGCAGCAGGGGATGTTACTTGGGTTACTTACACAAGCACAGCAAATCCAACAGTACTGTTCCAGCCTCTTAATGATACTGATACTGCTGCTGTTCAGGGCAAGTACGTACCGCTATCTATTTCCGTAAGTAGCATTCCTAGAGTGCAGACTGCAACTATTAAACTAGCCTACGCAGTAGAAACACTCTACGAAATGGGTGGACTAGGAAAGCCAATTGGTAATGAGCTAGGAGTACCCAATGTAACAGGTGACGTATCCGTATTCAAGACAGATAACGATCTTGTTAATATTCTAACCGGCACACCATCAGCAGTAGAAACAAATATGGAGTTTGCTAGAATGGACCTTCCATTAAAGGTTCAGTTGAAAGACCCAAGAAATACTGCAAACGTATTACTTACTTACTACGTGCCTTCAATCACAGTAGTAAGTGAGAGCGATACATCTCAGGTTAACGCATCGGTAATGGAAACATTCGCATGGGAATCAACAACAGGAGAGCTATTCGTAGTATCCGGTGTTGGTCCTTGGTAAGATTTATTAGCAGCTAATTGGATAGTTTAGGTTACTAAACTTTAAAGGGTAGTTGGGCGTGAGCCTAACTACCCTTTATTATTTTTAGGAGGAAAAGGCATGGGAAGTATTCAAGACCTATTTAAATATAAAAGACCAGTAGAAATAAAGGACCCAAAAGGAAATACCGTAATGACGTTATGGGTAAGACTCCTTGGTGATCATGATTTAACTGAGTCCTATAGAATGGGACGCCTCGCTTCAGCAAGGACAAGAAGGGAATTACGTAATACTGAATCCGACGAGTATATTGCTGAGGTATCACTTATAGAGGAAGGAGCATCTAAAGATTTAATCGAGTTAATTAAACAATCTCAACAATCTGATGTAGTAACACAGGCTTCCTCAGCCATAGATCGAGAGGATATTCCTAAGATAGAAAATTTTGCTACTGATCCTGACGCTCCCACTCTTGAAGAACAGGAGAAAAGAGATATAGAAGAGTTACAGAATGAGTTAGATTACCAGAATAAGGTTCGTGAGTATATAGATACCAGAAATTTAGAGATAGTTGAAAGACTACAGGCTATGGATAGAGGGCAGTTAATAGACGAATCTCGAAAGGCCATGTCAAATTTAAGGGCCTTAACTACATTTATTCAAGAAGTAGTAAATCAAAAATCATTTCGAGGAACTTATTTAGATAAGGAATGTAAAAAGAGAGCCTTCCAAGATTATGATGATTATCTTAATCAGCATTCTTCCTTGAAGACACAAATTGAGGCTGCATACCAAGACCTAGAAGTTAGCCCGGACGAATTAAAAAACTAGCAGAGGGTGGTATACTTAATATGGCTATTACCACTCATAAAGAAACAGGGTTGCCGTTCATAAAAGATATTGAGACAACTTCCGAGTTACCCCACACTATTTCTTTTGCTATAATGTTTGCTGCCAAATTAAATTCTTTTAACGAGTTGCCCAAAGATAAGCAGCCCCCTAGAGGAATTTATGATAAGCCATATAGGTTAGAGCAGTGGTTTGATGAGGTATTTGACAATAAAAATCCTAGAGAAAAGGAGAACACATCGATTGAATTTGATCCAAATGAGGTGGAATAATCTGTGCCTGATATTGCGTTTAGGTTAACATCAGCAGGAGCATCAGCGGTATTGTCTAGCGTGGGCGATGTTGCTACGTTTGTTAGAACACAGAATGAGGCTTTACAGGCTTCAGCTAAATCGATGTTTGGGGCGGGAATGGGGATTAGTGGTTTAGGTAGTCAGGTACAGGCTCTTGGACCCACAATCAGAAGTGCTAGAGTAGAGTTTGATGCCCTTAACAAGTCGGCCAAAGTTTTTCAAGAGACAGGAATAAATCTTCCAACTACTAAGGCGGGAGTATTTGATTTCATGTCCACTGGTTGGGTACAAACTGCGACTGTAAACAGTGAAAAAGTAATTGGGGCAATGAAAGGTGTTTCTGACGCTTCTCTAGAAATGGAAAGAGTGCAGAAAACTGTTGCTGCATCGACTGCTGCGCCATACCAGTCACAGATTGCTGCACTTCAGCAATCAACCACTGCAAGAGCCAGTATATTAGCAGGCTCTAAAGCTGAGGTAGCCGCTTATCAAGCAAGTGGAAAAGAAGTTACCGCAGCGATGAAAGGCAGAGTGGGAGGACTTACAACCTTCCAAAATGCCGAAACTGCTCAATTAGTTGCCTTACAGACAGAATCGGCAGCAAAAGTTGCAGGAGCAATCGAGGTTGGTGGTACAGAACAAGCTGATGCTATTAAAGCGCAAGCAGAAAAAATAAGGTTAGCAGAAGCACAGATGAAGTCTGCATATATAACGGCTGCTAATCCCGCACCTACCCCTGCAAATGTTTCATCCACTCTTGCAGCCTCTCCGCAACTATCCACCATGCTGCAAAAGGCTGGCTTACAAATGGGAAACCTTTCCGGCACTGCCAACTTCAACCAACCATATGAAGACTTAGTTAGAAACGTAACTAAGGTTGGTGGATCGTTCACAGATACGGCAGGAAAGGTAAAGAGTTTCGGAGCAGAAATTGGGGCTAATGGACAAGTTATTACAAGATTTGGTGGTCAGTTATCTGGTATGAGCAACTTCTTAGCTCAGATACAGAGAGACTTTGTAAAGGTTATTGAGTGGACTATTGCTACAACCTTTGTTATCGGTGCATTAGGTGCTGCAATGGGTGGCCTTAAAAATATCAACCTGATAGATCAGTTAGTTCAGAAGCTTGGAATTACTTCCCAAATGAGTACCGCACAAGCTAGAACATATTTTGATACCGTAGCACAAGTGGCATATGAAACAGCAACCCCATTAAATGAGATGTTGTCTTCTGTTGACGATATAGCCTTAGCAACCAAGAGAGCCGGGCAATCAACTGATGAATGGCGTGCTCAAATGAATAACTTGATGTTTGCTGTAGGTGTTTATACTAATATTGCTGGTGTCGATACTGTTGCAGCGACAGACGATTTAACTGCTGCTATGAAGCAGTTAGGCTTACATGCTGATGATATGATAAACGTTCTAAATAAAGTTTCAGCGGTTGCTAGTGGTCAGGCCAACGCTATTGCAGAAATTATGAAGGGCCTATCAGTAATGGGTGAAACTGCTTCAACAGCAGGATTAAGCCTTGATCAAATGATTGGCTTCCTACAGGTATTAGGTCAGGTAACAGGCAAGTCTGCATCAGAAGTTGCGGTTTCTTTCAAGAACCTTGTTGGATCAATTGACTCTACTGCATCTATTAAGATGCTAGATAAATTTAAGATTCAGGTAAAGGATGCACAGGGAAATGCTAGAGACTTCCTATCTATTCTACAGGATGTTTATACCGCTATACAAACAGGAGAAATACCTGCGGGACAAGTAAAAGCAGTTGAAAAGGCTATGGCCGGTGGACCTAGACGAGCACCTGATTTAGCAGCTATTCTATCAAACTTTGCACCAATAGCGGATTCAACGACAATTGCTGCCAATGCTCAAAACAATGCCTTGCTTGCAAATGCTAAGATACTTGAAACAAACAGTGCTAAAATAGTCCAACTAAAGACTAAGTTAGATTCCCTTATGTTCGATACCTTTGGCCCTGCTATTAGGGATGCTATTACAAGTGTTTCATCTGCAATAATAAAACTTATTAATGTTATTCAGGGCATTCCTTCGGGATGGATAGAGGGCGCAGTAAAAGTTGTTGCCTTTATAGCGGCTATTAAGATAGCCCAAATAGCAGTAAGCTTAATAACAAGTACATATAATGGCCTTAGTGGAATGCTAACAGGCATAATAGCAAAGACAGCAGAGTGGGGTGTAACTCAAAAAGCTGTTGCAGCAGCAGCTATGGATACAGAAGGCTTTCTTGCTGGTGGAGCAATGGGCGCAGCAGCAGGAACAAGAACCGCAGCGCAGTTAGCAACAAAAAATACAGGTGCAGGATTCTCAGTATCAGGATTAGTAGGTATGGCATCTAAAGCAATAATGCCTGCAATGATTGGTGCAACAGCAGTACAAGCAGTAGGCGGAAATATGCTTCAAACAATTGGTGGAGGAATAGGCGCTGCTGGTATCGCAATGACTGGTGCGGCACTTACGGCAACTGGTGTTCTATCTCCACTTGGAATTGCACTAATAGCAGCGGGTGGGGCATTAGCACTATTTGCAGGAGATTCCAAAAAGGCTTCGGATGCTTTAAACGGTACTTCGGATGCTGTTCTATCGGCCGCTACAGCGTACACTACGGCTAAACTTAATACTACCTTGTTAATAGATGAGCAAAATAGTCTAATAGCACAGGTTGGTCAGTTAGGATCAGCTAAAGATACAGCTTCTATGTATGCTAAAATAGATGCTGAAACCAATTTAGCGGATGTTTCCGCTAAGTTATCTGTTGCCAATGATGATCTAACCAAATCATATAGTGACCTTAGTGCTGCTATGGCAGAATCGGGAGGAAATATCCCCGGAATGGGTCCGGGGTATGCCGATCTAATTGCAGCCGTATCAGCAGGAACAGCAACCGCAGAACAGATTTCTCAGGTATATTCAACGCTTCAATTGCTATATCTAAAGGCTGCTTATCCTAACATGTATGTTAGTCCAACAGAGTTAGGTAAAGGGCCACCAACGCTCACATTCCAATCTAGTCTTCCTGACGCTATTCCTACGCCAGCACGCACCAGCCCCCAACTGGCCACCGATAACTTGGGAGATATACAAGGATTAACTGATGCACAAAGGGCAGATATTATAAAGCACATGAATCCTGGTGCAACCTCACAGTCTCCGCTAGAAGCATTTAAATCTAGTTTTCAAGATAATGGATCAGGTGGCCTAAAATTAAACCCCGGAACAGTTATAGACAAGAGTTCAGCCGCTTCACTTTGGGGCGGAACTACTCAATTTGCAGATCAAATCTCTAATATGAAAGACTATACAAATGCTTTAACTGATGCTAAGGTACCCACTGGTGATCTTACAGCGGCAACAGAGTATTTAGCGAAGGCTAAAGCGTATCTTAATACGGAAGTAATCGCTGGCGTTTCCGGTATGACTCAGGATAAGGTTAACTTAGTAATGGGCAACCTTAGTTTTGCAAGTACTTTGCTAACCAAGCTAGAGTCCCAACCCATAAAGCCGGACTCTGCCGGTAGAGTCGATGCAACTACAACAAATAGTTCAATAAAAATGGTACAGGAGTACATGAAAGCGGTATCTACGTTAAATGGTGAGCCAATTAAAACAGACACCCAAGCTTGGAAAGACTTAGTAGCAGCCGAATCTTTAGTAAGTCCAGCATTTGGTAATATGGATTTACCCACACAGGTTATGATGCTTAGAAACTTGGGCGCAACAGTTGACTATTTAGGAACAGCAACCAATCAAGCCGCAGTAGATTATAGTGTATTAGCACAAGCTATTGATGATTCCACAGTCGCCGCAAAAGGTAAAATAGCTGCGGACATATTAAGCGTAAAGTCGCAAGTAGTTAGTAAAGCAATAACTCCATCTGTGGGGGCATCACAGTTGAGTCAATTAACAGCCATGCAGACTGGCTATGCTAAATTAGATGCTGCCTTTCAAGAAAATACAGATATTGTCCCTGTCTTACAGGAGCAACTTGGAAGTCTAGCAGGGATGGAAAGCATATTATATGGTAAGACTGAGGATACTGGTATAGCAATACTAGATATGGCTAGAACGATGGGAATGACTGGGCCTCAAATAAATAACCTTATAACAATGCTTATAAAGCTATCTACTGCTCTACAGCTAATCAAAGATACACCAGATATAGTTAAAACTATAACGGTACAAGTAAGTACGATAGGATCAGCAGCAGGGAATAATCCTTCACCGGGCTTCCTGATCGGGGACCCGACCGTAATGGCCCTTATGGACAAGCAAGCAGCAGCGGTAGCCGCTGGTAAAAAAGCCGCAGCAGATGCAGCGAGTTACGAAAAAACACTTCAGGGGATGTTAATGAGTGGGGGTCCGATGAATGTTAGTACTAAAGCATCTAAAGCTGCCACCACACCTAAGGCTGCTGCTCCTGCATTAGTTGTTCCCAGTACGGTCGAGATTCCCCAACAGTGGATAGATACAAAGATGAATATTATGGATACAATGAATAAAGCAATAGCTTGGGCTACGAAGTATGAGGCTGCTATCCCGAATGCAACAGCCGCCAGTAAAAACGACATAGTTGCAGTAATGGAAGGTAACACAAGAGTTCTACTAAAGGTAGGCTTATCATCCGATGCTCTAAGTAAGGGAATGGCTGCTCAAACAGACGCAATTAAAGCTAATACTGACGTTCTTACTAAGGCAGATACCATTCGTAGAATTCGTGTGGGAGCAGGAGACTTTGCAGCTTTGGCAAATGTTCCTACCAACAAGACAAGTGGAGTCAGCGTGGGTAGTCCACAGGGACCAATCACAGTAAGCCTAAACATAACTGGTCAGGTTCTTACCAAAGCACAAATGGAACAACTAGGTAATGCCGTTGCTGCTGGATTAGGCAGTCAAATATCTGGCGGATAGGGAGAGAGATAATTATGAGTCCTTTAGGTCCAGCGCAGCAATATCTTGCTCGTTATAACAATTACGTACTTCCCGGCTATGTTCAATCAGAGAGCTTTGACTCTATGATGAATGTTGTACAACATTATGGAGCTTACATCGACGGAAGCCCTTCAGAAGAGACTGGGTTAGCAAATAAAGTTATTTCTTTGACGTTACTGGTGTGGGAAACAGACTACCTAACCTGTAAACAACAAGTAGAGTTAGCTGCTACGTATCTACGAAGTTATAGAGGCGGATGGGCAAATTTGTACGTACAATATGCGGATAAACATTATTCTGCAATGGTTAAATCTATTACTACGGATAAGGCTACTGGAAGTTCTGTGCGCCAGCTTACTTATAAGGTAGATTTTGAATGCCGCCCTTGGTTAATTGGTGAGGAACTTCATGTGATAAGTAGTGACACTGATGAAGTAGGGCGCACAATATATAGTGGAGGCTGGACACCTACTATCGTAACACTAACAGGGAATAGCATAAGCGGTATGACTGCGGATAGCCAGTCTACAGGCAGTATTGTAACAACTGGCGTTACCGGATTGGTTGTGGATACAGAAGCCTTCACGGCTACAATTGGGGGCGTTAATAAGAACGCGCTTGTTACTACAAAGGACTACCGCTTATATGTGGGGCCGGGAAGAACAACCTTTACAGTAGATGGATCAGCAAGTATAAGTTACTACGATCATTGGTACATATAAAATAAAGGAGAAATATAATGGCTGATACAAAAATTAGCGCTCTTACTGCTGCTTCCTCTGCTCTTGGTACTCAGGAAATTCCTGTCAACGAGGGTGGAACACCAAAGAAATTAACAGTTGCACAGATTCAGACGCTCTTTGGCGGCGTCTCGCCGGACACCCGGCCGTCATCGCCCAGTGCCTATGACAATGAGTTCGACACGCTCTCGGGCTGGACAACGCTCGGCACGCTCGACACGGCGAACGTCACCGACTTCCCGAGCCACGTCCACATCGGGCGGACGGCGGGGGAGTGGCGACTGGACGGCACCTACAAGGCGGCGCCCACGATGCCGTACACGGTGACGGCCAAACTCAGCGACACGACGGTGGGCGCCGACTATCAGTCCGCGGGCATCTTCGTTGGGGAGGCGTCGCCGGGCAAGCTGCTCACTTGGGGCCAATACTGGGAATCCGGCCGCGGATTGAGTCGCCAGATATGGACAGACCCGACAACGCGATTAGACAATGCCGCCTTTGCAGCGGGTTGGCCGCCGTTGTACCTGCGGATGATCGTCACGTCCTCGACTGACGTTGTGTGCCAATACTCCTATACCGGCTTCCTCTGGACGGAGGGGGCCGCCACAATCGACCCGGAGATGACCCTTGCCAGTGTCGGCTTCGTCGTGAGTGACTACTACGGCGCTAAGGTCGAAGCTGCCTTCGACTGGATCAGGTTCGTGTAGTAGCCTGATAAACAAAGTTAATAAGGTCAATTTAATGGCCTAAAACTCAATACAATGGGGATGGTTTGGTTGAATAACATGATAGAAACCCTTGAAGGATATTCAGGGGTTTCTATTTTTATGCCCAAATCAGGTGATTTGTAATGTCTAAATATCTTCTTGAAGACAGTTCTGGTGGGTATCTACTTGAAGATGGTTCTGGCGTTTTATTGCTAGAGTCCGTAATTAGTAGTGTATACGCACAAACTGCTGTACAAGTACTATCTAATCAATCCTATTATGCTCAATCCCAAGGGCAGATATTAGTTACATATCGAAATAGTAGCCAGTCTCGGGTTAAAATAGCTGTAAGTAGTACTTTCCAATCTTATGCCCAAACTAATTCCCAAATTATTTATATTTATACTGCTCCATATGGAAAGGGGCAGGCGCAGGCACAGATCATCTCCTTTGACGTGCCCCAATATGCCCAGTCACAAACTAGTATATTAATTTCCCAACAAGTTTATGCCCAAGCAACTGCTTGGATATCAATCCAGCGGTATACTACTGTATTTCAGGATACGTTTAGTCGTACTACAACTGCGCCCCCATTTGCTATAGGTAATGCCGATACAGGGCAACCGTGGGTCTGGTCAGGTTGGGATACTAGGTGGAATGCAAGTACTACCCCTATATATGTTAATGGCTCTGTGCTGGTTATGCCTATACCTAGTGGGCAAACTTATGACTCCCTATATAATACTGGTGCTACTACAGGTAATAATGATGGCGAGTTCTTTATGGATATATGGATTCCTGCATCCGGTGATAATGGTGCTTATACATATTGGTATGATCGTAACTGGTATTTTCGTGCAACTAATACTGAAACCTCCTACAATATATCAGGCCCCAATAGTAATGGATCATGGCCTATTTCAACTAGAAGTGCTTGGTACACAACACACGTTGTAATAAGTACTACAGATTCCAATCACGTTAAGATACATTTTTGGAAAGTAGGAGATACTGAACCTGTTACGTGGACAGTAATTCAGACCTCATGGCCTGTAAATCAATTAGGCAGCAATAGCCCCGGCCTTCTTGATATCTATGAGTCTAGTGTTAATGAGGCTTCAAAGTTTGATAATATTATTGTTAAGGGTGTTGGCGCGTTCTTATATAATCAATCTAATGCTCAGGTTAACGCTAATATACTTGTCGTATCTAGTGTATTTTCCCAAGCATTAGCCGTAGTAAATCAATCACAGTGGGTTGGACAGGCACAAACAGATATTCTAGTATTTGATAATAATACTTTTTCCCAAACACAGGCATTCATTAAAAAGGGCGCAGGATATGCTAATGCACAAGCATGGCTTGATATTGGCCCTTATAACAGCTATGCATATAAGGTAAAGCAAGACGGTGCTGTAAGCTTTTGGCCAATGGAGGGACCTAAATCTAGTGGCCCACAAGATATTATTGGTAATTATACTCTAACAAAATACTATGATAACTACTTTAATTACGGTTCCCCTTATGGTGGTATAAATCCCCCATATAGACAGGCTCATAGTTTCTATTATTACTACGGATATCTTTATTCCCCAACTTATTCTAGGTTCCAAGGTACCCAATGGACGTTTGAAGGGTGGGTACAATTCTATACGGGTTATGGCATTTCAGGTAAAGCTCCAATATTCTCAATAGGCTCTAGTGTTGTTGTTGGACAGGGCGGAACCACCCCTAACTCGTTGGGTAACTATGTTACTACTATGTGGGGAAGTACCGTTTATAACTCTAATGTTACAGTAGATGCTGGTAACGGATGGTCTTCTTGGTACTATCTTGCTCTTACTTACGATAATGGAACAGTTACTTTCTATGTAAATGGTGTACAAACAAATCAATGGAATGGGTCTTCTGTTGCCGGTAATTATTTCTATTTAGACTACTCACCTTATCAGGGTTCAAACGTTTCTCAAAACTATTACCCTATATATGACAGTATAGCCGCTTATAATACGGTATTAACTTCTGCTCAAGTAGCCGACCACTATATTGCAGGTAAGCTACAGGCTTATGCCCAAGCAGGGGCCTTAATTACTTGGCGTTGGGGATTTGCTGGTGCTTCTTGGTATATATATAACCTGACACCGGGAGCAATGAATATTTTCCAACAGATTAGTCAGGCTGCTGTTGCTATATTTGCTACCACTAATCACTATGCACAAGCAAGAGTAAAAGTAATATATAAAGATACTTCTAAGTCTGCACAGGCACAAGCTGCTTTTAATCCTTTCTATGTCCCAACATTCAATATGGGGTTGTATGTAAATCAGGATGATACTACCTATTACATTGTAAATACACCCGGATGGCCTAACTTTCCTGAATACTCAATGCCTGATAATGCCCAGTGGTGGGCAACAGGAACCTTCGTTGCTGATGTATCGGGTACATGGCAATTCCAAATGTTTGCCGACTATTCAGGGTATCTAAATATAGATGCCACCACTGTTCTAACTGCAAGTGCAGAAGTTGATGGTGGATATGCAACCGGCTCTATCTCCCTTACTGAGGGAACTACGTACCAAATCACTACAAATTGGTATGGGGATTGGACAATAAATGGCTGGATTGTACAATATATGCGACCAGCAGACACATATTGGAACATATTAACCAGTAACAATCCTCCGTGGACTCCCTATTATCTAGGGCTTTCACAATATTCACAGGTTAATGCAGAGATAAGTTCCACCATTGCTCGCAGCCAAGCCCAAGTATACATAAAGGTAACAGATATTGCTGTATCTGGTCAGGCACAATTACAGATCGGTGGATTTAGACCGGGCCAAGCAATTGCGCAAATTGGATACAATGTTCTAGGGTATAGAAAGGCTGTTCTTACTGATAGACCTATACTCTATTATCCGCTAGATGAAACATATTATGGTGGAGAAGTAGCTTATAGTGCTTATAACTTTTATGACGGAGGTTATTTACCAGAATTTGCGGCAGACGGTAATACCGATAATGGTTGGGCAAGTGCAGGCTACACTATAGGTGAGTGGTGGCAAGTAACTTGGGGTGCTCCACAAAGCATACTAACAGTAAAAGTAACTAATAGGCCCGACTATACGTTTGGGTCTGGTAGAATTTTATATAGCAATGGTACTTCTTATAATGTAACATTCCCTTCTACTAGTGGGGAGGTTTCAACCTACACTGCCCCTGCTACAAATGTTACATGGATGCGTTTAATAAGCGATTCGGATGGAAATGGTGATCCTGGATTCTCAGAAGTAGAAGCCTATAATGGGGATGCAACAAATCTTGTTAGATTTGCTTTGGGTGTTTCAGTAGGACAAGAGGCAGGTATTCTTCATACCTTAGTAGGTAGAGGGGATGCTGTTTGGAATAAAAGCGGTGCCACTTTTGGTGTAACTGGTAGCCTATCAAATCAAGGAACATCAATCTTCTGGCCTTATGGTGGTGGGTGGGGTGTAGGGCAATTAAACGCACACAAGATACTAGCTCAACAAATAGGAAGCGACTATGGATGGATTCCTACAACCGTTGGAAGTGCCATTACTGTTGAATTCTGGATGTACTGGACCGGAACAGACGATGTTGCGGCATATTATCTTGGTAGTAGTGGCTCCCCTTGGGGAGGTCTCTATTTCTATGGGGGCAACTACGGATTTAATTCAAATGGTGGAGATATTTACGGTCTTGCCTCAACAGGTCTTGATAATAAATGGCTCCATGTTGCAATGGTATGGTACTCAGGTCAAGACGAAGCAATAGCAAACAAGATTTATATTAATGGGGTTTCGCAAGCTCTATCGCAAGTGAGAGGGTCCCGTACTGCCAGAACCTTTGGGCAAGATGTGTGGTTAGGTTATGACGAATACTCATGGAATGGTGGATTGGATGAATTTGCGATCTTCGATCACGAACTGTCTGCCGGTCAAATTCTCACACACTTCCAAGCCCGAACAACGCGCCCTCCACAAACGTACAGTGGGTTTGGTCAGGCACAATTCTGGTACCTAACCCCTGTTGTAACGGGACAAGCACAGACTCGGATTAAGCAAACATATCCGTTAATGAGTATGGATACAAATTATGCCCTGACTACTATGGGTGCTACAGCAATAGATTCGATGGGGCAGTTAACCCCGATAAACGTTATAGATGGAAATGACGCCGGACCAGTGTGGGAAATCTTTGGTCCTCAAGCCTATTTCGAGAACGGTGTCTGGATTCAGGATGATGAATGGCTACAAATAGACTTTGGGCAAGATAGAACTGTTAACTATTACCGAATAGTTCCAGTTAGGTATGATGCTACTGTAAGTTTACAGTATTGGGATGGTGCTTGGCAGGAGCTTATACAGGGTATATCGTTTAACGTAGGAATCTTCGATCCGATTGATGCTTCAAAAGCTATAGCAGGGGAGCTACCTTCTATAACAACAAGTCTTTGGAGATTACTGGTAGATAATCTTGGTACAAATAATGGGGTATCTATTCTAACGTTTGAGTTAGGATTTGCTACAGTTAAATCTGGAACATTTGCTCAGGCACAAGCATCCTTTGGACACTTTGCTGTAGGACAAGCTGGAACCCTCTTGTGGCCCGCTTTTGGCCTTACCGCCTTTGGACAGGCCCTAGTAACTATTATCACTACGTACCAAACGAGCAGTCAATCCAATACATGGGTAATCCCACCTACAGTAACAGGACTTACCACTGTTGATATTTTACAAACATTTAATACATATAACCAAGCAAATACTTGGATTATACCCCCTACTGTTATTGCTAATGCGCAAGCACGGATAATAGCTTATGATGTTTCTCAATTTGGGCAGGCTAAGGCTAGGGTATTGCAAACATATGTAAAGACAGGTTATGCAAAGGTATGGATTACTAAGCCACAATGGGCTGGACAGGCCCTAGTAACTATTTTGGATAGGAGACACGGTAAAAGCTATGGTCAAACCAAAGTTTATATAGGCCACTTCCAATTTGCTAGTACCCAAGCATACATTACCAAGAACTGGAAATGGGCGCAAGCAAAAGCTCTTATTAGAGGGGTAGGTATACAGAGATACGCACAGGCAACTGTATATATTTATCCTTGGCCTAGTTCCCAAGTACAGGCAGCTATTAGGCAAACCTATAGAGAAATTGGCGGGGCGGTAGCACTATTAAATACAGGTCTAGAAACAGCGCAGGCACAAGCAGATATGGTGCAAACCTATTATTCGGAGGGTAATTCACGAGTTTGGATTAAACAAGTATACTCTCCGATTGCACAAGCCTTGGCAGTGTTGTTTGAGAGACATTGGGTAGGGGCACAAGCCAGAACGCGGATATCCAAGCAATACAAAGTCACAGGACAAGCTATGGTTTGGGTAGGGTACCATAAGTTTAGTCAGGCCCAAGCACGCATAATAGCCTTCAATGTCCCTAAATTTGGCCTAGCAGCGGGTTATATAGTAGTGGGACAGGCTATTCCCCCCGGTATAGGGCCAACTAGTGACTATTATACATATCTTGTGCGATTCAATGGTCACGACTTGCCGGGGTATGCCCAGTCAGAATCCTACTCAAATGAAGTAAGTCTTAACTCATATCCTGCACCATATATTGATGGTGCATTATCTGAAGATACAGGGCTTAAAAATACTGTAATAACAATAGAAATGCTTGTATGGGAACCAACCTATGAAGCATGTAAGGATAAGGTTAGATTAGCAGCTACAATTATGCGGTCAGCACGGGGATTTGCTCCGCTATATATACAGCATAGAGATAAGTACTATTTAGCCATTGCAAACTCTTTGGCTGTTTCAAAGCAGGTACCAGAGAGTTCTACAATTCTAAAGTACACTCTAACATTCGAGGCACGTCCAGTTAAAATAGATAGTTAAGGTAAGGGTGAATACGATTCTACAGATTAGGCTTTCGTTACCAAATTTTGCCAGCGGGGTAAGCTTTGTAGACCCGGTAATTATTGAGCGGGCGGAAAATGTTTCACTAGTTAAGACAGTAAGCTCTAGTGACGAAACTATTACATTTGAGATGCCCCTTAATGATCCCAAGATGCAGTATGTTACTTATATCCGTTGGTGGGAATGTTGGGATACAGATACAAACGTGCGACTAAATTATGGGCCAATTACTGCAATTAGTTATACTAGTGGACAAACTAAAAAGATATCTGGTCCCGGTAGATCGGCCTTACTGGAAGAGTTTTATAAGAGCACCCAAACATTCTATTATCCAATTAACCAGTTCTTTGATGACCTGCGTTACGAAAATATTGCTGGTGAGCCTCGTACTTCAACTATCATTAACAAGGCTACTAGTTCTGATTACTACGGCTTAAGTCTACGTACCAAAGATTTTGCCATTGATGAGCAAACAGGGTTTATCTCTATTGGTAGAGATACGCCAGAGCGAGGAACAAAAAAGAGCGATGCTTTCTGGACAGGGATAGACAAAGCAGATTATCTTACAGTTAATCTAGGGGACAAGTATACCATTTCTAAAGCCCTAGTGTTACTTCCTTGGTGGGGTGGGCCAACAGTTTGGAATACTAGAACATACGAGTGGGATTGGTCACACTCAGATAGTCCTGATAGCGGATTTACTACTGATTTTACTACTGTTGGACCTCATGATGGTGCTTGGATGGACCCGGCTATTGGTGGGACACCTATTTACTATGGGGGGGAAACAGGATTTGATAATCATCAGATAGCGGTAGATGGGGATGCAGTAGAAGCACAATATTGGAAGGTAAATATAAGGGATGCACATGCTTGGTATGGAAATGCCCTAGCTGGTGTCTCTTCTGATGAGTGGGGTTGGGAATGTGGGGAAAGTAATGTGCTGTTTGGAAATAGTGCTATTTCCCCAACAGTAAGTGGGGGAATTATTCCTAAAACTGACTTAAATCCATCAAGTAACTGCCATGCTTCGGTAGTAGAATTAGGTGTATATAGAAAAATTCTAGGTAGGGATAACATCCCTAACCTAGCATACCACCAAATACAAGATGATAATAGACAGATTACTTATTATCATGTACCCGACGCTAGTGAAATGATTAGTGCTGGTTCCGGTACTAAGTTTGAACCGGGTGGATTTTTTAGAAGGGTTACATACACATCTGGTGGGGGAAATATAGTAAAGAGTGAGTTTAATAATATTTTATATACAGGTGGAAGTTATACCTTATCGTGCCCCGCTTATTCTAGACTGCTGTTATTTAGCGATGCCTCTACCCAAGTAACGCAAGCTGACGCATGGATAAGTACTGTAGATGCCTTTTCTTATGGGGGAAGTTACTCCCACACTATTGTACAGAATGATACGGCTGTTCTACACTTTAGGGGAGTCTCACTAAAATGGTTTGCCACCATACCCGAAGGCTCTACAGCAGGTCGAGTATCCATTGAATTGCGATCCAAGGATGGTGCAGGTATATGGACTGACTGGGACACATTAGAAGCTGGTCTTACGCTTCCTGTAGGTGTTTCAGCAGAAAAGGTCTATGAGATAACCTATGAGTCTGCTCTACTTCAAGACGACACAAATTATGAATTAAAAATTACCAATCTAAATGGTGGTTATGTATCTATTGATGCCTTTGCAGGATATTGGTCAGCCTCTTTCTCAGAAATTAATGAGGATGATAATAGGTTTGGAATAGCGGCGCTAACTGAAGCAACACAGCTTTTTAATTCAGCAGACTCCTTCGGTAGTGTATATGAGTTTAAGGATGTAGGGCATGTTGCGAAGATGGGCTTCACCTTTACAGGGGATAGGATTATTGTTTATGCTAAGAAGGGTCCGAACTCTGGCAAGATTCAGGTATTCTTATGGAATCCCTTTGGACCGGGTACGTATCCCATTCCCGGTGGGGAAGCAGATGGCTCACTCATAGTTGACCTACAGAGTGCCTATGAGGTTCCACAAGTGGTCATCTTTGATTCTAATGATTTCTTTACTGATACCGGCTTACCTTGGGCACATCACCAACTTTATATTTGGAAACCGGATGATACTGCTCCTATGTATGTAGATGGCCTAGGGGTTCATGAGACAAGCGGACTTAGCGTTAAGTTTGTAAACACAACACATCTAGAGATACTAAAAAATACATGTGAAGCACTACAACTAGAGTGGGATGTAACGGAAAACGGTATTTTAGTTGTCCCAAGAATTGGAACGGATACAGATGTAATCTTTGCAGAGGGCAGGGGAACTACGATTAGTATCCAAGATGATGAGGATTCTAGCCAAGTAGCAACTATGCTTATATCTTCAGGCTCAGATATTGATGGATTACCCTTAACAACGGTAGTAGAGAACAAGGTAACTAGAAAGCTGTTTGGAAGAACCATTCAGCGTTTGTATGACTTTAGAAATATTGGAGATTACTTTACACTTATTGGGGCATCTAGAGCAGAGTTATTAAAGCGTAGAACACCGCAGAAGAAAATTATAGTTACCTATGCCCCCGGTCCCCTACCTGTAAACTTAGGTGATAGTTTTATAGTCAAGAACACTGATTTGGAAGTTCGTGTTAGAGCAATAACAATTACAAGGAATCAATCTTCCAGTGCGGGTACAGACTATTCAATGGAGTGTATAACATGGCCGCAGATCATATAATAAGAGTTGGGAATAAGATAAGGCGCTTTCAGGATGAGACAAGGGATACCACTAATTACATTGCTGAAAATCTTAACCTGATAGAAAAATCAAACGACTTACTTGGTGTTCTATACCCTTATACCCTGGAATTTAAAATATATGGGGGCGGTAGTGCCTATCTAACTTTAACCTTTTACGAAAAATTTAGGTCGCTTAGAGCAATTCACCCTGCGGGTGTACTATGGACAAAGTAAAAGATACAGGCCAGAAAATAGATAAGATACGTAAAGAATCGGGACTTAATGCTAAGCGTATATCTGAAAATTTTCTACAGCCCCACAGAACAGTAGAGAACTTTAATAAAATTACCCCTCATCTAACTACGTTTACTGCAACCCCCGGTTCATCTGCAATATTAAACCTTAAAGTAACAGAGTTTCCTATACTCTGCACAGTTAATCCTCCACTTCTTCATATTTCTACAGACGCAGCCTTTAGCTACTCTAATCCGGGTAGTGTAACAAGTCTCGCTAGTAGCAACCTAATAGACCCCCCTAATAACGATTTTGTACTAGCAGGGGGTGGGGTACAAGTACCTGTAGATGGTTGTTATAGTGTGTTTTGGACTTCTAATGCGTGGGGGATGGGATATTTTGATGATAAGGTTGTTAATGTAACAATAACAAGAATACGTGGGGGTTCCGTATATGGCATTAGAACAGTAGGACAAACTCCTACTGGTGTCCTTATTCTATTCGGTCCGGGGATTTATTGTTATGCCCCTGCCTCACCAGTATGGGCGGTTGTAGAGTGCATGGCGGGGGATATTATTTCTGCTGCCTTGACAGAAAATGATATAGGCCAAACGTATCCTTGGATTGGTGGTGGACTCGGGGGATTCTTCAGCGCCGGTTTAGGCGATAGTAACATGTTAATTACTCTAATAGCGGAGTTTGAAACGTAATGAAAAGATTAGATCAATTAGCCAAAGGAATTTCTAACACACGAAAAGAAGCAGCTTTAAATACAAGGCAGTATCAGACTAATTTTCCACTTGTAGAAAGAAAACTTGACATACTATCAAATAATAATAGCTATACTTTAGAATTTCCTCTGACCAAAACCAACCATTCCGCACTTCTTACCATAAATATAAAACCAGATAATTGCTGTGAGTGTGAGCCGGGAGCCGCAACAACGGGCAGAGATTGCGAAGGTTACTTTAAGGCGGAATCATTTGGACCCCCTGATGCACTGGATTACGAGTTTAATAAGCCCTATCCAGCTATATACGAAGGGGATGCTACTCCTGCTTGGGAATATAACGTATGGGAGCCTACAACAACTAGAACTCATATGGGGCTAATTCAAACAGGAGCTAATTTTAACTACGGGTATCAAAGTCCCTTTGTTGTTCCTATATATCAGCCTTTTGATGATATTGCAGGCTACTCTATTGCCCCTAATGGAAGGATAAAAATACCAACTGATGGTGTCTACTCAGTTTTGTTCCAGTGTACCATAGGGGGAACAGCTATGAGTGACGCAGCCTTCTTTACTCAGTCAATTAGGGTAGATCGCTCAGATGCTTATCCCCTTATAGAAACCTTATCAAAAAAGATTTACTCGGTAGCCAATAATAAGCTTTCTTTTCCTACTAACTCTATTCTATACGCTACGTGCGTTAATCTCTATCAAGGCGATACAGTAGCGGGCTGGGTAGAAATTAATGATATTGCTGGATTTTCTGTTGGCTCCGGCTGGGGGGACGAGCAAAATAATACCCATATTAATTTGCTAGGAGTAGGTTATGGTTATTTAATAGGGCATGTTTACGATATAGCTAGTGGTACCCCATTAACGGGGGTAGCTATGTCATTTAGTAATCTGTTTGGTGGTCACGCTACAACAGATGAGTTTGGAGGTTATGGTTTTTATAGCCTAGCCCCCGGAACGTACTCTGTTACAGCAACTTATGATGGCTACATAACCCAAACACAGTCAGCAACAGTTAGTTTTAATAATATAACAGAGTTAGATTATAACCTTACAGGGGGTGGTTAATTTGGCCTATCCGAGTGGCTTGAAAATATACATTGATGGTCAAGATGCAACTTATTTCCTTTTTAATTCTAATACGTTTAATCCTACATCAGAGAGAAACATTCTTCGTGATATAAACATAACCGCGTTCTTACGAAAGGCTACTTCTCCTATGAAGATAAAGGATCGTAATTATAAAGGGGACGCTGGAAATTCCTCTGTACACACAATCGAGATTACTGCTGAGGATGGAAACGGCCGCGTGGAATGTCGTGTTGAAGTTAGGTAGGTAATGTGATACAATGATTAAGTGGCAAATAGCGTCATCAATGGACCGAGACTATATACTTGAACTGGCAAAGTCCAAGGGGTGGCTTGAACAGCCTCCTAGGGTACAGGTAAAGAGGATACGGATGGATGAAGTATGGTGGGTAATAGAGCCTTATGAAGATGACTGCAACTGCCCTGATCTTGTTTATCCGGGGAGTTATGCATGAGTGGTTTAAAAATTCTGTGGGTGGGTGATTCGCCTACAGTCAACACAGGCTTTGGGGTTGTTAGTAAAAATATACTAAAACAATTACATAATAGGGGATACAAAATTACCTGCCTCGCGGTGAATCACCACGGAGAACCATACAATAGGGAAGAATTCCCTTATGATATTCACCCATGTGAGAGTGGCGGGGGACCAGAAGGGATATATGGTATGAACAGGTTGTGGCATATACTGCCCCAAGTTCAGCCAGATTTACTATTCCTATTCAATGACCCTTGGATTATTCGTAGTTACTTAGAGCATCGTCCTGACAATATCTCTGCCCCCTACTTGAAGACCGTGGGCTACTATCCCGTAGATGCTGGCCCAATAAAGCCTGACACAGCCCGTTTACTAAGCGAAGAATTAGATGCTCAGGTCTGTTACTCCCACTATGCCGAAAGAATTATCATAGAGGCAAATGATGGGAAGCGTCCAGATAATCTTCATCAAGTATATCATGGGGTAGATACCAAAGTTTATCGCCCCCTTAATCAACAAGCTGTTAGAGAAGAGTTAGGAATTCCCCTCGATTCGTGGGTTGTTGGAATGGTAGCAAGGAATCAGTATCGCAAGAGGTTTGATATCCTTATAAGTGCCTTCGCAAAGTTTGCCAAGGACAAGGATGATGCTAGACTATACTTACATACGGTGCTATCAGATGTAGGTTATGATATCAACGACTTAATAAATCAGTTTAAGATAGGGGGTAAAGTCATACTTACACAAGGTATGAACTCTCCTGCTAAGGGTGTGTCAGATACCGAGTTGAATCTTATCTATAATTCCTTCGATGCTAACGCACTGATCAGTCTTGGAGACGGTTTTGGACTTCCAGTAGCCGAGAGTATGGCCGTTGGATGCCCACAAATCGTAAGTGACCATTCATGTTTGAAAGAGTTAGTAGAGGGTCATGGCGGAATTACCGTTAAGAACGCTGCTTGGTTACTCCACACTGCCGGAATAAATACTTGGGGTGGGGTAACAGATGAAGATGATCTTGTGGCTAAGTTAGAGTGGGCTTATAGCCATAGAGATATTATGAGAAAGTACGGAGAAGAGGGGTACAAATTTATTATGAAAGATCAATTTAATTGGAACGAAATAGGGGATAAATTCGATTCTATAATCAAGAATCTATTCCACATTATAAATTAGGGGGTGAAAAGTATGGTTCAAGCAAAAAATATTTTAGACAGATCGGCGCAGTTTCAATGGGATAGTGATTCTAATTGTAAAAGCACTAATTGTCGCCCTACTTCAGAAGCTATGATAGCAGGGTACTATAAAGATACACATATTTCTCCTAACAGTATGCGACAAGCTATGGGCTATTCTAGCTGTGGCGGAACAGATACGGTCCACGGAGTAGCAGGATTGCAGCATTTTGGTGTTACTGCTTCATGGGGGCAATTAACATCTGCACAAGTTATATCCAAGGTTAATCAAAATATTCCTGTAGATTTAGCGGTACTGTATAGCAAGATTCCAAGAAGCTATGTACAGGATACAGGTTTCTATGGACTACATTCAGTAGTCGCGTGTAAAAGGGCACTCTCAGGAACAACATATGGGTTGTTTGTTCGTGATCCTGATAGATGGGGTACGGGACAGGTAGACCACGTATTTTGGCCAGATAGTATCTGGATACCAGCATTTGCTGGTTCTAATTATGTAGCAGTGTGGCCTAATAATACTAAGGTAATTACAGTAGCTACAGCAGCAAATTATAAGTTAACTATAGCTGCTAATACAAATGTAATGTTTGCAAGTTTAGGTACAGGAGGATGCATATCAGGGTGGTCTTATTATAAATGGGGACCAACTGCAAGTGCTGCACCAGCACAAGCACCTATAGTTAGAAAAGGATGCTCATCTGGTAGCGCCACTACAGCTTACGTAACAGCGGGAGTATTCGCAGGAAAGCATGTAAGAATTGGTAATGGAACTAATATAGTAAAAATATAAGGTGGTGATATATTATGCCAAGTTTATTTGGCTGGTTAGATTCAATTCCGTGGTGGAGAGATTTATCTTATCCTGTCAAGGGTGCGCTACTAAGGGCACTAAAATCAGGTCTATCAGTAATTGTAGGAATTCTTTTAGCAGCAGCAACGGGTGGAGTACTATTTCCTGTAACATATAGTCCTTTAATAGTTTTAGTTGTTACAATGGTTCTACAATCTATTGATAAATTCTTACGAGAGACACAGGTTGTAAATGAGGTTAAGGCAACAGATTCGACTTTGGGACCCGTAGTGGGGGAGAATACTGTGGTTAACACGGATGCTACTGTGGTTACACCAAAAGTCTAAGGGGAATTAATTATTGTTGAACTAATCCCTACAGATTGCTATACTGTGCAATATAGAGCAGAGTAACACTACTCTGTACAGGATAAAGAGAGGTTCTTATATATAAATATATATAGGGGCCTCCTTTTTTCCAAATCTGACCGTGAAAGAAGGTGATGCGATTGACTTGAACCTCGCCCCGCGCAAAGTGTACTATCCAAAGGAAGCCCCGGCTAGTGGGCCAAATGATCAGCTAAAGGAGACAGCGTAATGTCATTCTCAGACGAACTACAAACAAAATCTTTCGATGAAACTAGAAAGCGCACAGGCGCTCAGTATGTAAAGTTTACCGAAGACCACCGTACTGTCCTACGTATTCTTGATACACATGCAAGAACCGTATGGAAGCATTGGATTGGAGAAGCCAATGGTGGCAGGGGCATGATGGCAAACTGCCCAAATACTCCGAGTAACCGTATCTGTCCGGTATGTAAGCAGATTGATGGGCTATCAAATGATGATCCTACCAAGATGGAGCGTAAGGCAAAGCGTCGATTTATTGTTAACGCATTAGACAGAACTCCAACCACAGTATGTACCTCCTGTAATACAGTTGTATCTGGAAAGGTTTGCTCTAACTGCCAAGCCAATCTTAAGAAGAACGATTTTGTTCCGCTGAACAAGATCAAGATTCTTGAAGGTGGACCGAACCTATTTAACCAGACACTTAATGCTGTTGAAAAGATTCAGGCTGAGGATTTTGAGGTTGATATCACCGGCTATGATATTAATTTCACATCTACTGGTAAGTTGCGTGATCGAAAGATTGCCGCGCTGCCACAAAGTCCGTCTGAATTGTCAGAGGATGCATTAAATGATCCCGAGACAGATGAGCCGCAGAAGATTTATGATCTTGATTTACTTTCAGAGCCTACTCCTGTGGAAGAGATTGAAGCCATGTTGCGTGGTGCAACAATGGACGAACTAAACGCTCTCCGTGGAGTGGTACCGACTCCTTTCTAATTAGAGGCTAGCCATGACAGAGGATACAAAAAAATCTCTGTCACAATGGCGCTTTGAGATAAAAAGATTTGGAAAGCCTATTTGGAGTAAGTTCTATACTTCCCAAGTAGGCTTTCCAGTATCTAATTATCCTAGATTCTATCAGGCTCTTAATCGTTATGGGGAATCTATTCTCTTTGAGGCAATCCTATCTTCATCTGATCGTACCTTTGATAATGATCCTTTAGCCTACGTGCTAAAGGTAGCGTTTAATAAGTGGAAAGAGGCAGAGGATGAGGCGGATGCTAGTGAGGAATACGAAGAGGAAATAACCAAGGCAAAGAAAGAGAGCCGTCGCCAAAGTGACGCATTACAGAAGAGATTAGAGAAGGCGCGGAGAGTGAAGAGTGATAAATAAGTATGACCCATCGGATTGCCCCAAATGTGGTGATTGGCGTGACGGTCCACAATCTGATTGTGCTAATTGCGGTTATCATGGGCACCGTGCTTCCGAAGAGGATGATCGTGGTGGAGCAATGGACGCAAAGTGTATTGATTGTGGAGTAGTAATTTGGCGTTCAGGCTTTGGGCTTGTTGGTCCGTGGAGGGTAAAAATTGATAAACGAGATACCATTTAACGAAGAGATGGAGCGGGCATTAGTTGTAGGCGTGTTACAAGACCCTTTGATCCTCCCGAAGATTATAACAGTAGTATCATCGGATGATTTCTTTAAAGAAGTCCACAGAGAAATATTTCGGGCTATAGAAAATAGCGAAACAATAGATTCTCTTACCATAAAGAACGCATTGAAGCCAGAGACAAAAGAATACTTTCAGAAGTTAGTAGACAATGCAGATAGGTTGCTTCCCAATATTTCTAATATCTTCTATTACGCAGAAGAAATCCGGGGCAAGTCAAGGTTACGATCTGGTATCGAATTGGGTAGGCAGATAGCAACCTTGTGCTATGAGGAAGCATCATCCGAAGAGGCGATGCACAAGTTAGAGGAAATGTTCTCATCATTCTTGTCACGTCAGGTAGTTAGCGACTACTTAGTGTCTACTAAGGAAGCGTTTGTCGAGTTTACAAAAGAGATTCACGAAAGAATTAAGAAGAAGGCTACGGGTATTGAGACAGGGTTTAATCAGATTGACCTGTTAATCAACAGACTAGAAGATTTAGTAATCCTAGCAGCCCGGCCCGGAATGGGAAAAACAGCACTAGCAATCAACATCGCTAGAAATGTAGCAGTAAGTAAATCTGTTCTGTTCTTTTCATTAGAGCAGTCTAGGGACCAGATATTTGAAAGAATTCTGGCAGCGGAATCAGAAGTAAATCATGAGGACATTAGAACTGGTGCATTTATTGCTGAACCGAAGGATAAAGAGAAGGTAGAGAAGGCGCAGGAAGCGCTCCTAAAGGTATTCGAAAGAATACATGTAGACGATAAGCCCGGCGTTAACGCCGCGTATATTGCCTCAGTTGCTAGACAAAAGAAGTATGAGTGGGGAGAGATAGGATTAATCATTGTTGACTATCTCCATATCATGCGCATGAGCGATAAGTTAAACACGGTAGAGGCTCTTGGAGAGGCTACTAAAGACCTTCGCAATCTAGGTAAGGAACTAGGTTGTCCGGTCTTGCTACTTGCACAGTTATCACGTCAGAATGAGAACCGGGAAGTTAATAAGAAACCTAATAAGCGGCCACAACTGTCAGACTTACGTGCTTCGGGTGAAATCGAACAGACAGCAGACATTGTAATGTTTCTCTATCGAGATAGTTACTATGATCTAGCAGGGATGGGTCCAGAAGATGACTCAATGGAAGTCATCGTGCAGAAGCATAGGAATGGACGCACAGGTATAGCAACAATTAGATGGCTTCCTCGCTTTGTCTTGTTTAAAGACTTTTAACGAGGTAGATTATGTATAATAAAAATCAAAGGGTAAGGAAGCAGTATAAGTGCAGTATATGTAGTAAGGTATATTACCGATGGCAAGCAATGTGTTCTGCTTGTAAGAAGGCAGGAACATTAGAAGTTGATAATCAGATTGTTCCTAAAGTTAAAGCATCTCCATCACAAAGATCATTGATACGAAGATCAAAGCAGTCGGAGCGTGATATTGGTAAGAGAATGCTGGATGCCGATGGGCCTGATCCTATGTTCTCTAAGATTGCCTCTTCTACAGGAAGGGTAGGGCACATTACAAGCCTTAGATTTGATACTGTTTCTAGGACATACGCAACAGAGAATAAGAATAGGAAGTTACCTGTCTGGCTAATTAAAGCATGGATACTGATCCAACAACGGGCACACGATTTTAATAAGAACGCTCTGCTACATATAGAGCCACCTAACCTTCCAAAAACTGTTCCCATTAATGGGCAGCAGCTAAAGATGGGAAATATGGCTATCATAACTCAGGAGCATCATGAAGAATTAATACACCATGAACAGGCACTAGCAGCAGTGATAGGGATTTTACAGGAAGAAACATCTTCACTTAACGACAAGTTCTCTAGGATCACCGGCTACCTATTAACTAGCGACCATCTAAAGAAATAAATCGGGAGTTGCATTGTACGCCCTGTTCTGCTAGAATAGGGGGAGCCAGAAAGGGCAAAGAAGAAAAGGAGCAGCAAATGAAAGAAGACGATAGCAGGGTTATCGTATTGCTTGATGACTTGCTACACGACCTGAGGTACCAGATCAATGCAGCCGATAGCGGCGATGTGATCCGGCTAATTTCAACACTGGAGAATTTTTTCGCAGATATTCTAGCTACGCTTAACGAAAGGACGTGAAATGAAATACAAAGCTGATATTGAAGTTGGAAATATATTTGGTTGGGCGGATGAAAAACGTCCCATGATCTTTATAAAGAAGGGAAATCACATACTTATTCATGATGGATACTTTCTTGCACGTAAGCGCCCCCTACGTTGGTGGCACGTAGCATCTTGGTATCGTGTATGCAAAGCCCTTTGGAAGATGCCTTTTGTGGAGGAAAGCAAGCCACTAAAGAGGGGGGTATAAATGGAGCACATTAGGTTCGGAGACTATATTGGCAGAATGCTGCACTACTTCAAAGGGGATATCCGTTTCTATGGTGTTATCACAAGCAAGTGGGGCTTTGGCGCTATTCATTGGATACGAAAGGATGATGAATGAAGATAGTTTATATTGCTCATGCCCTAAGTGGAGCATGGGATGAAGGTATTTTAGCAGCCAAGCAGTATGCTTTACGAGCAGCGGTTCTTGGGTACATGCCTATTGCTCCCTACATTCTTATGGACGGCGTTTTGGATGACACGGATATACAGGATAGAAACCTTGGGATGCAGTTAGATTTAAAGCAACTTACAAACTGCGAAGAAATCTGGCTCTGTGGGGAAAGAATTAGTAATGGTATGGAGAAGGAGCAAGAGTTAGCAGCCCTAATACATCTTACAGAAAAGAGATTTCTTAGCCCATCGGAGTGTGTATGAAAATCTGCGAAGACTTTTGGGATGAGTTTCTTGTTACAGCGAAGATGCTGTATTACATCGATAAGGAAGCAGAGGTCTATGACGTATTCGAATTTATCCGCTCTCACCAGCAGGGTGCAAGTCCCTACGGTGTAAACTTTCTAAAGCGGATCGATGGGGAGATTGAGAAAGAGGAAGGACCATTTGAATATCACGGACTTATGGGATGAGGTAGAGACTTATCTTAGGCAAGTGAATGTGCATGAGGATGGAGAACACGTGTGGACTAACTACCAGAACGTGGTAGCCATTATCATGCGCCTACAGGAGATACACAATCAACTAGCACTAATGGAAGTAAAGAGTGAATCTACTGTAGAGATTAAAAGGTTTCGCACTATGATCGTTGATCCAACCATAGAACGTTTGGAAAAGGTAGCAGCGTTTGAGTCCCGCAAAATGACGGGCAAATCAATTGAAGCACAGTTAGAAAGGTAAAGAAATGCAAACAGCCATGCGGAACACGGATCGAGTAGTTGTTGAAATGGATACCGCCAGTCGTTATAGCTATGTTATCAAGAAGCCAGTTGTTCGGGTAGAAATTTTAGACCTAGAAACAGGTTTACATGCTAATGGTAATGCTCGGTGTACTCCCGATGATGATTGGGACGAAGATTTTGGTATTAGCCTTGCTACTACACGGGCAACTAAGCGGCTTTGTGGTAAGCAGGAAAAGTATTTAGTGCGAAGTACAGACTAGGAGATGCTGTTTATGGCGAGGGAATTATCCAAGACTAAGATTGGCAAGCATTCTATGAATGCTTTTAGACTTACAAGCTTGGCTGGCCAATTAGGTCGCCAAGGGGTAAAAGGGCCGGTGGAATTATTTGATAAGGCGTCTAAGCCCCCTCGTCCAAAGAAGAAAAGAACGCCTAGGGCGAGGGCTAACTAATGCAAAGAAGGTTCCCCATTGGATTCTTTACGATTTTTGGAGAGGCACTAGCAGCCAAGACCAAGGAAATGTTGGAGAATCCAAACAACACATATCAGATCAGAAAGAGTTCGACGGGAGGCAAGAAAGGTAGCTCTGCCGCCCCTAAAGATGTATTTAATTTGGTGCAAAGGGTAACAGCCAGTGAGGCTGATCAGGTTATCCATACAGCACAGAAGTTGAAGAGAAGGAAGAAACACCGTGTCAAAAATTACCAAGGCTAATTATAAAGCTATGACGGACACCCCCGGTAAAATCCAGTTGATTGCAGCCAACAGCATGTATGAGACTGTTATCTCTGATTCCTTGCAGTCTCTTTATAAGAGTGGTAGTAGGGTGAAGGCGCAGTTTTCCTTCAATGCAAACAAGCTTAACGTGCATCCGCTTACATACGTGTTCCTTGTTATTGGTGGGGATATTACGGGAAGCTATTTATTGAAGCCCTCGATCACGGATATCACTGCTGTTCGTGCTCTCAATGTAGAGTGGGAGATTTAAATGGGCTACCAGCATTGTATCTGTGGTTGTGATAGTAAGTATGAGCGGAGTCACATCGAACAGTATCTCAAAGGCTCGGATCAAATGATTGACGATGATACTGAGCGCAAGGGGTTTAAATCAGGCATTCAAAGTGCCCTTAACGAATTGGATATGATGATGCCAGCAGAAATTAAGAAGCAGCAGGAATGCCTCTGGCCGGAATTCGGATGTGCTTACCTTCAGAAATTTTGGCCGGAGGGAGTTAAGGCTAAGGAAGAACCAATGCCTAAGGAAACAATGTGGGAGCCACAAATGCAAGAGAAAACATTAGTAGAAAAGGGATGGGAGTACGCAAAAATGTTATCAGATAGAGAGGATCAGGACCTATTCGGTATACTGGTTGGCCCTGATAGGTATAAATTTAAGGTTGAGGTTTGGAAAGGTGACTGGAATAGTTGTCCTCCCGAAGAGGAACCTATCGAGTTAAAGGTAACTCGTGCAATGAGTTGGAAGCTTAATGATTGGAATAACGATGAGAGCGGCGGTCCGGGCCTATTGTTTTCCTCTGTATTTGAGACTCCGAATGGAAAGCCTTATACCTTTAATGTTGTTATTCCTAAGGGTGATTTAATTAAGGCACTAGCAACGTTAGAGAGAGATTAATGGTACATGCTCGCTATTAATGAGCAGTTAGAGATTGCCTATTTAGCAGGGTTTTTTGATGGGGAGGGCTGTATACTTATAGCCAAAACTAAAACTAAGTTAGGTAGAGCCTCTTATGAATTAAGAATTGGTGCTACCCAAGTAGATACTAGACCGATATTGCTATTAGAACAACAGTTTGGGGGGCTAGTTAGAAAAAGGACTTATAAAAATCAGCCGAAATGGAATGATCAGTATACGTGGAACCAAGTTTCACAAAAGGCTGCTTACACATTAAAATTACTACTACCATATTTGGTGGTGAAGTATGATCAGGCTGTATTTGCCCTAGAATTTGCTAATGTATGCAGTACTTATCATGCTAAAGTAAAGACAGAAGAGGATTTAATTTGGTTCGAGGAACAAAAACGAATCCTTTCTAAGATGAAAGGAAGACTATAAGATGGTTACACATGTAAGCTATAGTTGGCTTCATACTTTTGCTTGTCCATATGCAAATTTCCTAAGGTATGACGGAAAATTTCGTGGGTCTACCACTAGATTCCTTGCCTTAGGAAGCGCATTACACTTGGCGTTAGAGCTATGCCATACACCTGAAAAGGACTTCAATCTAACAGGAGCAATTAAAACATTCAAGACAGAGTTTAGTCGTATTATTCAGGATGAAGAAGTATTCATTACGTACCCTAATATGATCAAGGCCAATGCAGAAGGTGCAGAGATGCTTGGTCTGTATCAGCATGGGCTAGACACAGGAAAGATTAATCCAATCCTCATTGATGTAGAGAAAGAGTTTGCTATTCCATTTGAGGGTATTGAGATTGTGGGTAAGATCGACAAAGTTGAGGGAACGGAAGACGGTTCAGGATATAGTATCGTGGACTACAAATCAGGAAGTAAGAAGCCTGATCCTTGGTTCCTAAATCACAATCTACAGTTTACCGCTTACGCATGGGCTGGTTTGTTGTCTTATGGGGATTTGCCACAGAAATTAGTGTGGCACCATCTACGTACAGGAGAATTACTAGAGACTACAAGAACCCTACAGGATATTGAAGAGTTAAAGCAGATGATCCGTGACACACAACATATGCGGGAGCAGGGTATTCGTTACCGTGTCTACCACGAGCAGGTATGTGGGTGGTGTGAATTCAAGGGACCAGTCTGTGACGATAGAGAGCTAGAGAAGAAGATTCTAAATGGCCAGAAAACTTCTACCCGCCGATGAGTACCAAAGGATATTAGATAGTCAGGAAGGCTATTGTGCAATTTGTAGAATGTATAGATGTGGACACCCTTTGCGCCCGGATTATGACGCAGATGCCAAAATCGTTAGAGGTCTACTTTGTGATCGCTGTTCTCGTATTATATATACTCTGTGGGAAAGTCCTACTGTCCTGCGTCAAGCAATTGGATATCTAGAGAAGTTTGGATGTGTCTAAGATTAAGTGTAGCCATCCCCTACCTCTTATGAAGTATGGCTACATTCGTTGGTGCGTTACATGCGGAAAGTGGTGGAACATAAATGGATAATCTACCCAAGCGATTAGAGCCTTACTTTAAGATAGCCCTAAAGGAAACTGATAAGTCTCCCTGCGTAAGACGTAAGTATGCAGCGATGATTGTTTATGATTGGTATGGTGACATTGGTGACGAGGGAACTGAATGGAATCCTTGGCATCTAGCATATAATGAGGGAGTAACTAATCAATGTAAGGATCACTGTATTCGTGATCGTTACTCGACTGTTCATGGGCAAAATATGGAACGTGGAGCAGAAATCCATGCAGAGCAAGCCGCTCTGATCAAGGCAGGAATTCACCACCTTCATTCTTATTTTCTTGTTGTAGGAATAGGTAAGGAAGGAGTGGAATTGCTTGGTAATTATAATCTTCCTTGCCATGCTTGTGCGGTAATGTTAAAGTGGGCAGGATATACGTATATCTATCACAAGGATGAGAACGGAGCAATTAGTCCCATTTCCGTTACTGACATTATCGAGTATCGGGAAGCTGAGACAGACGCCTTGTTAAGTAACTTCACATACAGGAAAGACGCTCCAAATGACTACTAAGATGTATGAAAGTTTCTACGATTGTATGGTTGACCTAGGGAATACTTTAGGGATCAGCAAGGTAGAAGATTTGGATATAGCAATCAAGTTTATGGACCAGAATAACTTTAAAGAGATGGCTGACTACCTACGGAAACAGTCCCTTAAATTTGCTAGGCATACCAAAAAGGAGATGGAAGATGGGCCTTCGGTTACTACATGTCGAACTTAAGGAAGCTAATGCCTTCGTGGAAGAGTTTCATCGTCATCATCAGCGTGTTCAGGGCCATAGATTCTCGTTGGGTGCGTATGAAGAAGATCACCTTGTTGGAGTGGCCATTGTTGGGCGACCAGTTGGTGGGCAGCACCAAGGCGATTGGCTTGAAATCACGAGACTTTGTACTGACGGTACTCATAACGCTTGCTCCTTTCTATACGGCGCAGCAGCACGAGCAGGCAAAGTTTTGGGGTATAAACGCATTCAGACCTATATCCTATCGGATGAGCGAGGGACATCTTTACAAGCGGCTGGCTGGAAGTTTGATCGAATGTCGCATCCGATTGGGTGGCACCATGACGGTCCTACGCGATCTGCTCGGTCCGTTGAGCAACATTTGATGGGGCCTAAGCAACTTTGGTATCGAGATATTTGATATGTTAGCAACACCTAAACTGGCACCGGCAACCTATGTAAAACGGTATGCTTTCATGGGACCAATGTGTTCAGGCAAGTCCTACTGCGCCGACTATCTTGTAGAAAACTACGGGTTTTACAAGATGGGCTTTGCCAGCAAGCTAAAGGCCATCGCCTATGACCTGTACGGGATCAAGGGAAAGGACGGCGACTCCCGTAGGATACTTCAAGAGTTAGCAGACGATTTAAAAAAGTACGATAAAGATTTATTTATTAAACACCTTTTATTTCGTGCTAAGAAGGAAGAAGATATGTCTATTGTAGTAGACGATCTTCGTTTCAAACCAGAAGCCGATGCTTTACGCAATAACGGTTTCAAAATCATAAAGGTCACTTGTGAGGACTCACTGCGGCAGGAACGCATATCCCGCCTCTACCCTACGGCCCCACAGAGCGCGCAGGAGCACCGTTCGGAACAGGAGTGGACCAGCATACCGGCGGACTATTCACTTGTGAGCAACAACATCAATGCAACATTTGACATGATCGATATGTTGGGGCTAGAATGACGTACACGCGCATTGTATTCGTTGGAAAGCGTAAGCAGACCATAGTGTGGGCGTCTAATTACTTGTATCGTCGCCACAAATTAGCGCGGTGGAGATTACTAGACGGTGTTGGTCGTATTTTGAATTTGATCTACGGTCATATCAGATACTATAAGTATCCGTGGGAGAAAAGGTTTAATGTTTACAACGCTTTATACAAACACGATCACGAAGTTTGGGTGCAGTATCTTGAACGAAGGCTTCGGAAACTTTATAGGGGGGTTACTGTTGACGATCCTCATTATAGCAATGAAGTTAACTACCTTGCTGACAAGTTAGGGTTTGTCGTAGTTCGAATAACAGTGGACACAGATAAGAAACCCGCTATCGGTAGGGCTTTATTGGATTCCGAACCGGGTACTGTTCTGTTGCAGGAGTACTATGGGGGAGAGAAGATAGCATACAAGGTAGACTATTCTATCTCTGTATCAGATCGTAAAGGATTATACATAGCGTTAGACGACCTTATGGAAAAGTTGAAGTTAAGGAATCTTAACATGTATAATACAAAGGAAGGTTCCCAAGAGGAATCGATTTTGGAGGTTATACATGAAGAAAACGGAGATAGCGTGGGCGGCGGGCTTCTTTGATGGAGAGGGCTGTATCTTAATCCGTAGCCACCACCACGAAAAGTACTATAGTTTAGAGATAAAGATAAGTCAAAAGAGGTTAGCACCCCTTACTTACTTCGCCAAACTATTTGGGAATGGGGGTAGTATATGGAGAAGTCCCTTAGGGGTATATCAATGGTCAGTTGAGGGCGCGAAGGCTGCCCGTATTCTAACAATTATGTATCCATACTTTCAGATTAAGAAAGAAGAAGCAGACGTAGCATTTAAATTTAGAGAGGGTGTTCCTCCTTATCAACGATGGACGGATAAGCAAAGACTTCTTTCGGCCTCCTTTAAACAGCAACTATCTGATATGAAAAAGGAGGCTTACGCAAATGGTTAAGAAAAGATCGGCGCATCTTACCAGAGTTTTAATAGAGGGTATATCAAACTTTTCGCCGTTCAAGGGAGGCCGCTTATCGTATGTTAGAGAATATGATTCGCAGCCAATGATTCAAATTGATCTAGCGACGAAAATGGATATTGAAAGAGCCATAAAGATACTCTATAAACGCAGGGAATTAAGTAAGCAAGAGATACAAATGTTACGCTATGTAATGTCCGATGGAAGATTAAGTAGAAGAGATATTTCTGCTATGATCGAGAAGGACGAGGGATTCTATGTTGACCAGCGAACAATTAGTCGAAGGCTTGAATCTGCTTACCTTAAAATATCAAGGTTCCTTGGCTTCGACTATAGCGATGGTAGAGTCTTTAAGATGGTTGCAAGAAAATTGGGGTATCCCCCACCCTACGTGTTATCTGATGAAGAAATTGAAAAGTATCAGACTATCATGGAGCGGGTTTAATGGTTAGTAAATTTACATACTCTCCCGCAGCACAGAAGGAGTTTAAAGTGTTGGGTGGTGTAAGACCATCGGGTGCCAATGCTAGAGCGCAAGAGGCCCTAGAGAGTGCGCGTAAGCCAAGAGGTAGACCGCGTAAAGTCGTAATAGAAGTCCCACGGAATGGTAGTTTAGAGTTTGAAGTATCAAACATGCTATCTCATTTTTGTGGTATACCCGGATGCGGGCCTAAGTTTCATCTAGATGACGCATCAAGAGTAATAGAGTTAGTAAGAAAAAAACTGGAAGGTGATTAAAATTAGCCGCTGCGTCGTTTGTGAAAGGCCAACATCAGGATCATTAGAATTCTGTAAGAATCATTACAATGAGTTCAAAGAAGAAATTTTAGACAAGAAGCCTTGGGTTAAGGCCCTAAAAAATGAGGCTCAAAGAGAGCGTAGACGTAGAGATAAAGAATACAGCGATGTATCTCTCGATGCTATGCTTGAAAGCCAAACAAATAATTATTAGTTATGACAAATAACTTAAAGAAATATAAAACTAAAGTCAAACAAAAGGCTCTTAGAAATCATAAGGATTATAAGAGAGAGCTAAGAACTAAGAAGGATGAGTTATGTCAAAATGGACAGAGAAGGAGTTAGCCGCTCTAGATGAAGTAGAAGATGCCAGTATGGCGTCCTATCATAGATTTGGCGCACTAACAGATTACAGCAAGCCTTATAATGCTTTCGAAGTAAAGCGTAGACGAGTAGTTGGGGAGTCCCCTGCTAATATAAAAGCATCCGCATATGCTATTTCCCCTGAACAACTAGCACCCGTATTCTATAATGCTAGTTTTGGTAGCTTACAAACCTTTGTAGGATTAACAATGGGCTATTGGGATTTAGAGACAACGTTTTCTAATCAGCCCCTCGTTCTATGTGGGGCGATTGCTAACCAATTTGGGGATGTACAACAGTTTTCTAAAGGTAAGGATATAACTGACGATAAAAAGTTAGTGCATGATATAGCTGCCGCTTTGGGAGAGTATGATGTTTGGGTTACTTGGAATGGGAAGCTCTTTGACGTACCTGTGTTGAATGGTAGGCTCCGTTATCATGGGTTGCAGCCTCTTCCATTAGTAAAGCATATCGATGCTATGTACTATGCTACTGGCGGATCGATGAGAATAGGGCGCAGATCGTTACAGTCGGTAAGTGAATACTTTGATGTACCCAACAGAAAGACTCCATTGACCGTTCGTAATTGGGACAAGGCAATGAGCGGGGATAAAGAAGCTTATAACTTAATTTTAGAGCATAATTATGCAGACGTGCTTGTAACACGCGATGTATTTAATGTACTAAAAACACAAGTCGCAAACATACATAGGTAGATTATATGGAAATAGGAATAGCTATCATAGTTGTATTGGTTGTTATACTGCTTGGTGTACTCCTGGTGGAGACAAAAGAATACAGCGAGCATAAGAAAATAGTTGTGCGTTATAATGAAGCAAATTTGCAGTTTATTGCGGCCTTTGAAACTGTCAAGGGCGCAATAAATCACAACGCTGATATCCAGAAGGATGTATTGGAAAAAGTAATGGTCCTAGAGAAGGCGATGGAAGTAGTGTTCACAATACTGGACCTACACGACAAAGCACTAGGACAGAAAGTAGCAACTAATCTGAAACGGATGTTAGATGAACCGTTTCTACCGCTTAAAAAGCTAGAAGATTAAAAAAAGAGAGCCGGGATCAAAACCCCGGCTCTCTTTCTGTTTACCTGTATTGCTCAATCCAGTCTTTTACTTTCTCGGGTGATCCCCAACATCCCTGAGGGGCTTCATTGAAAAGCCATTCAGCCCATACATACATGTTTGCTTTATTAGTCCGGTCGGCTCTGCCGAATGCCTCTACTAGTTGATTACAGAGAACTGCATAAAGAAAGTCTCCGGGGGCTCTTCCCAATTCAATATATTCCCGTGCAGCACTCTGCATATGTTCGGGAAGGTTGCTATAATTAATATCTGTGCCCATTACTCAACCTCAAATTGTTCCATGACTTTTTGCAGCAACTCATCATAGTTTCCGGCTGTTGCCTCAACAAAGAAATCATCCCTTATGTCTTTGTCTACTCCTGCCCTCTTCATGGCTCTATCACAGATGCCAAGGATGGAGAAGGCATTGCCGTTGGCCCCTACAATTTTAACCTTAATCCTTTCTCCATTTCTATCCAGTATTGGCTCCATTGTCATCCTCCTTGTTTAGGACTTCCTTATAAAACACTACCATGCCATGAAGAAAATCCTCATAACAACCTGCTAGGTGAAAGTAAAGCGGACGCTGTAGAGCAGCAGCTACGATAATGTACTTCTCGTTTTCCTCTCTAATAATGGAGGTACTACAATGGTAACAAACCACTGTCAGGTCGGACTCCATTGATGGGGGTGTTGCAAAATAGATTTGGTACTTGTTGTAGTCACGATCCCCGCCATAATTATACACTACGCCTCCTGCGTTTTATGCGGCTTGGGCTTCCGGCTCATGCGTCGGCAGTTGCAGCGTTCACCCATCCAGATAACGGAGCACGATCCGGTGGCACCGGACGGGTGCCACCAATGCCCACAGTTGGGGCAGCTTATTAGGTTGCGCGAGTCCATCGGATCAATCCTCCTGCGTGTCCATCATGCGGCGGCCCCGCAGCCCTGCCCAAATCTCTGCAAAAGAATCTGGATTGCCTAGATCAATGTTGAAGTGACCGTTATCTCCATTGTCACCATCGCTCTCATTAATACCAAGATAGATATCATGGCTGATCCGATGCTTATCATTCGTTACAGCCCAATACTTATCTACATTGAAGAGAAAGTCACAGGTAACTGTTCGAGGTTCAAGTCTATCAAGAGGCTCATAACCATAGTCTCCGCTCGCAGCAATCTCATCAGTCAAATCCTTGGCATAGTTGATCCCTGCCTCTACAAAATCTGTACCGCCCCAATGACTAAAGATCACTGGGGCATCAAAATCATTTTCCTTGCTGTTAGTAAATCGAATGCTAACCCTGTCACCCATTATACTGCCTTCCGTACTTAATTCGCCAAGGACAGTAAGTTAGATGGTAAAACCACCACCCACTCTTAGTGTCACAAATACAATCCTTCATTCTTTAAACCATTCCGTATCATCTTCTAGATCGTCCAAAAACTCTGGATCACAAGCCCCTACCATATAGGGCTGTCCCTCAGTTTCCTCCCCCTCTTCACCTGTTTCTAGATAGGTATTATAAAATTGCTTAGCTTCTTCTAGACTTTCAGCTTGAATTAGATATCGTCGATGCCAACGCTCTGCTTGGCTAACCTTAAAGAGTGGCATTTAATCCTCTTTCAGAGTAATTTCCCAAATTCCTGCGCCCAAGTGCTTACCAACAATAAGCCACATGGCTCCACAGGCCAGTATTCTTCCTTGTTCAGCCAGCATTACCTTACGATAGGTTTTAATGTCAACGACGGCTCGATAATATCGGGGCAGTCTAAAAGCGTTATCAGGTAATCGTCCATCAACAATATCAATTTGAGCCATACTTACTCACTCTCTTTCTCAAACTCAAAGCGATGAAGCTCTTTTCCGTCACGATACACCGTGACATATCCTGATCCATCCCTATGAATGGTTGCGGTTGTAAACGTTCTCCATGTATTAGCCTGTGCTTCGGCCCATTCAGAACCTAGTCTATGAGTTTCCTTGATGCGGGAGCTATCGTATCCGATAGCCTTAGCGATTGTTGCTGCCATTAGATTTCTCCTAACTTAACTCGTCCTCTACCTGTCCTATCAATCAAGCCTGTTTGCATGAGATAGGGTTCGATTTCTGTTTCGATTGTAACTACGTCCATGCTGGTGACTGCTGAGATATACTGAATACCAACAGGTCTATCGTCAGGCATGGCCGCAAGATATTGCTTATCCCTATCAGTAAATCCAAGCTTGTCAACCCCAAGCCTGTAGAATACGCTATCAGTAACATACTTGTTGATTACTCTGGTAGAGGTTACTGCCATATAATCAAAGACTGTGGCAAGATACATCAATCCAGTTCTTGGATTGAACCTACTGCGTGCTGCAATTCCTGTCAACTCATCATTAGGCTCGTAGCCCTTGCGTCTTGTAGTGTAGGCTAGGATAGTTGCAATATCACTTACACTGTACGGAGTTAAATTCACAGCCCTAAATCTACTTCGAAATGCCGATGATAGAAGCCCCGGATTTGTTGTGCATCCAATGATGCTTAGTTTGCCACTGTCAATTACAAGGTTCAAACTATCGGCTGTCTCAGGATTTAGGTTGTGAATTTCGTCTACGATGATCGTGCCTTTAGTCGGAGTGGCACGGTTGACCGCCGCTGCGTCAAACAGGGCACCAGAGCCATTGTAGGCCGTCAGGGCGAGCCGCGCAAGGGTGGTCTTGCCCGTGCCGTACGGCCCTGTTATCATAATGTTGGGGAGAAGACGATGTTCAATCTTAGCCGCATCAATAATGATACGAATAATATCTTTCGCATTCTCTTGGCCAACATAATCCCCAAAGGTTTGGGGGGCAAAGATATCTGTAATTGGTTCTACATAACGTACCTTGTGTTGTACTGCGCTTTTATTTAGATTGCTGAGATACCTGTCTCGGAATGTCATTGACCGGGCAACCTTTCTGCCCACAATTAACAGTTTTGCAAAACGTATGTGGGTTTGCTTCTAGGTGACGTTGATTATGTCTATCCATTGGTTCTTTAACCCACTTAAAACAGGTGGGACATGGTTGCCCACTCATACTTCACTCTTTCTTAGATGCCGTGTCTAAACTTTGATTGTTGCATAGCTTAATGTGCCAGAGCCATCCGTCAAGTGACCATCGCTTTGAGTAGCCACACTTGGGACAAACTAAGTCTTTCGACTTCCTACTCATACCTCACTCTTCTTCTTTACTGGCTCAATGAAATCGTGTTCCTTAACACAAACTTCATGAAAGGACTCCAAATCAGGCACACTTACAATGGTTCCCCCATCCTTAGGGCATTGCTTAATAACCCAACCATATTTATGACCTCTAAATGCAGAAGAAACTGCAACTTCTACAAAAGTTCCGTTCTTAATTGTCATTTGATTATAATCTTTGTCGCTTCGGAGGGGGGAACATGAACAAAGAAGCCTTGAAGTTGTAGCTGCTCACAAATCTCGTTAATATCACCGTCCTCACCCCAACCAATATAGAATGCCCCTCCAAACGGAAACATCCCATCGATAAGATGCTCTGTATCCTGAGTAACATAGTAAACGTACTTATTGGTATGAAATTCGGATGTAGAGCAGGTATTACAATCCCCTGTCGTATTGACTTCGTAACCCTTACTCTTTAGGGTAGCGAAAGCAAGATCGACTCGGGCAAGATCAGACAACTGCATTTTCGGCATCCCTCTTTTCCTTTCGCAGAATTTTGAATGCGTGCTGCCTTGCCTCTCTAATATACTTATCGCAAAAAGCGCGTGAATGGTAAGTGTTTTCCGGTTCGGCCCACTTTACTTTGCAGATAAAGCGCATCTCTTCCGCAGCAAGCTTATCACTATACCGCTGACTAAGAGTTTCCCCACGAGTCTGAACAATCCAAGTCTCGCTGCCGGGCGATCCCCACATAAGGAAATCTTCGATATTAGTTACATGGTATCCCCTCACACACATCATTAAAGGTAGCTTTACTGCCGGAAGCCAAGGACCGGGCTCATTCCTACTGCCAAGCCAGCCCTCATATTTAAAGAACGAATATGGGCCTATATGCTTTCCGGCCCAAGTCGAAGCGAGAACCTTAACGTACAGATTGCAATCATCTTTGCGCATTTTCATTATCCTCTCAAAAGATTTCCATTACCGTGAGTACCACCAGCACCCATGCCCTGTTTGAAGGAAATTGTTTTGCCTGTTTCTTTTCCTGAATTATACGCAGACCCGTACAAATTAAAGTTAGAGGAAGAGTTGCTTAGTCGTGGCCAAGTAGCCTTAACATATCGCTCAACTTCTTTATCGTTAAAGACGATAACCGCGTTGATATTCTTATCCTCGCTTAGATTCTTCTTAGTCTCATTAAGGCGCTCCCCAATCGTATTGAGAGCACCATAATAGAAAGAATTCTTCCAAGTCTTGCCGTGGATATAACGCAGCGAGTAGTCTGTAAATAGACCTTGGCCGTACTTATCTTCAAGACTACGAAGCTTTAGAATGTCATTCCAACGCTTGGCACAGATATCTTCAAGGTCACGCGCCAAAGTTTCCCAAAGAAATTGCGCAACTTCAATATTACTTTTCTTTCCAATCCAAATAAGACTACGCCCGCTTGTTAGAATCCTACAGAGATTAGCACTAGAAACGCTGTTTGCAAGATCAACCTTCCAGTTAATCTTATTCTGTTGGAAGATTTCCTGATACTCGTGACTAACCCGTTCTCGCTTTTCAAAGTCTGCCGAATCAATACGAGACATATCCAGATTATACTGGATGAGCAGCGCTTGCGCCTTTGCAGCCGCAGCAGCAGCCTCATTCTCGTTGCTATTCTTCTTTGATAGCGCCAGAAGCTTCTTGATCTTTAGAATGATACTATCTTCAACCATATCCTAACTTTCCTTTCGTCCACGTTCGTATCCTAGTGAGTAACAGTAGATGCCCACATTAAGGGACGTAAATAAAACCATGAGCAGGAGAAAAGTTCCGTCACTCATTCAATTCTCTCAACACAGCCACAATAATAGGTATCAACTTGCCTTCCCGGCATATACCGGAACATATTCAGGCTTAGGTTTGATTGAGTCTCGCCATGCCGAATTCCACCGGGCTGTTCACCCACCCAACATGCAGCCATTCGACTGCGCAATGCTTTTAGCGGTACAATGGTTTTAGCCTCTTTACGAGACTCTGCATTGGCATAGGTAGCGGTATAACACTTACCACAGACTGGCGATCTATTTCCTTCGGGGTCAGTATAATTTGAGTCAGAAACATGCCCGCAAGCCATAAGGCTGCGCAATGACAAAGTGTAATTATCCATTTCTCCAAACCGATTTAGCTAATTTTTTGGGGGAGTAATTTTCCCTAGTTTTTCAATCTACCACAACAATTCTGCCAATTCGAATCCAATGACGAGTCATATCGTTTGCTTCTAGACGCATCGCCTCATAGTATTCTTTTTGAATCTCCCTCGGCACATCAGGCTCATCAATCATTCCAGCGATTTTTGCGCCAATATACAATTCGTGATAATGCTCTTTTTCAGTCTCATTGGTAATTCGGGCACTTTCAGCATCATAGAAGTAGCCGCAATTATTACAGCGCCAAAGACCGTCCTCGATCATTGTAGCGCCCCATTCACCTTCGCATTTTACACAGCTAACGGTATATCTATCCATATCATCCTTTCCGCAAAGTACCCTCTGAAAAGTCCGCAAAATACCCCCTCGGACGCCCTGAGCGTATCACAAAACGTAGTGGGTGTCAAGACTTTTCATTTTCCGCTGATTTAAGGTGCCACAAGAGGTCGGCCAAACCGATTTCGGTAAAACCGTCCTTCTGTAACTCAACAATTGTTGCCCTTACATCATTAAGGTTAACCCTAACAAGATTTAGAACTCTATAATTAGGATCATTGGGATCAATTTCTGTCACTTTAAGTTTCTCCATATTTAGCCCAACGTTCTGCTTCCCATTCTGCTTCCCACTTATCCTCCCATGCTTGGGCTTCTGCAAGGGATTTGGGGGCACCCATAGTATAAATCCCTGTATACTTGTCATTATGCTCATGAGTCAATTGACGCCATGAATGCCAAAATGTAGGCTTAATCCCATCATTGAGATAGCCAAAAGTAATCATTCCGTATCTAGGTTTACAGGTTGATACAATACCCTCTTCCATGACAGAGTGCCAAAATCTATAAACATAGCTTAGAACCGGCCATTTCATCCACGGAATATGGTTATATAGAGAGAATGTGATTTTAAAAACTTTCATGCTGCGATCAGAGTTACGTCTAGCAGCAGGAGACATAGAATTACGCAGGCTATCCCAATTAAAGGGTGTATATCTGGTCCAGCCGCAAATGCCACACTCAATCTCTTCGGGCATATCTTTGGCACAAACATGCTCATTTATATAGCATTCCACACACACGTCTGGCGAAGGCTCACCTACATGGTCGTGTGTTGCTCTATTCGCATCTTCTTGTTCAATCTCATTCACGCTATTCTCCTAAATGCTCTAAAAGATTTTCAATTGCGGCTGCTGGTCCGCGTCTAAATTTTTCTGTGCCCATTCCATCAAACCCGTATATGCGAGGATTACTGGTACGAGAAGGATTTACTACCCATATTGTCCAGTTCCCTCCAATACTTCGACGTAAATTAATCTCCCACCCTTCTATTTTTCGGTGTAGCCTAATCTCTAAGAGAGCCATTGCTTCATCTAGACTCATGTTTATCACACAACGGTCCTATATAAATACCATTACTCATCAACCAATGAGCGTGTTTTCGCGCAATATGAAGATAAAACTCTTTGGATGGGCAATCCTCCCATTTATGGGGATACTCCTTAGTTGCACAGCCTTTATGTAAGATTACCTGTGCATAGGTAATAAGATACGGAGTCATATAATCTTCTTGAAGGAGCGACGAATATTGATAAACACTTTAAACTCAATGGCGAAGAGATACTTAGGTTTATGGGAAGGGGCAGTTTCCAGCACCTTAAATAGGAGCGGACCAAACCAAAGATAAGCTGCTCCAAAGGAGGGAGATTTTGTAACGTGTAGAGCAATCATTTTATATGCGGCCACGCCATGAGGGACATAATCACTCCCCAAAACGCCCCACTAATAAGGCAAAAAATTTCATATGGCATAAATGGGGGATGGAAAATCGCCCCTAATAGACCAACTATAGCTGGCCAAATAAGGAAAACTGCCACTCTCTTAATTGCTACTTTCACAGTTGCCCTGCCATTTCAAACTTACAGATACAATGATCAAGACAGTTTCCACAATTAGTGCAGTGGTCACTGGTGTAGTAAGTAATATATGCCCTATTACAGTCATCGCACTGACCAACATACTCCATATCATAATGCTCTTTATTGTCTCCATATTCATCGGAGACAAAGAGAATAGAGGCACCAGCATTCCTACTGGTTGCATCGTCAAGCATTCCCCATGCTTGCTTTGCAGCATCTAGACTGTTTTCTGCTTCCACAATAACAGACCACTCAACACAAAATGTAGTTTCCATTAATCATCTTCCCCATTAAATTCTTCTGGACCAAAATACTCATCTAGATGCGTCTGGCAGAAAATCTCTTTCCTAAATTTCCCTCTTTTACAGTCCTTTTCCTCACATAGCGGTTCGTCACATCTACACGTACCATTAGCTCGGTAGTGGGACGGAAGAAGGATTACCATAGGGCATCTCATAATGTCTTTAATGTTAATAATCTTGATTTCCATTTTTTCTCCTTTTTGGGTAAATAAAAAGGGCCGAAAACTCTTCCGGCCCTCTTTACTTTGTAAGTGGGAATACCGTGGAATTGTTGGAAATTACTGGTTGCCCATCGCTGCGTTAACCGCTGCACGAAGGCGAGAAAGAGCCTCAGGGTTAATTCCCTTAAGAGTAGTCTCATCGATATCGTCCAGACTATCGAGGCGGAAAATCTTCCGCTTGGGACCACGCTTTTTCAGGAGATTGCGATTAGCCTTATAATTGGCAACCGCATCCTTAAGATATGCGGGAGTCTTAGAGGTATTATCCTCAACAGACCCGCGCCAATACTGGACCATGAGTGCCGTAATTGCAGCCACATCTGCAAAATCGGCAGGAGCCTCACCCTGCACCCAAAAGAGTGTAGGAATGAGTTCCAGACGCCGATTATGCTTGCTGATATCCTCGACAATGGTATCCACATCGTACTGCGGATCACACGTCAGACTATCAACAAAAACACCCTCCGGCGTCACCCGGAAACTAGCACGCGCCCCAAACAGGTGATAAAGGCCCTGCCAAGCGGCAAGGATTGCACTACCCTTATCGGGACCGTAAAACTTGACCGGAGTACCATCAACCAAAGTCTCGGTATCGGTAGCCGGTGCGGGAGCAGTAGACCTAGCCATTGGAATAAATATCCTTTCTTTAGATATCTACTTCCAACTTTCCCACGGTATTCACTTGTTAAGTTTCGACGGCTATCGTAGCACTCGATATCTAGGAAGATCAACTCCTGAGTTTTGTAGATCGATACTTGTTTGTTTGATCGACCCTATTCACGAGAGCTACTTTCTAGCGTTTTCGAGCCATCCCCGCCGCTGTAAGAGGTACACTAGCACAACGGGTTATGAGCGTCAACATTTTCTTTCAAAGTAGCCTTTAGGCGTGGCTTATTTCCTAATTAGAGTTACGACGAACTTTCTGTTACCATTTGGTAGTTCATTTATGATTTTAGAGTATAAAACTTTCTGCTGTTACCCTGTGGAAACTGGGAATAATTATAGGCTGTAAAAACATTTCTTTTTACCACTCATTTTTTCCCGTACAATAGCTCAGGCTTCTATTCCTATACTATTACGTATCACCTAAGCCTAGGCAAATTTACAGTCGAACTTTCCAGTCCACAACCTCCCTCGCGCGGGCGCATAAACTGCTCCCGCGTGCAGTTTATATGGCACGCCGTTGTCAGTTCCCATTTCTAGGCAATTGTTGCGAACTACAAAACATCCCCCTATTGTCTATTGACATGGCGGATATTTGTGGTATGATTCTCGTAGAGATTTGATCTGGTGGTATTGCAGCGTTTCTACGGCGGGAAAAGCCGGTCGGCCATAATGTTGAGAAAAAAGAAAGGGAATATAAATGACACCGCAAGAAATGGCTGATTTGCTGAAAAACTATGGTACTCAGCAAAGGACTGTGGAAAAGCAAATTGTCCATCGGTTGTATAATGTTGTGATTAGGGACGGCAATCATAGCATTGTGGAAATCGAAGAGTTGGTTTCTCTGCGAAAGGCCCGAGAAATCAAGAATGAGGCTCATGCAAACGGATGTACAGCCGATATTCTTGAAGATTGGACCATTGATTGCAATGATCGAGAAATCAATCCGAAGCCGATTATTTGCAGTCCTATTCCTGCACCACGGGTTACGGCAATGAATACGCCGAGAATTCCCGAAAAGAAAGGACAACTTCGAACTCAGCAGAATATGGCTAAGGCTCAGGATAAGTTTTCTCGAAGCCATAAGAATGTGGAAAGCGAATTCCACATGTTTCGCATTGTGAATAAGGTCTTAGAAATCGATATCCAAGATACTGAAGCGAAGATTGCTGAGTATCTGGATGGGCGCAAGGATATCAAGGACTTCAAGATCATCTATTGTGGAATTGCAACTTCGTGGGGAGTGGATGCATAAATGAAGATCAAAATCAACTGGGAAAAGACTGGACCGCATAGCGATCTATTTCCCCGCTCTTGGTGTCGAATTGCATGTGGATCAACTTGCTTTACCAAAGGAATTGTCCAGAGGTTGATTGATGTTTCAAATAACTCTAAAACGTTGGATACGTTGGAGTGACGACGAAAATAATAATCTAGAATTCGTCGTCTGGACCGGAACAAGAAGGAAAGAAGCACGAGGACAGATAAAAGCTCATACTCACTCTATCAAGGAAATGATGGAAAAGCACGGATGGAGTGACGGACAACGATTTGATCCCGATAGAGGAATTCTTCAGTATTGGGATGATGAAGGTGTCTGGTTTGAGCAGACGTTTGAGATGAGTGAAGTAGATGGGAAAGAAGCAGCAGTGTGAGCATGATTTCCAACATTGTAACACACAAGATACGGAATTCATCAAGTTTTTGAATGTTCCGAAACCTTGTTGTGAGCAGTGTTGGAAATGCTCCACCATCAAAAAGTGTACGGAACATTGATCCAGCACTCAAAGTTGCAATCACCTATTTTAATTTACACTTTCATGTGTAGGTTGATTGCAACTTTGAGTGCTGGATTATTTCTATAGGAGAAAAGAATGATTGACGAATACGAGGACGGATTGTACGTCGGAACACGAATAGTCTTTACTCATCCTAATAAGGATATGCTTCGAAATCAAATCGGAGCATTTCTTTGTTTGTTTCTTATGGAAGCTACTGTGACAAGCAATGAGGGTCTTGATGCTCTAATCGAAACCAAAACAGATGAATTCCTGGCCATCCTAGAGGGAAAGAGAGCGTTTTAGATGAGTCACTTTATCAATCTCGATTGGGTGTAACAATATGAAGATTTGCTCATATATGATAACTCCCTCAATGAGATGCACAAAGGAAGAGGATCATGTATATGATCCCACTAATGATAGCCATACCTCAATCGGTACTTGGTTGGAAGTAGTCGAGATAACCGAATATGCGATTGGGCAACTTCGTAGATTGGGGCGGGAGAATTCCGCTCAGTATTTGGAAAATCATCTGAGAAAGTTTGGATTGTAATAATGGCTGAGTTTACGAGCATTTGGGCAGCAATTGTTTTGATTGCTGCTCTCTCTCTTGTTTGGTTGGACCTTCATAAGGATGGTTAGATTGTGGAGTGACTATGAATTCAACCTCTGTAAAGAGTGCGGAAACAAGTCGTATCACGAAAGGGGCCATTCGCATTGTCGTGATTGTTGTCTAAAGAGGATGGGAAAATGACAGAGTATTGGGAAGACGTGATTCCTGATCCGAATGAGGATGGGGTAGAAGCGTACATGAGGTTTTGGAATAGCCTCCATGACTTCGAACCGGGTGAGCGTGATCAATATGGATCGCGTAAGTGCATTGCAAAGGTTTACCGGAAAGACGGTATTACTTATGTCTGCAATGGTGGATCGCATAGCACTTTGCACAATCCAATTGATGGTTGCTGCTTTTGTAGGCACGGAGTTTTTCTTCACACTTCATATGATATCCCTTGTGGAGCATGTGAAATGGGAGATATATACGAAGAGGATTTCGAAGAGGAACGATAATGGGAGAAATTAAGAATAGAGATTACGTCACGATGAGTAACGAGGATTTGGAGGCTCTAGAGGTTAGAGCAAATAAGGCTCTCAATGATTTGATGCAGCCAAAGATTGATTATGTCACCGAGAAGTCTGCAATTCTGCGAAAGCAGATGAATGGTCTTGGTGATATGGAATTCCTTGCTTTGTATACTGCTGTAATGCAGTCCAGAGAAGATCGACTGATTTCTCTCCGAATGCGTTTTCCGTTTTTGCCGAGGTAAGAAAGATGAAATGTGAATGTCCTGAGGTTGGGAATGCTTACGAAGATGATCGCCCTCTCTATGTGGAGGAAGAGTATAAGGCTATGAGCCATCTTCCTAATGAGTGCCCCGGCGATTATGGAATGGAAAAGTGGAATAGGGACGGCCAAATTCTTTGGCTTTGTAGTTGTTGCTGCCTCCCCGGTGATACTTTTGTAAAGGAAGAAGAGACAGTTTTTGAGACTCTGCATAATCACTTCCCGTGGATCAATGCAAATGACGGTAGTGTAGACGAAGGGTTTTTCGATGCCTAATCCGATTATCATTGATACCGTCTTCACTGGCGATGTGAATGACGATGAGGATGATCCTTGTAATTGGAAGAATGTGACAATTCCCTCTAAGTATGAAGTTTGTAGTACTTGCCAAGGTGAGGGAAAGTCAAGCACATATCTTGGTGCATATACTCAGTCCGATATGGACGAGATGAGCGAAGAGTTTATTGAAGACTACTTTGCCGGTTATTATGATAAGCCTTGCACCGAATGCAAAGGAAATCGCGTAATCCTAGTTCCTGATCGTGAGAATGCTGATCCTGATCTATTGAAGGAATGGGATAAGCGAGAGGAAGAGAATTATCAGACTGAGCAGATGTATCGAATGGAGTTGGAGGCCGAATATGGTACTAACTACTAAGCAAACAGAGTTGCGTATCAATCAGCTTGTAAAGAAGACTCTGCTAATAGAGCGAGCTAATAAGGGTTTGGGAACCTTCCAAGATATGACTCACCCTATTGCCCAGTTTCGTACAATGATGGTTGCCCATAATGATGTGGTGGGTGTCATCAATTCTCTAATTGACTACGTTGAGGTTTTGAAGCAGCGAGTCGAGGAACTGGAAAATGGGCGCGGATAAGGAAGTTTGTTGGTGGGGAACATTCGATAATAGTCCCCGCGATCCCAAACACTTTGTCCAAGTCGATTGGATGAGGTTTATTCATGGTGTAAACAACCTGCTAACGAATGAGGAAAATCCCGAAGAGGATACAGATTATTCTGATATTGGTGGATTTGGTTCACCTAAACTTTTAGGGAGGAACATTTATGATCGAGTCCACAAGAAGTTGTGGGCCGGTTGTGAGCAATACCCTTCCTTTACAGTTTACACTGATAATGGGCGCAGGGAAGCATTCATTGAATGCTATGATCGAGAGATGGAAGAGATTGCAAGTCGCGTATTTGGAGAGCTTCACCCATGAACGTAGATATGTGGTTAAGCCTAATCGATAGGATCATGTGGTTCGTCCTAATTGTTTCTGCGTTTTTCCTTGTGGGTATCGCAGCAGCGCGATTAGCACTATTTGTAGTTGATCTGCTGAAAGGTGCTCTGATATACTAATATAGAGCCATCAGGGGCTAGTTTATGAGGTAAAACACCGGGTTGTGGCCCCGAAAATGGAGTTCGAGTCTCCTTCCCCTGACCAATTTAGAAAGGGATGGTATGAAAAACAAAGTTGGAACAGGAATTCTCTTCCTACTTATTGATGTGTTTTGGTGGGTGGGGGCAGTAACAAGCTTTTATCAGGGGTTGTTCGTGGAGCATAGCAGTGATCTTATCATTCTAAATGGCCTTCTTGGTGCAATGTTTCTTGTTGCAGCAAGTTGCCTTACATTCGTCATTGCCTACTTTGTTGGTGAAGGCTTCAAAGACGAGAGGTAAATCGTGAGAAAACTTATAGTAGACGGAAAGGAGTATACCTATACTGTAGGTAAATCCTATGCGATTATCAAGTTTGAGGGCCTAAAGATCGCAACCATTCCCCTGTGTGATATAAAAGGTTCTTGGGATAACTTGGAACGTGGTCGATGGAAGAAGACCCGCGATGGAATGGTTTTTCCAAGTGAGATAGTGGAATACATTAGAGAAAGGAAGTAGAGATGGGATGCTACATTGATCCCTTGGAAGGCACCAAGGAACAGTTTCTTATGAAGCATGGAAAGGAAGTGTATAAGAAGGACTTTTCTTGGGGGACTAGGCCCGAATTTTGCCTTCCGGTTGTTTTGGTGGATAACAGACAGTTTACGGCTGCCGGTGTTGCTTATTCTAAGAGAGAATTGGAAGCATTTACCGATCCAACCGATCTTCGTCCGAAGCGATACTTTTATGTTGCTCTGGATGATCTAAAGGATGTTTCTCCAATCGAAGATTATCTGAAAGACTAGGGAGTATAGTGCAAGGTATCTACGTCAATTATCGTCGGCCCAAGTCAAAGAAAGAGGTTGTTGCCGCAGTAAAGGCTAATCCAAGTAAGGTTAGTCTAGAGGCTACTTCACTTTTTGGCAATGAGTATGATGGACCTATTACCGAAATGCCTGTCGATAAGATGGTGTATGTTGTTGGTCCTGATCCATATACTGCGCGCAACTTTTATCTCAATCTGACCCGAAAGGAAGATGGAACATTCAAGGTGGCCTAATGCATGAATGCAAACTGATCAGCGTATGCGGTGAAATGCTTTGTGGCATGTGCTTTGCAGAGAAGATGGAGACTGAAAAACTGATTGCTCCAAAGCGTCCACCAATTGAGATGGTTATGATCCATAAGGTAGTTATGAGGAAAGTGAAATGAGCGATTGTCGGCACTGGTATCATGAATCGATTGACGATGTTGAGCATTGCAAGGATTGCAACGTCATTCTCGATGTGAAGCCTTTTTGGGAAGGCAAAATCACCATCGGAAAGTTGGAACATCTGTACGAAATTGAAGGTGAAGACTTTGATTTCAAGGCCCTGATTGAAGATCAGGTTGGGACAACGGTTGAAATTGATACTGTTAGGATTATGGACGGTCCAAATTATTGGGATCGTCCATACTTGGTGGTATTCACTGTTGGTAGGGCTAGGTTGACGGCAACAGTATCGGTAGCTAAGTCCGATCATTATGTTCCTACGGATCAGTTTTATACTCCCGCAGTTGAAGAGGAAGTGACTCAGTAATAGAATACGGCTAGGATACTCGGCTAGTACCCTGAAAGGCGTACGAGGGGTTACGAAAATGTCTAGCGAGTCGGTCAAGGTATAAACCGACATGATTCTACAATTGTTTGAAGTCGCACAATTGTAGAAAAGAGTCCTGATCTAAGCCAAAAGGAGGTGAAAATCATGGAATATGTTGCAATGAAATGCGGCTTCTGCAAAGAGGAACATTATTACGGTAAGCTTGTCGAAAAAGGCAAGGAAGACGTAAAGTGCCCAAATTGCAATAAACTTCTTGTGGTGGTACCTAAGAAGTAGTAATTATGATGGCGAAGGTTAGGTTGGCTAGACCTAATCTATTCGATGCCGTAAGGATAGGTTCGAGTCCTATCACTACCTTTAGGTAGGTCGGGTATGAGTAGCGGAATAGCCCTTCGAATAGGAAGCTAGAGCGCGAGTCCGAAATAAATATCTGATAAGATATTTATTAGGTTCTTGACTCTAGGCCAGATATTCCTTCCAGAACGGGAGGCTCTAGGCCAACGCAATTCAGTTGGTGGGTGAAAACTTTTCGGGTGCCGAGAATAAAAGCCGAAAGCCGGATAAGTAACCGGCAAATCGTTTCCTAGTTTAGAATAAACTAGGGCGGGAAATATACATTGCAGTCCCGGTATGTCAACCTGCAAACCGGATAATGTAACCGGTACACAAATCTATCTGGTCGAAGGCTAGGGGGATTGTCCTAGCTTATCAGTGTTCAAATCCCGCTGATAAGAAGTTAGAGTTAGAAAAGACCAATCGCTGGATACGGAGAAAGCCGTGTACAATCCGTCTGCGTTAGCGGACCTGTTGTAAAACAGAGTTAGAAATAGGATGGTTCGTGACTCTAGGGCCAGAAATTTTTTACAGGCTGGATAACAGGTTTTACGTCTAGGATACTGCTCTCAATAGTCAGAGAGTAAAGTTATGCAATGCCTAGCGTGCTGGTAAACTGCAAACGCATTGAGCGTGGTACATGTGCAGACGGATATAAACCAGACCAATTGGATCGGGTGAGCATGTTTTGGTACGCTCAGGTGACTGTAAATCACCCCTCTTAGAGTTTGTAGGTTCAAATCCTATCCGGTCCACCAAAGATTTAGGTATTCGATGTAGATAATTATCGTTGGACGGAACAATAATGGCTCTCCGTGGTAGCACCACAGCGGGAAATGTGGCCGCTAAATTAGAAATAGTTTGGCGCGGTATAGCCTAGATAATTATCTACATGGAGTATCTAACTCCGTAAAGAGTACGATAGGGACGCCGATATTACCACTTGTCGTCAAGAGACTCGTGAGTCCTACCAATTGAAGTAGGTCGATGTGGAATCCCCTCACAATGCGTATACTGCTCGATAAGATGTGATATCGAGCATCCGATTAGTTGGAGAAAGCCATGTCAGAAACTTGGGGAAAAGTTGATATACAGGTTTCGGGGGAGTCTGAAATTCACTTAGTCCCTGTTTTGGACGGAGATGTATTATCTACTCATCAGCCTAGTACGATGTGCAAATGCCTCCCTGAGGTACTACAGGATAAAACTTGGGTAACTAATAGTCGTGTTGTAAACCATAGAGAACCCGGTTGGGCTGGCTGTAACAAGGAAAGGGTAAATTAAAATGAGTAAACGTAGTGGTCTTTCTCTTCTTGAAGAGTTGAAGAGGGGCTGGATAGATATCGGAAGATATCGCTACATGTTTCGTAAGATTGATATGGAGACTTGGAGGGATAAGATTTGCCCTATCTGTAATAAGGGCTTTACTAGCGAACCCAATTTTAGCTATGAAAGCTATTCAATGCATTGGGGCTGCTACGATTCAGATAAAGGAGAAAAATGGGTTTTTGACCGCGAGGACGGATACGATCTGCCCTTTAGCATCCCCCATCTACCCGAGGGTACAGATACAGATGATTTACCCTGATACGTTTATGGAGATTCTAAATGAAGCAATTTCAGAAACTCTTTAGAGTCACATTTACTTGTGATAAATGTGCAAAAATGGAAAGCATGGAACTGACTGAGGGACAAGCAGAGGATGAGGGATATACTGGAAAGTGGTATTCCCCGCCCGGATGGGTGCTAGGGCATCTTGATGCGCGCTATACAGGAGATAGCATTCCTACATTACAGTTTTGCAGTTGCGACTGTAGAGATAGATATCTTCGAGCCTACATTACTGGTATTCAAGCAAAGTTCTTTATCTAAGAATAGGAGAAAGAAAATGATTCCGACGATTGGTAACAAGGTGGATATCCTGCGTCATAGTGACGATAAGGGTAGGGATACCCTTACGCGAATTATGACCCCTGAGAAGCGTGCAACGCGCCACGCAAAGAGTATTCGTACAGCAAGCCATAAGCCACAGGCAAATAGCAGCGGCTATGCTTTTCGGAATTCTTGTCGAAGCTATGGCTGCACTTGTGTAAAGCATGGGTCAACGCGAAAGCGAGACTGAAAATGAAAGAACTTTTGGTGGGCCTAGTTGTACTTAGTGTAATCTTTTTTCTCTTCGGAATGACAGCACTTACAAATAACCTTATATGGGCCTTACCCCTAGTTCTTCCAACGGTATTCCTTATGGCCTACATGATGGGAGACACTATTTTGGATATTTGGAGGCATAGGTGAGTTGGAGGCTTTATTGCAAGTGGTGCAAGTACTGTATTGTGGTGGGTGATCGCGGAATGCGAGGCCAAGATATGGGTGCAGGGGTAGAGGCCGCTAATTATATGCAAGAACACATTGAAACGGCTCATCAAAAGACTTGGGATGAGTTTTGTAGAAAGGAAGAGAATGCTCAACGCTAGGCCAATTGATAACAAATTTTGGGTATCGGGTGGATGGGAGAATATTGAACGAGATATCAAATGGCTGAAAGAGCACAATATTCGGGCAGTTCTTGATCTACAATATACTCTAGATGACAATCCCAATCTTCCTGCCTTTGTCAAGAACCGTCTTGCTGATGAGAATATTGAATATCATTCTATCCTTATGTGGGATGGGGAATGGAACAATAGCCTACATGCTATCTTTCTTGAGGGTGAGAATAAACTAGAACTATGGGATAGTTCATTCACTGGTAAGAGGGATAAGATTCTTGTAAAGTGTGCAGCCGGTATTAGCCGTTCAGTTTCTCAGTATCTCAACTATATCTGCTTCCGAGATAGGACTTCCTTCGCAGAAGCATTGGCTGACTTTAATCGCGCAGAATATAAGTGGGCTAGTATGTATGCAGAAACAAATTTCTGGCCCGGCAGTCCTGATTGGTGTTTCCGTAGCTTGCTATCTAGAAAATATTCTAGAAATGGTTCAGTATTTGGAGAAATAGTCCGCGATGGATAAAATTGATGAGCTAACAATCAAGAATTTTTTGGGGGAGCTTTTATCGGCATATGATTTTGGGGAGTCTGCGGATGAAGTTATGAGCGTTGTCTTTGAGTTCAAGAATGATCTTGAACTAGTACTGATCAATCTAACGTTGGGCGATAAGGAGAATTAAATGCCTGATAACGTCGATATTACTCCTAGTCTCAATTCCTATACTCCAAGTATGGTGAAATTGAAGAATTACTTGGAGTGGGTGTTGTCTAAAGCAAACGATGAGACTTTAAGTGGTGACCTATTCAAGAAATTGGTTGCTGGTAAGACAGATTATTTCAAGCGAGAAATGTCTATCGTTTTGGCGCAGGACATTCTTTATAAGGCAGGAGTGAAGTATAAGCCAGAGAGTTTCCGATAGCAGCCTGTTACCTATTCCTGGCATAGATTAAATCTATATCAATATAAGAGAGGAACATTTCAATGGGTTTGGACGTGTATCTGGAACGGTGTGATAACTGGTCCGATAAAATTCAACGGGAAAAAGAATTTAATGATCAGGTAGAGGATCAGGCAATTGTGTGGGATAGTCCTGCTTATCGTAATTTGAGCGATAGGATGGGCCTTGTGGATGGGCACTTTCCTACCGAAAGTATTTCGCTCAATTCCAACGTTGATCCCGAGCATCTTATGAAGGTCGGATATTTTCGTAGTTCCTATAATGGATCAGGACTCAATAGCGTTTTGCGTGGTCGCATTGGGAAGGATTTGTACTACATCTTTTCCGAGGCTGAAAACTATCAATTTGTCCCTAACTGGGCAGTTGCACTTGTAAGGTGCAATGAAGTTATCGAAGAGTTTGCTGAAAATCTCAAAACTACTGCTCAGTATTCAGTAATTGATGTTGGTCCTAATGTCTTTAGGACACCAGAAGTTCTTTCTGATAAGGAAGCGCTGGAAGCATTTCTAGAGGAAATCGGTCGAGAGAAGAAGTACGCATTTGACGGCTCTTATTCTAATGCTGTTGGGCATTTCTTTCCTAAGGGATTGAATATCAAGGCAGCAATTGAGGGTTTGGGCGTATTCGGAAAGCCTGTGATTTATCTTGTGTATGAGAATACCCAAGAAACAGCAGACTGGAAGTGGTATACTGATGCCCTTCTGATTGTCAGAGAGACTATTCTCTACGTGCTAGAGCAGAGTGATCCGTCTGAATACGGATTGGTTTGGAGTTCATAATGAGTACGCATAGTGATATCGCTAAAGCATTCGTAACACCTTACCATTGGAGGCAGGGGCCAAAGAGCGGACACAATGTATTCCGTGAGCCTTGGGATAACAGTTACAATTCTCAGGCTGGATCGGGAGATATCATCTATTCTTATGGTCGCCACTTTCCAGTGGCGGTTCGTAACGATAATGATAAGACATTCCTTGTCAATGGTGATAGATGGGGTCATTCTACTGCTGGCCACCAAAGTCAAGTTCGTGGAGCTATTGCTAGTCGAAATAGCTTTAAAGATTATAAGGTTCTGACAGTCCCATTCTCTATCTTTCGACGGGCATATAGTGTTTCTGATCTTACTCGATTGCATGTGTCTGTAATCGATGTTGGTGTGGACAAGGAAATCTGCAAGTGCATTACTTGTGATACAGACTTCACTAATTACACTGCTCTTTATGAGCATCGTAATGCTACGAATAGGGACGCTGAAAATAATTGGACTCAGCCCCATAAGACTAGGTATTTCCACCAGTTGGCTCCCTCTACATTTAGTGTGAAGATGCAGGATAATAGTACTCCTAGGTATTTCATTAGTGGTTTCGATGAGACTGCTAATCAGCGCAATCACGATGGATATTTCCTTAGTGAGTTGCCAGCAAAGCCTAGGGATATTGCCCACGCATTTGAGATGCTTCGTCCTACACAGGTAAAGATTGCGGATAAGATTGAGACAAAGGTTCTCCGTCAGGGAGATATCTTTGCAATCCCATCTAAGTTGACTACTCGCTTCCTAAAGAAGCATGGTGCTGATTATCAGAAGGGTGGTCTAATCGATAAGTATGTTTGGGGTACAGCAATCAAGGTGCTTGATTATCCTCGATTGTTTGGTACTAGCCATGTGGCTAATGAAACCATTACTTATCGTGGAATGCTTTTTGCTCGTGGTACGCTTCGGCATCGGCCTACTGAATTTGGTAGGACATTGCCCGAGCATATGAATGTCACAATTGGTAAGGATTGGCATCGCATTGTTCGCAATACTGCTTTGGCATCCTATACTACTGGCGGAAGGGTTGACTGATGGAGCTAATCTTTGTGGGCGAGGAATTCTATTCACGCTCATCTACAATGATGAGCAGCCTATATACAACCGATTTCCAGAGGTATGACTGGGGATTTGTGCAGCGTGATCTGCGTAATGGTATGGAGATTCATATTCGTCCTGCTTATAAGGGCGAATATGATGCTCTAAAGAAAGAACTTGATAGGCGGATCGATGAGTCTGCTTCCGCCAAGAATTGGTCCGGCCATCCTTGGGTATATGGACTAGGCAATCTTGAAAAGGATGGAGAAGGGTATAAGGATACCCGAGGTAATCACTATACCTATCTAGAGCTAGAGGAAGCGGTTAGAAAAGCTAAGGATTTCTAAATGACTGTAAGCATCGTACTTAGTGTTGATCGTAGTCTATTGCTTGATATCATTGTTGATGGCATGGATTATGTTTGTAGGGGGTATTGGGGGCAAATCGAAGATTATAAATGGGAGTGGTGGTATACTGCTGATAAGGTTGGCGATCCAACAGGTACAATCAATCCTGATATCACCGACGATACTGTACTTTGTCGCATTCGAGATGATGATGACGGCATGGCAGAAGAGGAAGATCGGCCATTTGTTGATATTACTCTCGCTAAATTGGAACAAGCATTTGGCTGGACACTACAGTATTTCCCGCATACCGTTGTTCCTTTTGAGACTAATAGTAGTGGCACAATCATTGATTGTAATCAAGATGCTGAAACTCAGGATATCATGATCCAGTACATTTGCTTTGGAGAGGTTATCTACGGATGAAAGAATACGCACATATTGATTCTGTATATAAGCGGGATCAAAAGGGTAAGTTTATCCTTGGTGAATACTCTACTCCTGAATTTAAATATCTAAAAGATAATCCTTGGGCTTGGACTGAGAAGATTGATGGTACAAATATTCGTATCATGTGGGATGGTGCAGATGTACGTTATGGTGGAAAGACTGATAACGCACAACTTCCATCTAAGCTTGTCAATTGGTTGAATACCCAAACTATTAGAGAAAACTATGATGGGGACGATACCGAAGGGGATCTGGCCTTCAATCCTTACACTTTCAATAGATTGTTTGGGGGCGAAGGAAATGTCTGTCTTTATGGAGAAGGCTATGGTGCTGGTATTCAGAAGGGTGGTGGACTCTATTCCCCCGAGCAGAAGTTTATTCTCTTTGATGTAAAGGTTGGTCCTTGGTGGCTTTCTCGATTCGGAATTGAAGATGTTGCAAAGAAACTCAATCTCGATGTTGTGCCAATTGTTGGAACACAAACTCTTGAAGAGATGATTGCATTTGTTGGTGATTATCGAACTCCCGAGGGAGAGCGCCACCTAACAGAAATTCCCCAATCTGCAATTGGTACCGCTAAGATGGAGGGATATGTTGGCCAACCAGTAATTCCCTTGTTTGATCGTAGAGGACGACGTATCATTACAAAAGTCAAATACAAGGATTTCGCATGATTGAAATCCTTCTTGGCATTAGTTTGGGTATCAATGTAATCCTATTCTTGAGACTTAGAGTTGCCTCAACCATGAAGAAGAATGAGGATAATATAGTTGATTACCTTCTACAGAAAGCCGCAGAGCGATGAGTACTAATATCTTGCAGTTTGCCCCAATCTTTAGGGCAGCTAATATTCGTCTTGATCTTGACTCTTATAATCTCGATCTAAGGGTTGTTGATAGTCCCAAAAGTATTGAAGATATAGTTGATAAGGCAGTCAAAGAGATTGCTCTGTATGAGTTTAGTGCAACTTATACAGATGTGCTTGCTGCGCTTGCTTGTATTGAGTCTATCGATAATGAGCCAATCAGCATTACAGATAGAGCAAGGAAAACCTTGCTTACATCTGTCGGGATTATGGATAAAGGTAAATTCATTAGTCAAACTCTGGCTACACTCAAAGTGAATAGGAGTTGGCATCTAAGTCCTACTCCTAACGCCTGTGATTATTTCGGAGATATGTGTACCAATCGAGGTATTGAAAATGTTCCGGGTAAGCGCGGGCGCAAGTCATATCGTGATCCCGAGGAATATCATTCTATCAATAATAAGGATGAGGGTAGTCGTGAGCAATTGGTCACTCCTGCTCTTGAAGATTTGTATCGATCAATCCCTGCAAGTAACCTAATCTCTAAGACCAAGAGTAGTCCTATCATTGATGTTAGTCGTATGACACCAGATGAATTGCGTGAGATGGCTAAGAGATTAGAGTCCCTAATGGGAGCAACTAGTAATGTATGACAGGAAATATGAGGCTCTAGAAGAACTTCTTATTTGGGTAACAGATGAAATCAAAGAAAGTGGCGGATGTGATCATGATGTGGGTATCTGTTTCTGTGGTGTTACCTCTAACGTCGTACTAGGATATGTCATTCTACATTCTAATGATCCATCCAAGCATAATTGGATCGGTGATTTTGAGTGGGACGATAGAGGTAACATAAAGAAGATTTATCGTTGCGATAAATGCTACGAGGATAAGAACTATGTCAAAGCTGACCCGAGTAAGTGATAATATTCTTGCCAAGTGTCCTAAGTGTGATCATAGTTTCAATGTCTATGAGTCTAACTTTTCTACAATAGTTAGGACACCGCGAGATATTTATAATGCATTTATGTATCTAGCTCCACTAGATCATGAGGAATTGCATATTGCAGTGATGAATACTAAGAATAAAATTCTTAGTAGGCATCTGATTTATCAGGGTAATATATCTGCATCTCTTGTTAGAGTTGCAGAGGTTCTTCGTGAACCTGTACGTGAAAATGCATCTGGTTTTGTATTGGTGCATAATCATCCATCCGGTGATCCTACTCCATCTCCCGATGATCTACATCTAACTGCCGAGGTATTGGCAGCAGCCCGTATCTTTGATATTGATCTTCTCGATCATGTCATTGTTGCGGGTACTGAATATGTATCTCTACGTGATCGTGGAGTTTGTTTCGATAGGAAAATTCCAGGGGTTGCATAATGAGTACTCTATTTGATTTGGTCTATCGATACCGCTATTGGCATCAGCTAAAGCGCAATCGTAATTGGCAGCTAAAGCACAGGGGTTGGTAATGGAGATAACTTGTAAAGTTTGTGGTGAGGCTGCTAATACTGTTCCATATAGCATGGCAGGAGAGTATCATAAGTACGGTCCATTAGCCCATGATTTTCAACCTAAGTATCCACCATACTATATGGAAGAGTATATTAGCATTTGTCCCGCTTGTGGCAATCCTATTGATTACTGTCAGGGTCATGGAGAGTATGGTGATCCGAATGGTAATGATATTCTAAATATGCATGATAACGACGATCATTCTGAATGTCATGAGAATTCAGATTGTAGTCCTTATTATATTGAACCTGTAAAAAACGAGGAAGATTAAATGGGCTATTACACTTCATTTACAATGTCGGTTGATAAGAACGAGGAAGCAGTCGCAAAGTATATTGATGACGCGGATGATAGAAATCTTCACTATGTTTTCCAAGATGTTGGGGACAACGATTGGTACGGTAATTCCAAGTGGTATGATCATGATGAAGATATGCGTGCTCTCTCTGCTGTATTTCCTGATGTGCTTTTCACTCTAACTGGTGAAGGAGAAGAGGCAGGGGATATTTGGCGCAAATGGTATCGTGAAGGTAAGCGTATTGATGCTTGGAAAGCTGATGTACAAATTCCTGAACACCCATTTAGTACAACACATTTGGAAGATTGATAAGGGATTATAATAATTATGAATGGACTGCGTGCATATAAGGTAATTCGGTCCTATTTCGATAGGCCCGGATATCATAGAACAATCATTGAACGCTGTACACTAAAAGAAGCACAAGACCATTGTAGTGATCCTGAAACAAGTAGTTCTACTTGCACCAATAAAGCAGGTAAGGCTAGGACTCGCAGAATGGGTATGTGGTTCGATGGGTACACAGAACGTTAGGAGAATGCTGATGAATGAATTTGAACATCCAAATCTTGGGAACCATGCAATCGGTTACGATGCACCACTTTGGCCATTGGGCCTTGTTGTGATTGCTATGTGCCTATTGCTAATCGTTGCTATTGCACAAGGATTAGGCTGATATGGATGAATTTCTTATTCAGATAGGGCGCTATAAAAGCGCATACAAAACTAGGTATAAGTGTGCTAATCTAATACAAGCATCTCTCTGGTACCGAGCAATCAATATTGGTAATGGATATAAGAAACGTCTTATCATGAATGGTAAAGTAAAGATCAGGGAATTTAGCTAATGTCTAAGATAGCTGATAGGTTCTTTAGGTTTGCTGCTGTTGTAGGATGTATTCTACTGGGTACAGATTCACTATTCAGATGTGCAAACGATACAACACCATTTACTGTAGTGGGTGACTTCATTATAGTATTGTGGGCCTTTGGCTTGGCATATTGGTGGATGTTTAATGCAAAGCAGGATTATAGTGGATGATCCAATTGCCCCTATTCGTGGTATCTATCATGGATTACTGTTGGGCTGTTCCTTCTGGTATGTATTAGGTCTTATTGTTTTATGGGTGGTAACTAAATGAAACTTATTCGTTGGCTACTATATAAATTCGGGCGCATGAATGACTGTCAGTATCTCCATCCTAATGAAACCCATCATAGATGGGAAAAGAGACAGATCGACTTAATGATTGGGTGTATTGATAATGACCTTTCCTAGAATTTCAGCGAGTATTACATTTGCATTTGATCTTGATGAAGAGGGCCTATTTTATCTGCGGCCCGACTGGTTTGATGAAAATGGAGAATTTATTGCTACGATTGGTACGGTTTTACATTGGATTAATTTTAGTGGGGGCAAAGATATACTGACTGGGTACTTTGGTGATGATGTAGAAGCTCTAGTTCAGCAGGGTGATCAGTATGCGATGGATTGGGTAATTGAGGTTGAGAAATGATTGATCTTAGAACCTCGCTTTACTATCATCTACATAGTAATCATTTCCCGCCTATTGATCCTGTATTCATTGATACAGCAATTTGGGCAATTGGTAAGGTCAATGATTGGGAGGGTGGTTCCACAATAGTCATGCCTAATGGGATTGAGAAATCGGCGTGGGATATTGTGGGTGAATTACACCTAAGTTTTTATATTGGTAGTTATGATGATGAGGATACTAGTTTCTATGATGAGGAACCAGAAGTACCGTCAGGTGGGCCATTCTAATGTATAAAGCAATTCTCTTCTCAGTTGACGGCGAAGATTTTGTTATCGATTATCGAAACAAGAAAACAATCAATGAAGTAGAAGAACTACTTGCTAATCAGGGTAGCCGATGGTTCTTCTATCCTTGGGAATTTGTGATTACAGATAACCATAAATATTTTGGAGCGGTTCCTAAACAGAGAATTGTATCTGTTCCAATGTGGCCAGAGGAATTGCAAGACTTAAAGGGTAAGACTATTAGAACAGTAAAGAAGTATCTCAAAGAGAATGGTGTACCATTGGCGGTGGCAATCTCATGATTCATAAATTCAAGCCTAAGCCCGGATATATGGTTAGTGGGCCATGTGCTAAGTGCGGAAATACAAATACAAATGAGGCCCAACATGGGCACTCATGTACGGGTAAGATTATATCACCAATGGGAACCGAAGCATATTGTTATGAGTGTTTCACAAGATATGAACGGTCTGATATTCCAGCATTTGTGAAAGCGAGATAAGATGAAGCGTTTAGTTAGATGGTTCAAATTCAAAATTGGGCACATTGATTGGTGTGAGTATACTCATCCTAATGATACTCATTGGGGGTGGGAGCAAAAGGTTATTGCTAAAGACCCCTATGCTCTAGAGAAATTCTATGGAGTGAAGAAAAAGAGTTGAACTTCGGGGGCAAGAAGGGCTATAATAGTCCATAAGCTATAGAACCAGAAGAAAGGAAAGGCAGATGACAACTAAGAAAGTTGAACCGATTACCTTTGCGCTCAAAGGTGTAACAACTAGTGCCACAGGTAGATACGGATTCTACTCAGGCTACAGCTATGACCAATTGATTGCTCATCGTAGAACTAAGTGGTCACGTAAATATCTATCTCTTCGTATGTGTGAACGAGGATGGCATGTTGTGCTTCCTCAGAGTTTTTCCGAATATGGCCCTTCTATCCACGGCTTCATCAATGGCTATCTTAGAGCAGATCAGATTTGGCTTGTTGCTGTAAGGGGTAATCAACGTATCGATAGCCATAAAGCAGTATTCGGTCAGATGAAGTTTCTTAGTCTTATTAGTAAAGCTAAGCGCTACTCACTATATGCAAGAAAAGGCGACCTGCAACCTGATAAGTTGCATAAACTGTTTGACGAAGCAGTAGCCAAAGTCAAAGCTAATCCCAAGTATTACGGAATTGAAGAGGGCTGTTGGAATGCTAAAGACAACGTATAAGCTGATCTGCGATCATTGTGAGGATGAGATTATGATTGGTACAAAAACAATCACACTCATTGAGGGAACTTTTCTAGGCATCAATGCAACAACAAATGATTCTGATGATATTAAGAATCGAAAAGATCGGCACTATCATCCTACCTGCTTTGATGAGTATTGTCAGTCGTAAGGGGGTGTAAATAATTATGGGTCATGATGGGTTTTATATTACTTTGAATGTTGTGCGCTGGTCTTTTTGGGTTAGCGTTATCGCTATTGCAATCCTTACAGTTACGAGTTAGAGATGAAACATAGATTGATCAGTATCCACAAAGACGTGTCAACTCACGTAAATGTGGAATTCTGGATTACAACATTTATCTGTGAGTGTGGCTTCACAGGCTATGCTGAATCAGCATTTGATAGCCATATCCTAGAGATGGGTGTTGAGGATATTACTGATGCTATGATGAAAGCATTTTCAGAGTCTTTCAAGAAAGACGATTCCTGAAACATTCAGAAAAGGGCGCATGGTAGTATCTCATTATAACGTATATACTGATACACTAAGTATAGATGCTAGACTAAAGACAATAGCTGGATATGTGACTATACGGTAACATATCAGTAATTGCAAAGCAGTTGCGCAACCATAATAGTGTTACTAAATCAATTCTGTTACCTAGACCACAAATTAATTCAATGTATATCGCTATTGCGGAGCTATTTATCATTTGATAAGTGGCTCCGCTTTTTTTCTATCTAAAATAGCTCTATTTTCATGCTATAATCCAGGTGTTTGAGTAGCGTACAATATACGTTCATTATCATTCACTATATGTTCATTATATAAATATCGATATCCACATTGATTTAGCCAATGGAGCATTGAGGGTACTCTGCTGTTACCTGGAACAATCTATTATTATATCTATATAAAATAAAACATGCCTATCTCTATTGAATTAGCCAATGGAGCGTGGGAGGGTACGGGCGCGGCGCAGGGCGGAAAATAGCCAATTACACCTGGCATAAAACTATCTCCTTGACAACGAATTGTGGCGGGTGTAAACTTGAGAGAGGCACAGGAAATAGGATGACAGAAATAGCATCCAATTACATAGATAAGGAAAACCACATGATGATTGCGGAAGCAATTATCAATCGCAGAAAGGAAATCAATCGAAATGGCTACTAAGCTGAATGACAAGCCAGTTCTAATCTATGGACCAAACGGTAAGCCACTCGTTTTCACCGAAAAGAGGACCATTGGCTTTGGAAAGCCAATCTCATCCCCCACGCAATGCGAAATTGATATCGAACTTCAAGATCGTTTTGAGTTCGCTTTCCCCGATAGCAGAAAGGTCAACTAATCCAATGGCATATTGTGAGCGCACTCCTGAAGAAGTTCAATTTGGGCGCATGATCAATCGAAAGATTGAAGAATGCAAGTGTGCAATTGATAATTGCATTGGTGCTGCTCCAATCTACACTTTCGATAATCCTCTAAACAAGGAACGCATTCTGGACGAATTGTCATTCGCAAAGAGTTTGATCAATCAATTGATGAGTGAAATCTCAGAAAGCGAGAAGTAAAAACATCATGGGTCACGATGGTTTCTGGATTGCATTAGACATTGTGCGTTGGTCTTTCTTCGCCATTGTTATCATCATCTCAATTCATATCGCTTTCTAGAAATGAAAAACTATCTGTTTGAAACGCTACAGGGTTTGGGCATTGTATTAGGTTCTGTTCTGTTCTGTTGGATACTAGCATACGCTATCGCTATGCTAATGCTACAAATGGGAATTGTTATACATTTGAATTAGAGTTACTATTCTGTTACCGTTACCTATAGATAAAAACATTTATATCTATATTCAAATATTCATATATACAAACATTCAAATATTCATATATACAAACATTTATATTTATATCCCTTTCCATATTTTTAGCCAATGGAGAAAGCGCATATATGCGCTCATGCGCATATGCGCATATGATCCCCGCTGCGGACAGGGTAGAGGCACGCGCGCGTATATCACAAACGCTTAGCGCTGTCAAGTGCCAAACGGCCCTAATTCTAATGACCTTTGGCACTGGATACAATGATTGCCCGGTGTACAATAGCAGCATACCCGAACAACAAAGGGTCGGGGCGCACGAAAGGATCGAAAAAAAGAATGGCAACAAAGACGGTCACGTACCACGTCAACGCGATGCGGGTAACGTTCCCCTCGCCCAAGGTCGCAGCGAAAAACCCGGAAAGGTTCGCGACAATCGCGGGCACGTTCGCGGACACAAAGGGCGTCAAGCTCTCCATCGTGACAAAGAACGTCACAAAGGCCGAGGCGGGCAACGCGGCGACGGTCATCGATGCCGATGCGGGCATCCTGACACTCCCCGCCGGTCAGCGTGGACGAAAGCCCGCTGTCGGAGCAACCGGAAGCGCGGTCAAGGCGGCTCTCGCGGCCCTGCGCGGCGCCAAGTAAGGCCCAAAAAACAAGTGCCAAACGGCCTAAAGAAAGGGGCCGTTTGGCACTATACAATGGACACTACTTTCAAGAAGGTAGTGTATGGTGGATGGTATCCTGTACACTATTGTAGTGTCCATTGTATAGTGCCGTTTGTCACAAAAGAATAATGACCTTTGGCACTACACAAAGAGGTAGAAAGTTACGCTACAGGCCCGATAGGGTCTGGATGGGCGGGCAAGTATGCCTCTTTGTATAGTGCCAAAGGTCACAAAAGAATGTGACCAATGGCCCTTGACAAAGGCAAATAGAATATCCGTTCTGTTTGCGTTTTTAGCCAATAGACTAAGGCTGTTCTACTGTTCTGTTATATGCATATGCACATATATGCATATGCGCATATACGCATATGTACTAGGCACCATACACATGCACGTATGCGCATGTATGCATACATGATTTTTCAGGGCGTATACTCCTGGGGAGTATCAAACGCTTGACACTGTATGCTATGCTCGGCCTATCGCACGAAAGCGAGCGGCAGAGCATAGAGGGTATGCACCATGACAACGCAGGTCCGCTACTGGCACGGCGGGATCAAGGTCGGCAATATTGCCGAAGCGCTACAGGCTATGGTCGGCACGTTGGAATATCTCGACTCAGGATCATTCCGAAACGTGTATATCAATGCTGCGCGCAGCGTCGTCTATAAGGTGGAAGATGCTACTAGTACGCTACAGGATGGGGCCGATAACACGCGCGAGTATGAGGCAGAGAGACTACTAGCCGAATGCGGTTGCGCCGCTCGCGCCTATGCCGTCCCATGTACCCTGTACACTACTGGCACGGGCCGCACCATAATTGCCATGCCATATTATCCTCGGCCGGGATATGCGGCGTTCATTGGCACGCGCGAGCAGTTTGTACGGAATATCCGCGCGCATAATGCTCACGATCATGCTCCCGTCATCGCGGATATGTTGGAGGACAACTATCGCACCGATGCACGCGGCAACATTCGTATCACAGACTTGAACCTAGATGTAGCCGAGTATCAATTCCTCGTGGAGACGGAGACTACGGGACGGCTCTAGATGTAGGCTACCAGAGGGTAGGAAAAGGCTAGGGTACCCGCTAATACCCTAGCCTTATACCCTCCCCGGTTATCGGCAGAATGGCCCATTATAGGCCATTCTGTTTGAGCATGTTACTGTCCAAAAATAGTAGAGTAAAAACTGGGACTTTTTCTGATAGCATATAGCTCACCACATTTAGAACATTTAAAAGCTAGTACTCCTGTTTGATCCTTTGTCCAATCAATAAAGAGCGTGCTTGTGGTTACTCTTCGGCATAAAAGCTTCGTTCATAATAATAATCTCTAAAATCAAAGGCACCGTCATGATGATATGTTTCAACCATTCCCTTCTCTCTCCAAACCTCTGCCATATAATAACCACAGATCAGCATGGAAGTATGGTGGACTTTCTCTTTGCCTGTTGTCTTATCATAGCTTACATGGGTAATCTGGTCTATACTGGCAGTTTCCGCTCCACAGTAGGAGCAGAAATTATGGTGCTTTTTGTTGAACACTATTTCCTCCGGGGCACTCATCAGCAAAGTGTATTTGTCGCATTGTTCTGGCATAGGTATTCCCATGTTGTTCACATTCAGGATCAGTACCGTCACCAACTAGACCACATTTCTCTTTTATACAGGAACATGCATCTTCTAGCCGATGGCCACTCCAAGAGCGCCCATAGTGCTGTTTATAATTGGTTCGTACTTCATTCATAATTTCCTCCGGTGTAAAAGCTCTATTATGCACAGATAAAAAGGATGCCCACTTTGGCGGTGCCCCATCTATGTATATTTCTGGTATTCTGTTATCAGGTACTACTACAGCAATATGATGCCATTTGTCGTCAATACGAATCCAGTCTTGAATAGTCATCCATTCATTTAGCGGCCAGTATCCTACTAAGCCGGGAGTCTTTTTAATTGTCTTTGCGTAACTTTTCTTTTTACCCTTCTTCATAGTACGGTATCCATTTACTACCTCATCTAGATCAACTGTCCTCATGATTTTAGAACCCCTGTTTTACGCTCTTCCCTAGAAATCCTTCTTTTCTTTTTAGGGTCACGAAATAGATTTAGATATTCTTCACGCTGAATAGGTGTAATCTCTTCTATCATCATTCGTCTATATGGCCATGTGTCAATAATAGCATCTTCTTGCCCCAAAGCTGAGAGTAGGTGTAATCCATAATCACTGGGACTACCTCTCCATTTACATTGACAGGTCACATCATCGCTAGAGCAGCAAACCCCTTCTGATATGCTTATTAAAACATGTTTAGTTATTAAGATATCCTCAAAGTCAATGTTCATTTTTACCTCAGTTCTACATGGACAATTCCGGGGCAGGATGCCCGTTCGGCATTAGTTTTTGTTTTCATAAAACCACACCGACGACAAGATAGAAGGGGTTTACCACCATCGTCCTTTAGGGCAAGATTAGGGTATTTGATAGCGGGATCAATCCAATCGTGGAGCAATCCAGTTTCTTTCATCTATATTTCCCCTCCTGTCTCAGTCGCCACGGGCAATAGGTAAGGTGAGTCCAAGAAAATCGATTCTTAGTATCACAGATACAGCCAGTCATAGCATGTTCTGATCCCATATGTGCATCATAATCTTCTTTTGTTCTTGGTTGATCTACCCGTCCCCATGAACAGATACCACAGGTATAACCATGATTATAGCTCGACGCTGCGCGATATTCGGCAAGGCCACCTATCGGAGCGAGAGCAGCGTACCACTCGGCAGACGAGTGGTCATGCGAAACAACACTCCCACAAATAAAACAGGGGTGATAATCGTCAACGGCATGTGGGTCATCAACAGCATTAAGAGTATCAAGAGCTTCCAACGCCGAGTCTAGGTCAACAACACGAAAGGAATTGGCAATTAGGCTCTTTTTTATATCTTCAAGGGTCATCGGAGTCTCCTGACTTTAACAATCTGTACTCGGGGAATAACATGCGCCCCAAAAACATTACCACCTTGACTCAACGCAGCAGCTAAAACAATACCCTCCTTATCATCAGCAAGGACATAGCCTACCGACCGTTGGCGAATTTGGCGGCTCTGACGCATTACGCTTGCATGAGGTTCCCACCCACCAGTAAAAAATAAGCAGTCATCCCAAATGACTTCAGTAACAGGGGTGCGTTTCATAGCGCAAACTCAGTCGATTGCATGTCCGGGTACATGTGGCATTTCGGGCACCACAAATTATCCAAGTCCGTCCCGCAGTCGGCGTGGACGAGTGACGTAGTGGAAGTCAACCTCGATGTGATTGGTGCTTTTGGGAGTGGAAAGGTTCCATTAAAGCCAATTCGCCGGCGCCCGTTGCGCCGCAGCGCCGCCCGCAACTGCTCGATCTCGCGCTCGGAACGGTCGTTGACCCCGTGAAGGTGGGCGATCACGGCGTCCGGGTTGTCGTTGTGGCACCGGGTCCTGTGGTCGGCCCATACGCCGTCGCTCTCGGCGCAGTACTGCGGCATAGCGTTTGCTGACTCAAAAAAGCGGGGAACTAAGCGATCTTCAAACTCCCCATAATCATTAACAGGGGCACCACACTTTATGCAAGTTTTCATAGGGAAATATACTCCACTCTGTCATATCCTTTGGGTGAGACAAAGATCATTCGATATCGGCCCGGCGGCATTGGATCGTCATCCGCGAGCCATAGGTGAAAGGCGCAGTCGGTCAGGTTAGGACGGCAGGACGGTGGATGCTGCAAGCCAAAATCGTCTCCCGTGAATTCTACAATATGTCCCTCGGCTTCGGCATTCCGCCATCGTTGACCATCCGCAATGATTGACGTTTCTTCTGTTTTAGAGGTTGACGTTTTAACGATTAGGGCAAGGTAACGGCAATCGCTAAGAATGCCTTGCGGATCGTATGCGAATGAGTGTGCTGCTATCCCACTAGAGTTTTTACTACAGACAACAGAATGCAGCACAGACTCAGAAGTATCACGGTAGACGGGATGGGTTTTATCCTCACATCCAAACTGCTCGCAAAGAATATCGTCTTCGGGTCGGCGTTCGTTAATCATTACCATCTCCATGACAAAGACAACCACAACCACCACCATGTTTTGGTGATCCTGAACACTGTTTTGAGGCAGTTAGAAGTAACTGATAGTCTATTTGTAGTTGCTCTATTTCTAAATCTCTTGCATGTAGGGCGTAGCTAATTACCCCTGCAAACTCTTCAGGTGTTGCTGCTTTTCTAATCATTTCAGCGAGGTTATCCTTCATTTACTTTCTCCTGTAAAATCAAATCCACAAGCTGTACACTTATCACTTTCTAATTCTTCTATCGCATATGAGGGACCAAACTCGTCAATATCAATTAGTCTCGCGGCACGAATTTTTCTTAGTCTATGGTGTTTAGCTGCTGGACATTCTAAGTTAGCGATACGGACCAAAATAGCGGCACAAGCACCGCAATTCCGATTACTGTTCAAAGCAAAGTGGCGATGATAATCGTCCAACACTGAACGGAGGGCACTATCAATCACCACAGCACCCGTCGCAGCCATGTATCCCCCAAGTTCCTTTTGAGCCTTTGGGAGAAACTGATTCCATATAGCTTACACTATCAGGATCAGGATGACCTACACCGTGCTTACACAATCGCTCAATAAGCGGATTAGCCCAAGTATCGGTTCTTAGGTTCATGGGCCACTCTCGCATCTTATGTTTAGTTGGATTATGGAAGATACATCTTTGCCCCACACATTTATCCTTAGTGTGGTATCTGATTTTATCTTTCTTTGCATTACCTGTGATTATCATTCAGGTACGTCCTCTACTTCCACGATAGTATTAGAGTAATCCAGATCATGCCACTCTAATCTAGAAGTGCCATCCTCTTCAATCGATGTTCTAACCTCTTCTACGTATTCTTCTTCTGAATCGTAATACTCACTCTCACTCTTTTCCCATTCGTAGTCTTCGTACCAAACTAAAATCATTTGTACTCTAAAGCGTTTCATTTCTGCACTTGTGGATTTGTAGGGGCAACAACTGAAACAGTACTTAATTCTTGATTACGCTGAACCAATCTGAACCCAAGTGCAGGAAGTGCTGTACTAAATGCATCCATTGAAACAAATACAATGTCCTTGTCTTCATACAACTGCCCTACATGGGAAGTAACAATACCAAGAACTCCCCCGATTGGGATAAGATGGACTACCTGACAGTTTTCGGGATCAGCATTCCCGTCAATTTCTCGTAGGACAACCTCATGGACTTGGTGATACTGCAAATGGTCAGCTTGTGAAAGCAGTGCTTGTGCCGCTTGTAGCATTTCATTATTGATCTTATAGTTAGGCATCTGGCATTTCTCCGCTTGTATAGCCGTCATGATAAGTAAGTAGTTCGGTAGGGTTTAAACATGCCCATCCTTTACGTTTGTTACGTTCCCCTGTCTTTGTATTGTATCCTCGTTGGCTAATAATCGCTGGCCCCATCTTGCCCCCACAATAGGAACAATACGGATCAGTTAATTCTCTATCGTGCTTGTCAAATCTAAGACTCAATGGGTTAGCTCCCTCAACTTTCTTTTATATTCTGGTAACTCAGTATGGTTACAACCATGCTTGACACACCAGACAGATATTGCATTGTGAAGTGCTATAAGTCCACACTTTCCGCAGTATTGGTAAGATATTCTTTTAAACTTCAACCATGAGTGGGGTTCCACCTAATCCTCTGGATATTCCCAATACATGTATTTGACCTTTCTTTCCAACTTCCATCCTTTTGCATCAAGAATAGCTATAATTTCTGTAGCATCGTCTACTGGATCAGGTGCATCAGGCCACTTCGTCATTGGGTATGCTTTACGCAGAGCATCTAGCATAGCTTCTTCTAGTGTTTCAGTACTAGCAGTCATACTCATACTCCAAAATAATTGCTGCTGCTAATCTCCAACAATTGGTTGATGGGTCTGGATGCAGAGTCTCAATGTCATTCTCATCAAAGGTACCACACCAACAATCTAGTTCTCCGGTAGACCATGCCCTTCCATCGAATACTGAATGTAGAATAAGAGCTAGTTTTGTAATCTCATACTCATATCCAACAGCATCTTCCTCTAATTGTTTCCAATGAGCGTCCCAGTCATAACTAGCCATCTACTTTCTTTCCTGTATGGCGATCATAGAATGGAGTTCTCTTTCCGGGCCTCCAATGAGCAAAGTGATCAAATCTTTTAAATTGATTATCGGCTGTCATATCAGTATAAGTGGTACAACCAAACCATAAGCGCTCTTGGTTGTACCCATTTTTGATGGCATAGTCTGTCCAATGGACCATTACATTTCCGCATAGGGGACAGTATTCTGGAAGTGGGGAAAACAGTTCACGTAACCAATCAAACATTTCTTCTTCTTACCCCGTGTAAAAGTAGGCCGGGTGCGTAGGGATCGGCCTCGTCTGACAGTATATCACATCTGGCCAGTTCTGCAAGCAGCTTACCGCTATTGGGCATGAAGCGCCAGTAATCCTCGGGCCAGCCGTGTTCAGCGAAACCATTACCTCGGGTACTGATAAAGAGATGCCCGTGGGAACGTAAGACACGGGCGATTTCCCCTAAGGTAATCCAAAAGGCAGAATCGTGTTCCAACATCTCTTGACATATGACAACATCAAAGGAAGCATCTGCAAATTGAAGATTATGGGCATTCATTACCATATCAACACCAGCCCCTTCGATGAAGTCTATTCCTATATACTTACCTTTAAATAGCCCACGGGATGTTCCATTAACATCTCTGCTTCCGATTTCCAAAACATCCGTATCTGTTAATCTATAATACTCAACGCGCGTCTTAGTCCAGTCAATAATATTTTGGTGCATTATGGAATCTCACTATGTTTGTGCTGATCTTCAAATACTGCTACCATCCAAGTGTTTTCTTGAATTAGTGAGTGGGCGCAACTATGGCACAGCATAAATCGCTTAGTCTCATCATCAAAGAACATTCCATAACCACCTACAAAGCCTATAAGCAAAGCATCTTGAAGAGGATACTTATACTCGTCTTCCTTACGTCGATGAGGTATATCAGGAAATACTTCTGATAACTCTTTGCCACATTTAACGCAATTCACGTTGCTTCCTTCTTGCTTCTTTACAAACAGGGCAAAGCGTTCGTATCCAATAGGTACTCGTGTCTATTGATCCCTTATTGCCACACGTTTCACACGTATAGGCAGAGACAGATTCAAGTGCTTGAATCACATCAAAGTATGATCTATCCTCAAGCTTTGTAGATTCAACATAGATTCTTAGTGTGCCGTATTTTTCTTTTACTTGAACAATCTTAACATGGTCTGGTTTCATTCGTAGGGCAATTTTAATCAAGTGACGCCAACCTTTACCTACCGATTGTAGCGCAAGTTTAGCAGTATATCCCTCGTAATAAACCGATGTTGGTGGTGGTAGATTATCAATCATAGCATAGCCCAAATACACTTTATAATGAACTTGTCAAAACTAGATATGTCTTCAAGTAATCCTGCTTCGGTCATATCGTCTTCAAGTTGACCTTCCCAACCACTGTTCCCAAGTGGGCGCTTTCCGCTAAACCCTTCTTCCTGATCCCATAAGGCTGCTAACAGCGTTAAGAAGTAGTAACGAAGAGTACTAGGCCCATTCATCTCCGTAATATTGAATTGATGGTCAAGTAGTAGTTTTGGTGCTAGTGTCATTCATTATCCTCCTAGCGTTCTCGAAATGTTCATTCTTACAGTGATTAGACATAAAGTCATGGTGAGCTACCAGTTCACATAGTAAGTGTAGCAGATTGGTGGTGCTTAGATCAACGAGATTTAACCCTTGATTGGTTCTGCCGACTTCCCACTTTTCCATTAGTGACTCTTGTACTCACACCCATACAGGGGGATATCGAGTTTGCTAACTGTAATAAGATCGGGTACCGTACCTGTACGAAGTGGAACTGTTATAGCAGTTTGACAGCCTTTACAGAAACCTGTGAGAAAAACAAGGTGCTGAACAGGGGCAATAGCATATGCCCAGTCATGTCGCAGTGCTTCCGGTGCAGGAATCTTGGAAGGCGCAGCTAGTGTTACTCTTGGTGCGTCTATAAGTGGGTCTATAAGAGGCAGTACTACTCCCTTTGGCGCTACCTTTCCTTCCCCGTGATTAGTTAATTGCTCTATCTTACCAATGTCCATTATATTACCTCTTTTATATGTTCTATTGCTACTTCTTCTGTCATTGTTCTCCAATCAGGCCATTTTCTTGTTTCGTTCTTGGCCTGTTTAGCTTCTATGGCATAGATAATTTCTTGCGGTTCCCAACCAGCACGCCAAGCACCATCAAAAGCGAGAATAATAACATCGGCCCACTCTTCAATATCAAGTGGGTTTTCCTCTATCTCTAACAGTTCTTTACGGATATGATCAATTACACCTTTTGTTCTATTGCCGGGACCAAAAGTTTTCTCACTCCACTTTCTTTGGTGTTCAAGATACTCGGCATTAATTGCTGCGAAATCCATCTACATAACCTCTGCTAATCTTGGATTAGACTCGTGTATCGTATTATTCGATACCTGTATAAATTCTGCGTTCTCTCGCAGTTCTTGTAGATTCATTGCGCCCGCATAAGACAGTCCAGATCGTATACCACCAACAAGATACTTTATCACGTTTGCTACTGGTCCCTTTTCTTCTACGAATCCAGAGACACCTTCCTTGACATATCTCTCACCATTAGCACCAAAAATGCTTTGACCACGATAGCGTCTATATCTGCGTCCCGTTACGTTTTCTAATACCTCGCCGGGTGTTTCCTGCGTACCGGCGAGCAGATTACCAATCATTACTGCATCCGCACCAGCAGCAAGAGCTTTTACGATATCCCCACTGGACCTAATACCTCCATCCGCAATAACAAGTGGAAGAGTAGAGGGATCATGAATAGACCTATATCGATGGGCTGCAATATCATAAATAGCAGAAAACTGGGGGTATCCGAACCCGGTTACAACTCTAGTTGTACAAGCAGAGCCGGGACCAATTCCAACCTTTACAGCATCAGCACCAGTATTAGCAAGGAAGATAAATCCGTCCCACGTTGACACGTTTCCTGCTATGATCTTTACCTGAGGATAAGAATTCTTAATAAGAAGAATTAGTTCCCTAACTCTCTTATGATCCCCGTGGGCTACGTCAATACATACAATGAATGGGGGAGCGGGAACGTAGTTCTCTAACCTAAAGTAACCAGCGATAAATTCAATTTTTTCTAGCGCTTTACCAAAGTCCCTAATCCCCACCGAAATAGCAGTAGGAAAGTCTGAGAATTTTAAAAACTCTTCAATATCCTGTCGCTCCTTTTCCCAAGAATCATAAAATCTGTGCAGAATCCCTAATCCACCCACATCTCTCATGGCAAAGGCCATCTCTGCCCCTGTCACAAGGTCCATATTAGCAGATATTATAGGGATATCCAGTCTCCATCCCAAAAAGTCTTGGGACAGGTCTATAGTCTCTCTGGAATTAATTTCAGAGAATTGTGGAACCAAGAGAACATCATCAAAAGTGAGCTTGATTCCCGGTAGAAAATTCATTTGTTCTTCCTATTTTTAATAGTTAGTGATACGAGAACGTGGTCTTTAGGTATAGATAAGTAAATTATGCTAGATACTGTAATCTCACTTCGTTCAAGATCAATTACACTCTCTGGAAGAAGCATACTAAGATAAGTAACCCTGTTTTCGCGTTTAAATCCTACAGCAGTTATATTATTGGGAATAGGAAATTCTATTCCATCCACTCTTTTCATCTAATATATCTTACCCTCACGTCTATAAGTCCAAGTTTCATTGATCCACCAATGGCCTTAAAATCGGCTAGATTCAAATCAATGATTCTGCCCGCACGTTGCATCGCCAGATCGGGTCCAGCGTCATTGCTGCGTCTGATTATACACCCGGCAGGACCACAAACTTCAACTTTTATGCCACGGCCTTCTGGTAGCGCGAGCAACCCTGCATATCCGGGTCCGTAAGTGGAAGCAGTTCCGTACTTTACCTTATAGTATATCGAGACAGATTTAGGAGTGGGTTTTGGAGTTGGTTTGGGTGTAGGTTTAGGAGTTGGCTTTGGAGTTGGAATAGGGGTTGCTACCAAAGTTGGAATTGGTGTTGGTGTTGATACTGGTTCAAAGATGAACGCCACTCTAAAATTTTCAGGGGCATAGCTAACTGGTTGATTAGAATTAGTGGGTGTAGGAACGGTCGCCGCTACTACAATTAGACCTAGCACTAAGGCTGGCAATTTTCTTTTCATAGGTCTACCTCCGTGTTACTAATTTATTTTAAAAATTTCTTTTTAGTCTTTTCTTTTCCTTTCGTGCCCACTCCCTACGTTGTTTACGATTCATATTAATTACCCGCTCGAACTCTTCGTCGGGTATTCTAATTTCCTTCTTAAGGAGTGGCTGTGCTACATCTATTGTTCTGATATATCCTGTATCTGAGTTCATTTTCTAGCCTCCCAACCGTCTTTACCATAAATTAATCCTAGTGTTTTTATGAACCCTTGTACTTTCCAATAACAATCATGGCAAGCGTCCCGCTCTACGCGAGTTTTGTCTGTACTTGTCCCAAATTGTATAATGTAGAAGTCTTCGATTCTCATTTCGTTTTTACAAAGGTCACAGAACCTTTTAATCACTACTTCTCCTTATCTGAAAACAAGGGAAAACTTGGACGTTGATCTAGTACCGCGTCCTTTGGTATAATATCTACATCTCTTCCACCACATTTACAACATATCCAGATTTTGACTAATTGCTTTGTCCCCTTCAAAGTTTTCTTCCCAAGTCTAATTGGGGCGAAGCAACATTTACTCCTATATTTATAGTCTAGAAACAATACTTACATCTCCTTTGTACAGAATTCTGTACAACTCTGTTCAGTTCTGTACAGAGTATAACAGTACTGTACAGTATATATCTGGACCCCCCTCCGCTCACTCTCAGTGTAACAAGGTTGGGTCCGAGGTTCAAGCTAGCCAAGGTTAAGAAAGGTTAACAATTCAACGAGGCCCGTCCAGCCTCCCACCCGTAGTGTAATATGAGGTACAGCGCATGAAGCCCAAAATTTACGATTACTATGTTTTAGTGTACAATCCCAATCATGAAAGAGCGGTGGAAGCCGGTTACGTTTCAGAACAAATACTGGTTGCTGAAAAGGTTCTTGGGCGTCCACTGTCACAAGACGAAGATGTACGGCATGTAAATGGCGATACACAAGATAACAGCCCAAACAATTTAGAGATTGTTTCTGTTAATCACGGGTATAAAGTTTTTTCATTGGGGGAAACTCCCAATAAACGATCCCTAAAAGGATCAAAGACGTATATGGCCTGTAAATATCAAAAGCCATGCTGGAAAATGATTAGATCACCCATCATTAAAGAGCACAAGGTATTTTTGCCATATATATGCAGCTATCAAACAGCAGGTGATATCTATAAATGTTCCCATTTTTGGAATTTCCTGGGTGAGGATAAAGAAAGGAGTGAATAATAGTGGTCTATGAACCAATGGGTTTATCTAAGACAATTTTTAAAGAAAGGTATACAATTCATCCAGATGAGACATGGGTAGAGGCTTCAAGACGAATATCAAGACATGTAGCCTCTGCGGAAGACAATGGGCATAAGCCTGTAACAGAGGAACTATTCTACGAAGAGGTTGTAGAGAACCGATTTATGCCCGGTGGGAGAATATGGTATGGTAGTGGTCGCCCTCGTGCTCAGTTACTTAATTGTTTCGTTGTCCCTACGAGTGATAGTCGTGAGGGTTGGGGTAAAACAATATCCGACGTTATTGTGGTCAGTGGTATGGGCGGTGGTGTCGGTATCAATTGCTCTCCTATTCGGCCTAGAGGGAGCCGCATTAGTGGGACTGGTGGCATTGCTACTGGTGCTGTTTCTTTAATGCAAATGATCAACGGCGTGGGAGATGTACTAGTCGGCGGCGGTGGCCGAAGATTAGCATTAATGTTAGACCTAAATATAACACATCCCGATCTTTCTGAGTTTCTAGACAAAAAATTAGACCAAAATGAGTTAACGAACGCTAATATATCTGTTATAATTGATAAGCGACTTCCTGCTGAGTCTTTTGTTAAGAAAGTAAGAAAAGGCGAGGATTTTGAACCAGTCTTTGGTAGTACACGTTTTCCAAAGGTTAATGCCAAAGATATTTGGGAAAAAATCGTTACCAATGCTTGGACTAGTGGAGAACCGGGAGTTCTAAATGGCGATCTTGCGAACAAGGAAAGTAATATTTGGTATCATAAGCCTCTTATCTCTACTAACCCATGTGGTGAGATTTGGTTGGAGGAATACGGTAGTTGTGATCTTGGCGCTCTTGTCCTACCCCGTTTTGTTTCTAACAATAGGATGTTGGACTGGGATCAATTACGTAAAACTATTAACACAGCGGTTCGTTTTTTGGATAACGTTTTAAGTGTTAATGAGTACCCATTACAGGCTATAAGAGATAATAATAACTATATTCGTAGAATTGGTCTAGGAATTATGGGATTACACTCTATGCTTATTATGATGGGGCGTAAATACTCTGATTCCCTATATTTTATAGACGAACTAATGAAGTTTATTAAGGAGGAAGCGTACCTTGCGTCTATCTCACTCGCCGCAGAAAAAGGCTCTTTTGGAGGCTTTGACGAAAGATTCCTCGACTCAGGCTTTGCAAGACGAGCTTTATCTTCTTCTATCCGCAGTAAAATCAGAAAGGGCGGGATTAGAAATGCTGCAATCCTCACTATCGCACCTACTGGAACAACCGGAATGGTTAGTAACGTATCTACAGGAATTGAGCCTCTTTTTGCACCCGCATACTGGCGAAGATTCTTTAGACCCACACCTGATGGAAGTAGACAGTTAGACAAGGAATTAGTTATCGATCCGTTGTGGGATACTGTTGAAGATAAATCTGTGCTGGAAGGCGCATATGATATTGAGCCAGAAACTCACTTCGATGTTCAACGTATTTGCCAAGCACACATCGATAATGCTGTGTCAAAGACAATCAACTTACCGTCAAACTTTCCTGTTGAATCTCTCAGTGATCTTTGGCTAGAGTATCTACCAGACCTAAAGGGCACAACGTTCTACAGGGCTGGCTCACGCGGGCAGGAGCCGCTAGAGGCTATCCCGCTGGACGAGGCAAAACAGTTAATAAAGAGCACAAAAACTCATGCCTCAACAATTGAGGAACAGTCTAGTCTAGATTGTCCCGATGGAATGTGTGATACTCATGGTATCGAAATTCATGAGAGGGTAGATTCCCCGTTTGCAATGGTGTAAAATGAAAAGCTTGCTAGAAATATTAGCAGAAAGCGATATAAAGTTAACACAAGGGTATAATGGAAGGAGTGTTGGCCATTGTCCGTTTCATACGGGCGATCACACACCTTCCTTTACTGTTTATCCGAATGAGTCATATTATTGTTTTGGTTGTGGCGCATGGGGCGATGCAGTCAAATTCTTAATTGACTATAAAAATATGGACCCTAAAGCAGCCTATGAGTATGTAGGTCAGGACATTATCAAGGAAAAGGCTACAGGCGTTATCAAGGTTAAGAACGTATCAGAGACATGGCAGTTTCTATACGATGTAGCTTTCCTGTATCATCAATTCCTATGGCGCAACAGGGGTGCTATGGAGTACTTATTGCGTCGTGGTTTAACAGAAGATACAATCAAGAAATACTTGATAGGCTACACTGATGGGTTCGTTCTCAATATCAGTAATGCCTTTGACGCCGCCTTAGGCGCAGAAGTAGGGTTAATAAATAAGGATGGGGTAGAAGCCTTGTCCCACAGGATCATTATTCCCAATATCATAGCATCTACCGAGATGGTAGACTTCATGGTGGGTAGAACAGTTATCAATGACAGGGTAAAGTACCTTGGACTGAGAATGCCAAAGCCGATTATTGGATTAGCAGCTATTCAGCCTTCTCCTGTTGTATTTCTGGTGGAGGGCCAGTTCGACTGGCTTACACTAAAACAGTGGGGCTATCCTGCTATCTCTGCGGGTGGAACAAATATTTCTAGGCCCAATATAGCGTCAATCAAAGATAAGAGGGTTGTTATTATACCGGACTACGATCAAAGCGGTATTGGTATGAGTGCTGCCCATTCTCTTGAACATAAGATAGATAATGGAAAAACCATGATCCTCGATTACTCTTCCCTTAGAGTGGGCGATGATAAACTAGATATCTCCAAATTAGGGGAGCGACTAGATGGAGAAAGACTATTTGCCGAAATAGTGAAGGAGAAACTACCGTGGCTTGGAGCCTTGTCGAATCGAACAATCCAAACCTTCTTTCCAAATTTAACGAGTATGACACATTTTCAATCGACTTGGAAACCAGCGGTTTAAGCCCGTTAGACTCTAGAATCCTTCTGGCACAGATTGGTTTCCCCGATAAGTCTGTTTTTGTGCTTAATGGGGTTAAAAGCGACCTCAAATTTCTCAAACCATACTTTGAAGATCGAAAATGGCTTAAATTAGCCCATAATGCTAAATTTGAGGCTAAATTTCTAAACTACTTCCTACAAGCTGAACTAAAGGGTATTTTTGACACTTTCTTGGCAGAACAGCTAATTACTGATGTTCCGTTTCCATCTTTGGCGATGGTGGCCTTAAAGTATACTGGCGAAGTTCTAGACAAGAGTGTTAGAACCACATTCTTTGATTCAACAAATAGTTCCTTTTCTGATGAGCAGATTACGTATGCGGCCAAAGACGCGGAGATTCTATTCCCGATTTGGGAAGCACAGAAGAAACTGCTTAAAGACTTCGGATTAGAGCGCGTTGCTGATCTGGAATTTGAGTTGGTGCGCGTTCTGGCGGCTATGGAGTTGGAGGGTGTACCTATCAATACTGATAGATGGAAGTCTAGACTCAAAGACTATGAGAAGGAGCACGAAGATTCCCGCCTAAAGATGCATGAATTGCTATTCGACGGCGGGCTGCTTGATGAGCAGACAGGAATGTTCGAGCGCGATGCTATCAATCTAAACAGTCCCAAACAGATTTTGGAGAGTTTTAAGAAGCTCGGAATCAATATTAATGCTACAAATGTGCGAGAACTGTCTCTTATTGAGCATCCCGCTGCCGTAGAACTGCTAAATTACCGAAAACTACAGAAAATCCAGTCGTCTTACGGGGAAACGTTTCTTGGTGCAATTCACCCATTTACGGGCAGAATTCATCCAGATTGGCAACAAATAGGCACACAAACCGGAAGATTTGCGTGTAGAAATCCAAATCTACAGCAGATGCCTGTAGAGTTTCGTTACTGCGTAAGTCTACCGGGCTACAAGATTGTTGTCGCTGACTACTCTCAGATTGAGTTGAGAATTTTAGCAGAGCTAAGTCAAGACCCCGGATTGACAAATGCCTTTGAAATGGGCGGCGATCCACACAAGGCGACAGCAGCGCAGATGTTTAATCTTCCCATTGATAGCATTGATAAAGAGCAGCGCTTCATCGCTAAGACTATCAACTTTGGATTAGCCTACGGAATGGGTTATATGAAGTTGAGAGATATGCTGAACAATGGAAAGAACCGAAAAGAGTGGATTTCCGTCGAGGATACGAAGAGTTTGCTGTTCCGATACAAGAAAACCTATAAAAAAGCTATCGAATGGCTTACATATGCAGGAAATGCAGGATTTGCTCGTGATTACTCCGAAACTATGCTAGGGCGCAGAAGATGGTTCGTAAAGCCCAGTCAGGGCATGGATTACGATAATAAGGTAGCATCCATTAAGCGCCAAGCGGCTAATGCGGTAATTCAGGGCACAAACGCTGATATCACCAAACTGGCATTACTCGATATTTACAATGAGTTGAACCTTTACGACCTACGTGCTACTATAATTCTACAGGTCCATGACGAAATCGTTGTCCTAGCCCACGAGCGATCTGCCGAGACTGTTAAGGAAGTAGTAGAGGCTTCGATGATTAATGCAGCGAAGACCCTGCTAAAATCCGTGCCTATCAAGGCAGACGCAGTAGTTTCAGATATCTGGAAAAAGGACTAGGTGAATATGATTGGACGTTACCGATTCAATACGTAAATATGTTAATGGGATTGATGGACTAACTGAAGGGGTTGGTCCTCCAAGTATGGAGATGTTTCCCTTAAAAGAAGAGGACCCAATTGTATATCAAGTACAAAAGATACTAACCGAGATTTATGTGTTCACTGACACAAACCACATGAAATACGGTTCTAAAACCTTTCAGGATGTTATTCTTATGGGAGAAATGACAAAAGATCAGGTAGAGACGCTAATAGCCAAAAAGCGCCGAAAGGGAGGCTAATGTTAGTTGGAAAGCGAATCGGCGTTGTCGGTAGTAGAGTTTTCGGAAATTATCAACAACTTGCCACTAAACTTACGTCTATGGCTGTGGATGGCGACACCATCGTTTCAGGTGGTGCCGTTGGAGCAGATTCTATGGGACAGCGCTTCGCAAAGGATGCTGGAATGGAAATTACGATTTTCTATCCTAACTATGCAAGACTCGGAAAAGGTGCCACCTTTGCCCGTAATAAACAAATTGTGGAACATAGTGACGTGGTAGTAGCCTTTTATGGCAAGGGCAGGTTTCAACAGGGAGGAACCGCGAATACAGTTTATTGGGCGCAACAATTAGGTGTCCCATATCAAGAGTACGAGGAAGAGTAGATAAATGCCTAAGATTAGAATTTATACCAAATCGGGGCATCAGGTGGAATTAGATGTTAGGGACTTTACAGTCTATCCCGATAAGGATGGAGGCTATTATAAGTGGGAGGCAACATGGAGGATGAGATGAGCAAGCCCGGTGAGTGGCAGTCCCCTTTGGACTTCGGTGTGGATGATCTGACCTTCGACCCTCACAACTTCGGGGCAGTCGGTGACGGCATAGCGGACGATACGGAGGCCGTTCAGGCGAGCTTCGACGCCGCCGCACGCGCTGGTGGGCGCATCGGGGGTGAGCCCGGAACGTACAAGGTCACTCGCCCGATTACCGATCAGTACACGCCCGGACTCGCTCGACGCCGATCCGCAACAAATAGAAATGGTGATTGTGCTTGAAGATTAAATGGATGGTTGGCCGAGTCTGGTAAGGCGCTAGTCTTGAAAACTGGTAAGGTGTAATAGCTACAGGGGTTCGAATCCTCTACCATCCGCCAATTTTGGAATGGAACCGAAGTGGTTAGGAGCCTGTCCGCTAAACAGGTGCAGGAAACTGTTGTCGGATCGTCACCGATCCATTCCGCCAATTTAAAACCGTATGGGGGAGTCTTATGTGGCAGATACAGGTAACTTTGCTACAGGGCAGGAAAGGTTTCCCCAAAAAAACGCCAAAAAGCGCATAGATGATTCTGGAAGTTATGCTAAGGGTGGAGAGAAGTTACCAAGAATGAATGCCATTGATCGTAAGAAACCCGGTACTTTTGCTGACACGGAGGGAATTAAAATGGTGGATTCAGATAATAAAGGCGATCCACGGGTTACTTCTGACACCAAGGGAGAAGAAATAACCCCCGACAATCCAGAAACAATCAAGCAGTTTCCAGTAGATTTAACTGATAAGAAAGCTGTAAAGAAAGTGGAAGGGGATCAGAAGGAAAAGAAATAGATGGATACCTATACAATTTATAAATCTGCTAAAAACATATTAGTAGGTGCTCTTAAAGAGCATATAAAAGATAGAGAGTATATTTGGTACATGGAAGAAGCAGAATTCTACGCTAATCAAGTTGTAGAAGAGTGTTTAAGGGAGGGACTAACCTATCCTTTTAAGGATTTAAATAAGCCTGATCAAACATATGCTGTACCAATGTATCCAAATCCAAATTCACACTACTAGGCGTCGTGCCTGAGCGGCTTAAAGGGCTGGTCTGCAAAACCGGATTACGTGGGTCCGAATCCCACCGATGCCTCCAATGGGCCTATAGTTTAATGGGAGAACATATCGTTTGCACCGATAAAATCAGAGTTCGATTCTCTGTGGGTCCACCAAAATAATCAAAAAGTTGAACCTCGCCGTAGGAAAGGTGTACTATGCAAGAAGTGAAGGGCACGGCCTTCAAACAAAGGGAATTACAGCCTTGGGAAAAACCGCTAAGTCCACCAAGGGCTGTTCCAAAGCCCATTTCGACAAAGAAAAAAGGCCGTTTCTCTCCGAAAGAGAAAACTGAATAATTGGGGCGCTTTGGCTTCCTAGGAAATGCGCAAACAGTTCTGCAACCGGGCAGACCGCCCCAAATAATTATCTGGATAGCAACAGAATTGAGGTAAGGAAGAATGGTTAAGTTAAATACAAAGACAGCAGTAACCTTACAGTCCCTTGATCCCGAAAACGTGACTCTTAATGAAGAGGCCGCAGTAGCATGGAAGCTTCCTGCTAAGGATCGCCTAATTGAACGTGTTCTTGGAGCCTTTTGGAGTGAGGACACTTTCTACAAGAGCGGAGATAAGATTGCCGCAGAGATTGTAAAGGATATCCGTGAAGTAGCAGCAGTTAATCCGAAGTTTATTCTCCAGTTGGCTGCATATGCTCGTAACGAGATTTATCTCCGAACAACCCCACAGGTCTTGCTTGTGGAGGCGGCTAACATTGAAAAGTGTAAGCCATTTATTCGTGAGTATACTCCTAAGATTGTAAAGCGTGCAGATGAATTGAGCGGTGTTATCGCTTACCAGTTGTCTACACATGGAAAGCCTATTCCAAATGCCCTAAAAAAGGGTTTGGCAGCAGCCTTCGCTACATTTGACGAATACCAATTGAATAAATATGATTCTGATAAGGGAGCAGTTTCTCTAGGTGATGTGCTCAATCTTATTTACCGTAAGGAAGGATATCCTGTTTCCAAGGCTATGCGAAACTATCTTGTCAACGATGTTGTTGACGCAGAAGCATTGCCAAAGATTGCAGCACTAAAGCAGTTGCTTGCAAAGGATACACTGGATGTTGAGGCAAAGGCCCTTGTAAACGGTGGAGCAGTAACTTGGGAATCTTTCATCTCCAAGTTTGGTTCGTCTAAGGAAACTTGGGAGTTAATCGCTCCTAAGATGGGATATATGGCATTGCTACGTAACTTGCGTAACTTTGACCAAAAGGGTGTAACTCTTGATCCTATCCTTGCGCGAATTACAGATGAGGACGCTGTAAAGAAGTCTAAGCAGCTACCATATAGATTCTACTCTGCGTATAAGGAAATTGAGAATCAGAGCATTATGCGAGCAATCGCTAAGGCTTTTGAATTGTCTATCTCTAATGTTACGCTTGGTGGAAGTACAGCGGTTCTTGTGGACCTTTCAGGGTCTATGACAGGAGCGCGAGTGTCCGAAAAGTCTAAGGTGACAAATGCAGAAGTTGCGGCCGTTCTTGGGGCAATCGTTACCAAGAAGGCTAAGGAATCTGTAGTTATCGGCTTCGGTCAGACTGCGCGTAGAATCATGGTAAATCCTGACGATACTATGATCACCAACATCGATAAAATTGTAAATACAAATGTCGGTCACAGTACAAACGCTGGACTTGCATTCAAGATTTTGACTGATAACAAGATCAAGGTAGATCGTATCGTGCTTGTCTCTGACATGCAGTGTTACAATACCGAAAAAAGTCAGAGCAAGGCCGGAATTTTTGGAACAACCTATCCTTGGTACACAGATTCGTTTGTGAATGAGGAATGGAAGAACTACTTGGCGCAAGTAAATAGAAATGCGTATCTATACTCTCTTGATGTTAGTTCGTATGGAACACGTCAGACTCCAAACAAGTCTAAGAACGTTATCTTGGTCAATGGGTGGTCAGACAAGATCATCGATTACATGAACATTGTGGAGAACAATGTTATGGAGCAGCACATTAATAAGTGGTAATATCGCGGGTGCTACCGCTGTAGAGCGTGGTCGTACGTTGGAGTAATCCCCTGTACGATTTCACAGGCTGGTACAGGCTGGTGAACAGTCAGCCCACCCAAAATATCAAACAATTGATCCGCCGTGGTCGTCACCGATAAGGGGCTGTTAAAGGATCAAGCTAGACGAGCCGGACTAAGCTAGCAATATAATAGGAGATTAAAATGGAAACCCCCGATTCAAAAACGGTAACGGCAGCAACCGATAGAGCCAAAGAAGTTGTAGAAGCCTTTAAGATTCTTCGTAAAGAGGATAACATTCAGGAGAACGCAAAACATCTTTGGTCACTAGCGAATTCATTAGTGGCTGATATTCATCGTGGCTTGGACAACACAAGTTACGTAGATAGAGCAGAATAATATAATCGGCAGTGAAGTTTAGAGATACTTCTCTTGAAATGAAAACCAAACTCTAAGCGACCCAATTCTCCGATTAATTGAATATTATATTATCTAGGTAGTGAAGGTTTTGGATACTTCTAAAAACTTCAAAATGTCTTTTGTAAAAAGCCAGAGCCACTAAATCCTCCTAGATAAATTTAGAACCTAGTATTAGGTAGTGAAGCATAGGATTTCTTCATGGGAGCCGCATGTCGGGAGTTCAATTCTCTCTTCCCCGAACAATCGCCGGGGAATAGCTCAGTGTTAGAGCAGCGGCCAGTAAAAAAGCCTACGCGACCAAATTCTCCTAATAAATTTTGGCCCAATCGTCTAACGGTTGAGGATTGCAGATTTTCACTCTGCCGATCAGAGTTCGATTCTCTGTTGGGCTACCAAAGAGGTACAAATGAAGAGTACGTTTAAAACTAAGAATTATACTGGGACAGCTTGTCTAGCAATGCTGATAGCGGTAGTTCTGTTCTTGGTTCTATATTTAGGACTGATCGGCGGGGTAATAACCTTGCTATGGAACTGGCTGTTAGTAGGACTATTTCAGTTCCCAATTATTAGTTGGGCGCAAGGAATAGGTATAGCACTTCTATTAGGTATAGTAGGTAGCTTCTTTAAAGGCCAAATAACAAGTAAATAAGGTAGTGCAGCCGTTGGTTACTTCACTTTTAATGAAGAGTAAAGGGTTCGAATCCCTTATCCTCCGTCATGGGGGATGGGTGTAATGGTAACACGCTAAATATCCAATAGCGACTAATTCTCCTTATTTAATTTGCGTTTTATATTAGAGCAGTGAAGTGTTCAGATACTTCGGTTACAGTAGCTTCGGTTACATCAGCAAGGTTCAACCCCCTGCAAACGGGATGAAAGTCTCGTGTTTTCTGGCACAGCAAATTCTCTCTAATCTAATTTAATTTTGTAACGGCCTACGTGCTTGCGAGCGGAGGGGTAATGAATTATTACCGAGGCAACAGGACTACGTAACCTGTAACATTTTATAAGCCCTTATAGTTATAATTAGTTTATGGGTAGTGACGGTTTCGGATACTTCAACATATTAACACCAATTATAAAATGTCGTACGCCTCTAATAAGTAGGCTTGGCAACCTAACCCACGCGGGGACGCGCATCCCGAAGTCATCTAATCCTCTCTATAACTAATCGTTGGCGTGTCGTTCAATGGTAGGACGCTAGGCTGTTAACCTTGATATGGTGGTTCAAATCCACCCGTGCCAGCCAAACTTTTTCGCAGGGGAGTAGCATAATGGTAATGCAGCGGTCTTTGGAACCGCGTAGTGTAGGTTCGAATCCTACCTCCCCCGCCAATTTTTTATTTGGAGAGAAGATGAGACGCATATTAAAGGGATTACGAATCTTTGTTTTAGGCGCTATACCTGTAGCAATTATACTAGGTATTCCGGGGTTAGCAATTCTTATACTGGGTAAAGAACTATTTGGGTATGTGATCTTTGTCGCAGCGCTAATTATGGCTACCTTTGCATTAGGTTTGATAGTAGATATGTTTCTAGAAGATATTAAAGAGAGCCGTGCCCGTAATAGTCATAATTCACACCCATGCTAGGAAATACAAAGGTTCTGGACAAGGGTTTCGTTGGCTTGGTGAGTTATGCGGGCGGCGATCTATCTGTGGTTGCTTCTGCAAGAGTCTCCAATGGCCTAGGACCGGAGGAAACGTCTAAGGGTGCAGAGAAGGACCAGAAGCTAATTAATTACTTAATGAAACACCGGCATGGAACGCCTTTTGAACATAACATGTTCACCTTTTATGTGAAAGCCCCGATATTTGTAGCAAGAGAGTGGATGCGCCATCGTATAGGCTCATATAATGAGAGAAGTGGTAGATATACAGAGTTTAAACCAGAGTTTTATATTCCTCTGGTGGCGCGAGGACCAGCCGAGACTAATAAGCAAGGGTCCATTATGCTCAATAGTGAAGCAGCTAATACTTGGGTGGCCATTACAATTGAAAACTCTTCTATGGAAGCATACGAGGACTATAAGAGGCTGATTTCCTTTGGAATAGCAAAAGAAATGGCTAGGATGATTCTTCCGGTAAATACTTACACAGAGTATTATTGGACCGTTAATGCACGATCCCTGATGAATTTTCTAAGCCTTCGTTGCGGAGAAGACGCTCAGTGGGAAATCAGGCAGTACGCCGAAGCAATCAGAGATATCTTCAAAGACATTATGCCTATGACATACAAGGCATGGATTGAGAACGGGAGTTTAGCACCATGACGATACCAAACACACTACCAGATTGGGAAAAGAGTTATTGGTATGATTCCGAGCCGATTGATCCTGAAAAAGAAGGCATACCGGGACCCGGCGCAAGAGCATATATCACCTACTCACTAGTTGATCTAGGCGAATGGCTTGCTCCGCTAAGGACTGGAACAGTTTATGTATTCAGACCGGGCAAGAGATATGATCTTGTTCTATTAACTGATGATGGTTGGATTACCCAATATCCAGATGCCCTATTTACGGGCGCAGAGGGTGATACAGGAAAGTTTATTTCAAACATTACAGGAACAAGTGCCCCGCTACCTGTTAGTACTAGTAATGTTATTATAGCCGCAAGACTAAGTAAGCTATAGCCCGGATTGTTGTAACGGAAGCGATTCAGTTCTACACACTGGCAGACGAGGTTCGATTCCTCGATTCGGGACCAATCATTAAAGTGAGTGAGATGCAAGCAGAAAAAATTGAATTTACACAGGCGACTTTTGAGGATAAGTACTGCCCTAGCTGCGATTACGGCTATGACGATCCCGAAGATTCCTGTTTATGCGATGAAAGTTGTGGAGCGATAGGATGCCAAGGCTCAAAATACCATCAAAAAGAGTTAAATCGCCCAAAATATCCTTCTGGACTAGATTAAAAAGTGGTAAGATTACTCTACGTGGAAGAATAACCTCAATAGAGAAGTCTCCCCTAGAAAAGCCAGATAAAGTAGCACACGCTGACTCATAGCCCTTAGGCCAACCGGTTTGTAGGCGTCTGTCTTATAAACAGATTTTGGTGGGTTCGACTCCCACAGGGGCTACCAACTTAATAATGCCGCTGTCGTATAACGGAATTACTACTGTTTTGTACTCAGTAAATCGGGGTTCAATTCCTCGTAGCGGCCCCACTCATTTTAAAGCACCTAATAAAATAGGTGTTTTTTATTTGCCTAGAAGTAATTCAATACTTAGTGGCATAATAAATTACTTTTAGGAGGTAAAATCATATGGCAGCAACTTTTTCGTGGGCTCAATATACCGGAAGTTCTGGTAACTCAACTACATTTGCAGGCTCATCTTTAACACCTACATCATCTTCAAACTCAATGTCTTGGGACTTTGAAACAGCAGATAGCGTAGGAACATCTTCGTATACCGCTAACCCTGTTAGCGCAGGATCAGCATCATACCCAGTATGGTTAAAGGGATACTTTACAAACTCTGTTGCATTTACTGTTTCTAACGTAAAGGTTTGGCAGTTCAACCCTGCGGCATCTTCTGCTAATACAGCATCATTTACTGTATTTGGACAGGACGTAGCAGTTTATTCGATGGCTACAGGAACAGGCACAGGATCAAACTGGGCATCTAATGTTCAGGTTCCAACAGGAACATCTTCAACAGGATCACCTGCATCTCCATTGACTGGTTTCGGATCATTCGGATCATCTGCTGGAACAACAGGCGTACTACAGTCCTATATGTGCCTACAGTTAAGCGCAGGGGCAGCAGCACCGGCCGGAACATCGGGTTATTTTGGGTACACACTCCAGTACGACGAACAATAAACTTGACCTAAAGTATAGCAATATGCTATAGTAATGGGGTGATTATATGGCAGCAAAAAAGCCAGCACCTAAGGAAATGCCCATGAAGGGTAAGATGCCCCCGTGGCTTACACCAAAGGGCGGAAAAAAGAAATAGGCAAAACAAGGAGAAGGTATGGTAGCAAATAACACCTATGGATTAAACGTAGTTGTCGGAATTCCGTCTTTTGGAATGGTAAGTACATACTTCCTCCAAAGTAGATTATCTCAACAGTTTCCACTTGTTTCAAGTGCTATAGATAAGATCGTGTTGAATAAGCCGATTGCTGATGCACGAAACGAGATTGTAGAGTTTGCACTAAGTCAGGGGGCAAATTACATTTATTGGTTAGACGATGATGTAATTGCGCCCCCTGATTCGTTTTTAAGACTGTTCAATCAGCACAAGGATATTATAAATGGGGTATATTGGTCTAAGTCTAATCCTCCAATGCCTCTTCTTTTTAGAGGACATTTTGATGGCCCTTATTATAACTGGCACGTAGGGGATTTAATTGAGATAGATGCTGCTGGTAGTGGGCTAACTTTAGTCAAGACAGATGTTTATCGAAAGATACAGAAAGAACTGGGGGGACCTTGGTACTCTGTAGACTACGCTTCTTTTGCGGGGGTAAAGGAAACACCTGTTAATAATACAGAAGACTTGTACTTTTATTGGAAGGCTAAGAAAGCTGGATATAAGGTTTGGGCAGATACAGCGGTCCAGGCATTTCACTTTGAAAAGAATTCGAAGGTCATGTTTGGAATTCCTGCTAATGCTCCACAGGCTCATGCTGGATGGGAAATCCTACCAGCAGGGGAAAAGCTAATTGCTGATATTGGGGCTGGCCCAGTCTCCCCGTATATGCGGGATGAGGGAAATGTAGTTTCATTTGATATTAGAGAGGAATTAAACCCAACCGTAGTTTGCGATGTTCGTCATCTACCAGTACCAAATCAAACGTTTGATATTGTATATAGTTCTCACACACTTGAACATTTTGGATTCAATGACGTTCAAAAAGTTCTTAAAGAGTGGGTTAGAATCCTAAAAGTTGGTGGGGAATTAAGACTAATTGTTCCCAACCTAAGGCATGTCGGATATAGGATGGCTATAGACCAAATGTATCCTACAGACTACTGGGTGCTATATGGTGAGCAGGATTATGCTAAGAACTTCCACGCAGCAGGATTTACTCCTAAATCTCTTCGAATGCTAGTTGAAAGCTTAGGATGTTTTGAAGATATAGAGGTAAGCGAAGGGGCAGAAGTATTTGGAAATCCTAGCCCTGATGCTTGGAGTATTCAACTTCGCGCCAAGAAAGTAAGTCATCCAGAGATAGATAACATAACCCCTGAGGGTATGGAATCTGGACCTCAATCACCTAACTGGTGGCCAATGGCAATATATCCCGACCCTAAGGAACGCCCTATGACAGAAGAAGAAGTTGTTAAGGATATCCAATTAGTGGCCGCTGGTAGGGAATCACCTAAGTTTAACTTCATAGGTAAGCCAGAAGAAAGAATATGGGGACCAATTCCCCAAGAGTGGGAAGAGAAGAAACCGGAGGAAAAGGTAGATGGGATGGACAGCGATAACGAAGCAGGATCAGATACTCCACGAGGATCAGGACGGAAGACCCGTACAACAAGGCGAAGAGGGAAACCTGAAGTTCATACTTCAGGAGGACTTTAATCAAAAAGTCGCTGTTGATTTGCTCAATGGTGTCGTTATTATTGGTTATGATGCTTGGAACATTCAGAACGGTACTGTAGAGATACAGAACCCAAGAACGGTGCTCTATTTGTGCGAGGAAACAAACGTAGTGGGGGAATTAATGAACATAGAGCCTTCTGAGGCTGATGCTAAGGGGGATTATGTTAATACTTTTATTCCTTTACAGTTTAGACCTATTTGGTTTACTAGGGTTACGGCAGGGGTTCCAGCTAAGATTATTGGCCTACAAACTACAACCCCCGAAGAATATGGTGGGCGTAACGTAAAAATGCTAATTTCCTTATTCTCTGATGGAAGAATGGGAATAAGCGGATAGAAAAAAATTAGGAGCAATTCAATGCTTTAACCCATACAAGGGGATGATCTAGTTGATAAGAAACACCGGAGCAAGAACAAACATTCTTGCTCCGGTTATTTTTTTGTCTCTAACGCCAAATAAGTGTGGTGAGAGACAATGGCATTAACAACAGCGAATAGGGGTAGCGGTGGGATAGGTAGCGGTACTTCCGCAGTTGTAACACCGGCATCAAACTTTACAGCAGGGTCATGGGCTGTTCTAGAAATTAGTTATGACAACGCAGGATCGAGTGGTGCTGATCCCTATTCAGCAATAAGCGACTCTGTAGGTAATACTTGGACACCTAGACAGAATGCATTAAATGATCCGGGTGCTGCTAGTGCTGGTAATGTACTGCGTATTTTCACTTCCAATATGTCTGTTGGGGCATTAACTACAGGAAATACTATTACTGTAGCTTACGGAGGTAAGACGGTCGGGTCTACAGCTTGGGCCTTAACAGAAGTTGATAGCGCGGCAGGAAATAATGTTGCTTATGAAACAGGGGCTACAGCAACAGGTTCCTCAACTGCACCAACTATTACAACAAGTTCTATTGATAAGGCTCAGATAGTAATTGGTGCAGTTGGTGATCAGTATGGCACTGCTCAAACCTTTACTAATGATTCTGATACTGCAAACGGCTCTTGGACTACAGCACAAACTGCTACAAATGGAACAACAACCTCGGGGCAAAGTATATCTTCACAAGCAAAAATACTTACTGCACCTGGCGCCCAAACCTATAACGTTACCTTAGGAACATCTGCTACCTGGGCTATTGCTTGGATAACCCTGTTAGAAAATATGGAAGTAAGGGCACAAGCACAAGCAACGGTAGTAGCAGTGGCCACTACTAGACAAGTAGAAGCACAAGCACAATCAGACATAAAAGATTGGAATATTACGACTTATGCCCAATCCCAAGCAGATATAAAACAAACATATCCAAGAGGCGGTACGTCTTATTCTGCCACGGTCCTCGCAGACTCACCAATCGCCTACTGGCGCCAAGGTGAGTTGTCGGGGACCAGCATGGCCGATGCCATCGCCACGGCCACCGGAACCTATGTCAACTCACCGACCCTCGGAGTGGCCGGAGCCCTAACTGGCGATTCGGATACGGCGGTCCGGTTCGCGGCTGCATCAACCCAGTATGCAACCGTCGCGACCCTGCCAGCGATCGTGGACACGTTCACGCTGGAGATGTGGGTCAAGCGTGACTCCACGAGCAGTGGAACCCACGTCTATCTGTCCTATGACCACGGCGCGCAAATCTATTCGTACAACAACAGTCTGGTGTTCGACCTCGGATACACCGGGTCCTGCCTCGATACCGTGGCGGGCTTCTGGATGGATACGACGTTCTTCCATCACATCGTTGTCACCAAGAATGGCGCCGCCCGGCACATGTATTTCGACGGGGCGGAATGCACCTATAGCACCAGCGTCGCGAGGACCTTCCCGTCCAAGACGGCCGTCACAATCGCGGCTCAGGTAGCTGGCGCAAACCCGATGAACGGGGTCGTAGACGAGGTTGCGATCTACGACACGGCCCTATCATCGACCGCAGTAGCCGCCCACTACACGGCAGGGGCCATAGGTGGAATACAAAGTCCAACATTTGCTCAGGTACAGGCACAGATTACCATTGCTACTGCGACTACACGTTATACTTATGGACAAACTCAGTCAGATATTAAGGACTGGGGACAAACAGTTTATGCACAGACACAAGCGGACATAAAAGATTGGGGCATTCAAGTATTTGCACAAGCCAATGCTTGGATCAAGGATACGGGGCAGACAACTTATGGACAGACATTAACTAGGATCAATGCCTTTGCTGTACAGTTTTATGCGCAGTCTATGGTTAATATTAGAGGAACATCCATTCAGACCTTTGGGCAGTCTCAGGCAGATATAAAACAGACATATCCACTTTGTATTTCTGGTGCATTTCAAAGTGATGCCTTCCAAAATGGTGCCTTCCAGACAGACTACTGCGAAGGCGCTTTTGCACAAACTCAAGTAGATGTAGATGTTAAGGCTATATCTAAGGTCTATGGACAAGCCCAAACTGATATTAAGACAGTCTATCGGGCAAATGCTCAGGCACAGACACAGGTTGTAGCAGCGTTATCTACTAAACAGCAATTTGCCCAAGTTAATGCATGGATAAAGATAACACTAATTGAAGCAGAAGCTCAGACACAGACTGATATCAAAACAGTACAGAAAGCGTTTGTCCAAACGCAAACTGATGTAAAGCAGTATGCTGTTACATACGCTCAAGCACAGTCTGATATCAAGCAAGTATCCTTGGTATCTGCTCAGGTACAAACTGATATTAAACAAACTTCTACTGGGTATGCACAGCCTAATTCTTGGATCAGGGTAACTAGTATTACAGTTTGGGGCCAAACACAGTCAAAGATTAAGGCTACTTACTCAACGTTGGGGCAAACTTGTGCTGATATTAAGAGCTATACACCTTCCTTTGCACAGGCCCAAGTAGACGTAAAGCAGTTCAGTCAAGTATTTGCACAGTCTCAAGTGGATATCAAGGCTGCTTCACGCGCTTACGCTCAGGCGCAAACAGATATAAAGCAGACCTACCAAGGATATGCAGACACTCAGACAGATATCACGCAAACTTATACAGCAAGTGTAAATGCACAAGCCGATGTAAAGGTAGCAAGTCAGGTTTGGGCGCAAGGTAATTCTTGGATAAAGGTTATCAATAATACAGTATACGCTCAGACTCAGACAGATATTGAGGTTACTTCTACAGGATTTGCTCAGGTACAATCACAGATAATCCTTTCTAGTAGACAGTCTTATGCCCAATCTACTGCTTGGATTAAAACTGTTGGGCTAGTTTCTTGCGCCCAAGCACAAGTACAGATAGTGGGTGCTGCAACTACTACAACTATTTATGCCCAATCTAATGCTAATATCCTAGACTGGGGGCAAACAACTTACGGTCAAACACAGGCAGATATTAAGCAAGTTGGCATAGGGTATGGTCAGGCTAATGCCCAAATCATTCTTTCTGGTAGATTATCTTATGCCCAAGTACAGGCCAATATCAAGCAATTTAGTCAAGGCTTTGCTCAAACTCAGACTGATATTAAGCAGACTTCACTAGTATCTGCACAAACACAGGTTAATATAAAGGCCACATCTCTTGGATATGCCCAAGCACAAGTTGATATAAACGCTTTTGGTGTTCAAGTTTATGCTCAGGCAGCTACAAATATTAAGGGTACTGGTGTTGGCGGATTTGCACAATCTCAGGCCGACATTAAAAATTGGGGCCAAACAGTTTATGCTCAAACCCAAGTAGACGTTAAGGCTAAATCTACTGCCTTTGCACAGGGCCAAACAGATATCAAGGCAGTTTCATTTGCCAATTCTCAGGCACAAGCACAAATTATCTTATCCGGTAGACAGGAATATGCACAACCACAGGCCGATATAAAGCAAATCGGGCAAGGATTTGCTATTGCTCAAACTGACATTAAAGTAACAGAACAGGTCTTCGGTCAAGCGTTAGCTACTATCCTACAAAAGAGTAGGGTATCTGCAAACGCACAAACGGATATTAAGTCCTACTATATGCAGTCTGGACTATCCCAAACCGATATCAAGGTTACAAGTCGCGTATATGCACAGGCAGCTACTTGGATCAAGTTTACGAATACGGTAGCACTTGGTCAGGCACAAGCGGACGTTAAGACTACATACTTAGTACAGGCACAGACAAACTCTCGTATCGTTGGATTTAATGTTTCACAATTTGCTCAGGCTATAACAAATATCCGCTTTAGTGGAACCACTGTATCGGCTCAGGCGCAAGTAAAGATTTATGCCTTCAATTATCCTCAATGGGCGCAGGCACAAACTGATGTTAAGAGAACCTTCCAAGTAGTAGCTCAAGCACAAGCATGGGTAAATCAAAAATATCAAACAGTTGCGCAAGCAATGGCAGATATCAAAAAGAGTTATTATTCCGTGTCCCAAGCACAGACAAGTATCAAGCAATCCTCGTTAGTTGGGGCGCAAGTAAATGCCTACATTCAACTGTCAGGTCTACAGGTATACGGACAGGCAGAAGCAGATATAAAGGTTACAGCGGCTCAAACAGGGCAAACTACTGCGTTAGTGGTCATAAATGATATAGTTTGCAGCGGTCAAGCACAGGCAGCTATTTTGACTCAGTATCAGTCTTATGCACAATCTAATGCTGATATTACACAAACTTATCAGGCATATGCTCAGTCACAAACTGATATAAGTCAAACATATTATACATTTGCGCAATCTATGGTAAATGTCCAAAATAGTTATCAATCTTATGGACAGGCTACTGGCTATATTGAAGTAAGTAATATAGTTGTTAGTGCCCAAACGCAGGCGTATATCGTATCTGGAATTAAAGCATACGCTCAGGTACAAGCATACATAAAGAGTATTATACAACATTACGCACAGGCTACAGTGTGGATTGGTGGTTCTGCATTAGGACTAGCGCAAGCACAAGCAAGAGTAAAGACTCTTGGTATTACAACATATGCTCAGGTACAAGCCGATGTTAAGGATTGGGGACAAACTACTTATGCACAAAGCCAAGCAGGTATCCTAGATTGGGGCAAAAACGTTTCTGCTCAGGCAAGGGTAAGAGTTACAACAACAAAGCAAGTTGTAGCAAGTATCCAAGCAAAGATTAAGGGCATTGCTGTTAAGGGATATGGTCAATCACAGGCCGATATTAAAGATTGGGGTCAGACAGTTTATGCTCAATCTCAGACTGATATAGAGCATACCTATAATGTATTTGCACAAGCAAAGGTAGATATAGAAACTACCTACACAGCTTATGCACAGGCGCAGACTAAAATTAAGGCTATTAGCCAGATATTTACGCAGTCACAAACTGATATAAAGGCTAAGAGTTTAGTATTTACACAAGCATCTGCGTGGATCGGCGGATCAAGTGTTCAGCCAGCACAGGTATTGGCTGATATTAAACAGTCATACACAGTATGTGCTAATGCACGAACCAGCATAGAGCAGAATTATCAAGCATCTGCACAAGCACAGGCGCAAGTAAAAACTACATATAAGACATATTCACAGGCAATAGCACAAATCAAACAAATAAGCCAGGTTTATGCACAGGTCAGCGTTCACATAAGATCAACGTTCCCTGCTGTTGCTCAGGCTCAGGCTAAGATTTACCTTGTTGGTATGGGATATGCTAACAGTGGCGTAGCAATTAAGCAAGTTTCTAGCGGTTATGCACAAGCACAGACTCAAATCCTTGGACTGTATATTAATCAGACACAAGCTAACGCCCAAGGATTAGTTAAGACAACTATTAATATATACGGACAGGCCGAAGCCAGCGTTATACTGTCAGGTATTAATCAGGCAGCATCTACACAAACATTGGTTCAAACCTACGATTGGGTATACGGCCAATCTGCTGTTTGGGTTCAGGCAACTTATGAAGGCTATGCACAGGCTCAGGCAGTATTCAGCAAGTCTGCTGGATATGGACAGGCCCAAGTTTACATAATATTTGAATACATACTAAAGACACTAATAATAAGTGACGTGGCATTAGGATTAGTATTAAGTGATCTAATAGTTCCACAGGAAAGATTAGATGATATAGTAATAAAGATAGTAGAAACAGAACCACAGGAAATTATACTTAGATTATCAGAGAGAACTCTGTTATTAGTACTCAGTGATAGAGATTACTAAGGGGTGATAGAATGGCAATAAATCCAAACGTATATGTACTTGGTGGAGCACCAGAAATCCGTATGGAGTTCTTTGACTTAAACGAGCAGCCTATGGTTCCTATCTATTATAAGTTAAGTGTTAAGAGTCCCCAAGGAAATATCGTAACAGTATCCGGTACAGACTTAACTACAAACTCAGGATATTTATCCTATATATATCACCCCAATACAATCGGCTGGTATGAGTATGAGGGATGGGGAATAGACGGAATGGGGCGTGAAATAGCTCAGACAAATGGCTTTGAAGTAATAGATAGAGTTTATTAGGGAAGGGGATAAAATGCCAATTACACATGCTAAGGTTTCTGCTAAGTCAGATGGTGGAGATACGAGCGAAGTTTTACCTTCTGAATGGAATGCTGCCCACGTCGGCAACTCCCTCGGCTACTTCAACGTGGCCGACTATGGAGCCCCCGGCGACGCGACTGACCAGACGACGGCCATTCAGGCGGCGATCACGGCGGCCGGAGCGGCTGTGGATGCCAACCATCGGGGCGGTACGGTCTGGCTCCCACGCGGGTGTTATATCACCACGGCCACGTTGAACATCCCCAATTTCGTCCGCCTGACAGGTCCCGGTCGGCCGATGCATACCAGCGAGCAGGGTTCCTACGGCGACCCGAGCGGGTACTTCGGGGCGGATATCGCGGCGGGCGGCGGGCTGGATTTCAACATGTTTGAGAACTCCGACCTTACGAACGGCAACACCGGCATCGAAGTCGATCATCTGCGGATCGACCAGCGCGGCGTCACGGGCGACCATGACGTGTTTCACCTCGCCTATCTCTGGCGGTCGTCGTTCCACGACAACGATATCGTGGGCTCGACCGGGACGACAAACAAGCGGGGTATCTACTTCGAATACGGCGAGGAACTTAGGGTTGTAGACAACCGTTTCTCTTATTGCGGCATCTGCACCGGGAACACAAACTCCCTGACCGCCAAGAACAACGATATCGGCGCGTTTATGAAGTATGGCATCGAATTGTACATGGGCTTCGGGCACCGCATCCACGAAAACCACATCTACAATGCGTCCGAATTCGGCATTACGGGCTTGGGGTTGAAGGGTTGCACCCTTATCGCTAACCATGTTGAAGATTGCGACAAGCACGGGATGTATTTCGGGGAGTTGATGGTTGGCAACGTGCTCGCCATGAACATCGTCAAGCAGAACTCCAGGTCTAGCGCCGGGGCGTTTAGCGGCATTTACATCGACTCCGCTCCGGGCGCAAGCGTCCGCAACATCCTGAGCAACAACCAGTGTTACGATACACAGGACTCGCCCACGCAGCAGTATGGCATCTACCTTGGCTCATACAGCGGCACGCAGACCAACGATAATTTGGTCATCGGCAATATGTACTACGGAAACACGGCGGGTGGCTATGGCGAGAAGGCTGGCATGACCAACACCGTCGTGAACAACGTAAGCGCATAGGCGCTCTTGGAGGTTATCGTGCGCTTCAAAATAAGAGATAAAAGTGAGTTGAAGTGCTCA